TATCCATTACAGTAGGATAATATTCTCTCTGGGGTTTATTTAGCCTTCTGAACTCCATACTTTCATAAATGGATTTCTTAGGTTGTCTTACACCATCTACAGTCTCCATATTGGCATTGAACCAGTTCTGTCTCTCTTCATTGTACTTATCAGCATTTTCTCCCACAGGATTTCTGCCATACTTTTCATTGAGACTTTGGAACATAGTCCTCATTCTTTCCCTGAATAGAGCATGATTAATCTCACTTATGTAGTTACCACTCAGATTGCCTTTACTATCTCTCTCAAACATCCACTCAGTATCTTTTACACCAGCCTGTTCAAGTTTAATAGTGGCAGCTTGCAGTTCTTTCTGAATATCAATAGTTTTCAATCTGGCTTGTTCCTTGCTCTTTTTAACAGCTTGGTCCATAATCTTCAACATATAATCAGAAGAATCAGCCATACTATCCAGCCATCTGTCAAAGAATGATATATCTTCATCAGCTACTTTAATCAACTCCTCAGCATTAAGAGTCTTTCCTTTATACTTTCCAAAAGGAACCACAAGGTTATCTCCCACAAAGGGCTTGATAAAATCAACAAACAAAGGCATGGAGATTGTATTATAGTCCACTGCAAGGTCATTAAGCATTGTAGTAACATTATCCAATGCAACCCTCACTCTTTGACCATATCTATTGTCTGTGGACTTCTCTTCCTCTCTGAGAGCCTCTCTTACAGAATCAGCTATCCTTTTATAACTGTACATGTAGTTTCTAATGTCTCTGAGTACTCCAGCCCTTTCATTAAGATTGGTTGCAGGAGTATTCCTCAATACCTCAAGCCTACTACTCACTTTCCTTAGTTCTTCAAGTGCATTATCAAGGAACATATAAATACCTTCAATTTCACTATTATCAGCTAATTCAAGCTCTAACCTATCTATTAATAACCTTTGATTGGCACTAAATTGACTGTTAGGATTTCTCTTTTCATAAATCTTGAGTCTCTTTAACTCATTGTCTATAATCTTCTGTAGCAGAACCTTATCTCTATCTACCCTTTCAGTAGTAGAATAGAAAGCCTCAGAAGTGGCTATATTCTCAACACTGATAGCTTCATCCATCTGTCCAGTGAGAATATCACCAGCCAGCTTACTAAAGCTACTCTCTGCTTCAAGCATTGCTTTTTGGAACTGTGAAGCCCCTAATCCTCTAAAGAAATTTTTTACAGCATTGATAAACCTCTCCAGAAGGGATTTATAAGATGAAGAAGGAACAGGTTCAGACTGTAATAAGTGCTTGGCAAGTAACTTACCAGCAGCTTCTCTGGCTAACTTTGATTCATCACCCTTATATAAGGTATCATAAGTAGCATAATCATCACCTAATATTTCACCTACTAAGCTATTATTAGCCAAGTGATTAACCAATCTATTAATAAGAGGGTTATCACCCATTGCCTCAATAGCAAAGTGAGCAAATTCCTCAGGTAATGCTCTCTCACCTTTAATACCATCAGCAAGTCTAATCAATTCAATTATACCTGTTGCAGCATCTTTGGCTTGACTAAAGTCAGTTACACCAGCTACTCCTCTCCTCTGTTCCAAGTCTGTAAGAGCACCTATTCCAATACCATTAGCAGATAATATCTCCCTTAATCTATTGTTTAAGTTTTCATTATACTGCATATTATTAGCTTCAATGCTATTCATCTTGTTTCTTACTCTGACAAAAGGACTGATGTAAACTCTATTACTTTCATCATCCCATACCTTTTCAACACTGGCTACATAGTCTTCTCTAAACTCTGATTGAGTATTGAATTGAATAGCCTTTTGGACTAACATTCTATAGTTCACATCATTGTTCAGATAAAGTTTAGTTCTGCCTGTCTTATGGTAATGACCAATCTCTTCATTAAGATTCCTTAGAATCTTCTGTTCATCAATGATACTTCTCAGATTAGTTTTCTTCAAGAGACTACTAAGAGTAGGTTCACCATTTTCATCCATTTGTAGTTTAGGATTCCAATTAGTAACAAAGTCACTACTCTTTGTAATGAGGTATATTCTTGTTGCCTCCTGTCTATTAGGGGCATAAGCCAGCAGGTCTTTAAATAACCTGCTGCTTACTACCTCATTTTTACTGTTCCTCACTTGAGGAATTATTGCACATTTCTTAGCCATATCTATAATTCATATAATGTATTTGCACCACAGATTTTATCATTGTTTGCATCCTCATACTCAGTATTAGGACTGATAGAATTAATATCATCTGCTTTACCTTCATTCACTTCAAGTGGAGCACCATACACCTGACTGAAAGCCTCACTTGCAATATCCTGAGTCAGACTTGAGAAATCATAGTCAGGATATTCTGGCATGTTGTCATAATCAATATTAGAATCTTCATTAAAGGCTGTAATATCCTCCCTTGAATTAGGAGTATAGTCTCTATCATTCTTATCAATTACTGACTTCATTTCAGTAACATCTTTACCATATTCATACTCAATGAAACTGTTCTTGAATCCAAGTGGGTCTATTCTTTCATACACAGCTACATTAGGTTGTACATTATCAGCTTGTGTAAGTCTGTAATATATTGTACCCCCCTTATATCTTCTTGCTATGTAATCAAAGAATTCATAGGTTGTTTCCTCCCCTATTCCCTCTCTCTTCCTTATTATCTTCTTATCACCACTGTTTGATTCAGTATCAATAGTTATTTTAACCATTGGTAAAGCATCACCTTCTTCATTAGTGAAAGAAGTGGAAGCCTCTGTAGGAACCTCAGGAACCAACTGTCTGTTATCCAAGTGATTGTAGATATACTGGTCAATGAATTGACTGTAATCATCCTCACTTTCTAACAATCCTCTCAGTGTATCAATATACTCTGGAACAGATTGTCTGATAGCAGTTGGTGCCAAATGAATGAAAGTAGAAGGTCCAAATGCAAACCCATTTCTGTAATAACTGTATCTGAATAGATTAAGAGCTAAAGCCTGAGCTTCTGGACCCATATATAATAATGATTGCCAGTCTCTCATATATCTTTCTCTAAGAGTAGGACTTAACTGACCAACATTCTTAAATACTACTGTATCTACAGGATTGTTTTGGTTAGCCCTTATTACTCTCAGTCTCTTAACAAATTCAAGTTCAGCTATTTCAGGATGCTCACTCAATGTTCTGTTGAAATAATCAGGGAAGTTATTAATAAAATCCCTTCTCTTATCAGCAGAGGTTGTAACCTTATCATCTGCTCTGAGGTTAGCTTCTTGCCCAAAGAATGATGTCTTGGACATAATATAAGCTAACAAATCATTGTAGATATTATTGAGTGTCTTTGCATTCAACTTACCTGTCTTAGTGTACTGTCTTAAGCCTCTTAATCCTTCTTTACCATCAATCACTTCCTTAAAGGAGTCAGTGAATTGAGGGAAGTATCTACTGAACATTTCTTGTGTCTGGTTAATACCAAGACTAAAGAATGCCTGTAAATAAGGAAGTGGAGACTCAAGTAGTCTCTCTCTTATCTGGTCAATAGACATACCATCCAAATTAAATGGCATGATAACATCTGCACCAGTTAAAGGAGAATTTTCATTTAACACTACATTAGTCAGGAAGTCATCAACCTTCTGTATCTTAATCTGTGTATCTGCAATAGTAGGACCTGCTGCACCACCTTGAGTATCTGCTCTTGTAGCTTGAACCAACTGTCCTAAAGCATCTGCTGTGCTCATTATTCTCTTGAATAAATAACCAGCAGCTACTTGCTTCTTATAGAACTCAACCTTTCTGTAGTCAGATGTCTGTGTCCTATCACCTAATTCCTCTACTTCCTTCTGGAGAATGATATTGTCTGCCAATTCATCTGCCATGAACTTATTAGATTTATAATTGTCATAGGTTACATCTTCCATCATTGCAGCCCTTTTCTTGTAGTTCTCAATGACTTCATCAATGATTGTGTCCTTTCCTTTGCCTTCTCTACTCTCTCTAAAATAGGTATTGGTAATATCCATTACAATTGGTTGTGACATAATCAAACCAATTTCAATAGGATTATAACCAAGCCTACTTAAAAGCATTGAGGCATCAGCAGTGAATGTATTCTGATTCAATGAAGCAAGCACAGGGTCTTTCACATTATCCACAGATGCAGCAAGGAAACCTGCATTATTCCTTGAGATATACTCCTTATTGTCATTCATCAGACCATGAAGAGAAGTCAGTCTCTTACCATTAAGTAAGAAAGAGCCATTCTCAGTATCAAGACCTAATTCAGTATGTTGCATCAAAGCATGGTTTGCATTATGGTTGGCATAAATACCAATCAATGCTGCACCAGTCATATTCTGCTGATGAAGTTGAACTTGAGTTCTTGGGTTAAGAGGGTCAAGTTTTTTCTTGAACTTCTCTGCCAATTTATCAAGTTTCTTTAAATCCATACTCTGTAACTTGGAAAGAGTACTTTGATTCTCAGGAATATTCAGTTCCTTTCTTAGTTCAGACTCTCTACTGGATTGTAGAATGTTAATTATTCTTGCAGACTTCTTCTGATAATCAAAACCACCGGGGTTAAGCATCTTTGAAGCAGTGTCAGCATTAGTCAGAACACCCCACATCATATCAATCAATAGATTGTTTCTGGCTTCAAGACTATTCTCTTGTGGAGACTTGCTAAAGTCATATTCAATCTTCTCAATCTTATCCTCAGAAGATACTCTATACTTCTCTCTATTAGCTTTATATGTCTTCCAGAGATTGTATTCTTGACTATCCTTAGGAGCTTTTCTACCATCATCTATGGCTCTGTTTACACTCTGTCTATATTCCTTCAACATTTCAGGAGATACAGCCTTTCCTTGTGTCAATTGAGCAACCAAATCATCAACAAACTGTCTTCTGTTATATTTAGGGGTTATCTTAAACTCAGGCAACATGATATACAATTTATCCACATCAAAGTCAGAACCACTAAGAGTAGTGATTTCTGCTGGTAACATGATTGCAGAACCATTTTGCTGAGGCAAGAAGCCCTTAATATAAAGAGGAGCCATTGAGTATTTGTCCTCAGTTGGAACTCTATAACCAATCAACTTTCTCAAGCTGTCTGGCAACTTATTTACATCCAGTTCATGAGTACCTGCCTTCATAAGAGGTTCATAGAACTTCCTACTATAAGCTGGCATATAAACTTCGAGATATTTAATTCTCTTGTTTTCTCCTTCACCTTCAAAAACAATCTTTAATTCATCAGTAAGACCATAATCAGAGACTTGAATAAGTGCTCCTCCTCTAATCTTCTGCTTTGTAATTCTACTCTTGATGATACTATTAAGTAAAGTCTGGACTCTCTGAGATTGCACAGGGTCAAACAATGGAATGTTGAATTGTCCCTTTTCATTAAGGGTACAAGCTCTAATCATATCAATTCCATATCTTTGATTACCTCTCAATTCTTCAAGAAGAATCTTCTCAACTTGTCTGGCATCCTTGAAGATTTCATTTACATCAGCAAAAGCCTGAATAATATTCTCAGTGTTAATGGCATTATATAAGTCTAACCATTCCTGTTTAGTCATTTTCTTACCATTTACATCAATTATAGTATCTGGACTAATATCTGCTGTAATCAGCTTTCTAATCTGAGTACCAACTAACTGAACTGCATCAATAGCATGTTCTGGAGTTGCAGTCTGAATACCATAGTCTTCATAGCTTACTTTATGAACCACATTAGGATTTTCAACACCATTCTGAGTAGTGGCATTCTTAAGTACAGACTTGACATCTTCCTTAGTATTGACACTATTCAAATCAATTACACCTTGTTTTCCAACCTTAGTAGTTGATTCAAATTGAACTACATCAATTCCATTCTCTTCCATGAATTCATTGATAGCTACAAGTTTACCTGACTTACCAAGTGGACCTGCAACTAAATGGTGCATAGCCATAAGAAGGAACTCAGAGTTCTTATGTTGAACTGGTGTCTTAATGCCAGTATGACCTTGTACTCCACTCATATTATTCACCTGAGTGTACACATAAGGTTTCTTAGTCTGCCAGATAATATTGAAATCAGCCATATCCCACTTACCACTTTGGAAGTTATCAAAGGCTCTCTGCATATCATCTGTCCACTGACCAGACATATCAAGAATAGCTCTGTAAGAACTTAATGACCTATAAGCCTGAGCATCTGCTACATTTACTTCTCTGAACTTATTTAAAATCAAATCTCTATCTCTCTTTGACATTTCACCTTTCTTGACTCTTTCATCAAGTACAGTTGCAACATCATCAAGTATAGAAGATATAATCTCATCATCCTTCAAGTAAATAGTTCTCTCTTCCTTTCTACCATACTTAGAGTTGGTATTAAGTCTGAGAGCAGGAGCATGAACTTCCTTATATCTCTTCTGAAAGTCCTCTATATTCTTATAGAAAGCAAGGTCAGTTGTAGTAAGTTCAATGATTTGTGATGTAGCAAATTTACTATTCCAGAAATACTCTCTCAACTTAGCTTTGGCATTATTTCTAATAACCAAGTTTCTGTTGATACTGTCCATTTCCTTAGCAGTAATCTCACCTCTCACCATCTTTTCCCTCAACAAGTCCTTAATACTTTCAAAGAGAGTAGTTGCTCTTCTATCATCTACTGGATTATTATTGTTGTAATCCCTTAAAAGAATATCCATTTCTGTAGTCCACATTCCTTCAAGAGCCTTCTTAGCATTGTTTAAAGAAGTTGCTGTATTCCTATTATAGGAACTTTGACCAGCATTTACACCAATCACTCCAAGATACTTGTACTTACCATTAGGCAGTTCTTCAAGTAATCCAGCCTTAGCCCATTCTCTATAAGTCTCTTCAAATTCATTGTCAAGAGCTTCTCTTACTGACTCTCTGATGAACTCTCTTAATTCAGCACCAGTTCCTTCATTTTGAATCCTCTGGAACCTGTCAAGGAAAGTCTCACCATTGTTATATCTTACATCATTCAGAGCTGTAAGGAACTTAAATTCAGCACCACCAATACTCTTGATATTGCCATCTTTATCCCTTACTATATCATAGTTTGCAATAGGAGCAATGTCAGGATTACCCTTCTGATATTCTTCATCCCTTTGATTTACAAGAGCTATTCTATCTACCTCTTGATTAACCAAATCAACAAATCTATCAAGGATAATATCATCATACTTCATATACTCACCATCTTCTCCAATGATGCTATGATTGTCATACTTTCTGAATCTAATGAACTCAGCAGAGGGACTATCTGAAAGAATTGGCACATGATAATTAGCCCATTGAATATCAGATTTACTGTTATCAGGGTCTCCAAAGTATTCTGTCAGTAATACTAAGGTATAATCCAAATCATCCCAGTTCTGATATGCAACTTTATCTGAGTTAAGAAGAACCTTATGGCTCAATCCTCTTCTCATTTCAGGGTTATTTACCAGTTGCTCAATCCAGTCATTTCTCCATCTGCCATCCTTATAAAACCATTCATATTGTCCAAATTCATTTTCAACAAACTCTTTGAACCTTGCTTCATTACCCATAACATTCTTAAGCTGTTTAATCAACTTGCCAAGATAGTTAGGAGTAACATGACTATAGTATGACTTATCATTTTCCCTCACACTACTTTCAATAGCATCTTCTGTTACTTCTGCAAGCATCATAGCTATACTATTGTAAGCAGAACCAAAGGTATTAATCAAATCTCCTCTCTTTTCAGTTCCATCTTCAAGAGTCTCAGATTTAATCTCACCTTTCTTTACACCACTGAATATAATGTTTAATTGAGGAAGAAGCAACATAATTGGGTCTGTTGCAGTACCACCTTCATATTGCTTTATATTAGTAAGAGCATCCAATAATACTCCTTGATTAGGATTGATACCAATCATATTAAGGAGCTTATTCAATGTCTTCCATACCTTTTCATCTTGTAGAAGTTCCAACCTCTGTTCTGTACTAAGATTGGTAAATCTGTTATTTAGAGCCTCAGTCCATTTAAGACCATTCTCTGCATTCTCAAGATTCAAGTCTCCATTCTTATCATAGATACTATCATCATCAAGCAGATTACCATTTTCATAGTTATCTCTCCATTCATCAAGCAGATAATAGACACCCTCAGGCTTATTGATAGCAATAGTTTCCATCTTGAAAGTACCATCAGCCTGTAGTTTCTTCTTCTGAATCCAGTAAGGCATAAAGTCTTTTCTGAAATCCTGATAGAACTGACTGAATAGTTTAGGCTCAGCCTGTAGTTTCTTAACTATTTGCTTAGTCCAAGGCTTGGTATTACCCAGAGTCTCCAGAAGAGGAATCATATCATCAGATGTAATCATATCTCTGAGTTTATCTATCAGAGTAGCATGAACATAGTCTGCATCAAGAAATCTAAGATTTCCTAAATCATCCTTATCATACTTACCTCTATAATCAAGTTGGGGTATCTCCCTGATTACCTTTCTAACTTCTTGACTTAAAGACTCATGAGAGCTTACTTCTCTATAATTAGTCATCCATCCATCCTTGAAAGCCTCATCCTTTACAAAATCATCAGCCTGTGTATCTACTGCACTATCTCCCTCAGGAGTATCATTATTAAGGTTGGCATCTTTAGGGGCAATATAATTAGGGTCAATCCTAATCCCCTCAGTGGCTATTAGTATAGTACTTGCTTCCTCAGCCAAAGGTTTGAAGTTATCTACTACTTTCTGATAAGCATTAGTCTTATATAATGCTTTCTTCTTTGCAGCTTCATACTTCTGTTCATCACTATATCTTTCAGAACCTTTCATACTATTGATTATATTCAGTTCTGATTGTATCCTATTCTCCTCAGAGTCAAGTATATAGTTATTGAAATAATCCCTTACTCTACTAAATAAGCCAGCAGGTGTATATAACTTGATTATCTTGAATCTATCAAGAGTTGCTAACTCTTCTTTCAATTCATTGACAGCAAGTACATCACCTTCTTTTTCAGCATCAGCAATCCTCTTATTAAGAGTATCATTGTGTTCTTGCAGTGCTGTATCTATTTCATTGCTAAAGAATCTTGCAATCAGACTAACCCTGTCTCTTCTTGTTCTTGGGTCAAAGTCCAAATCTACTTTAGCTTGTTCTTCTACACTTGAAATCCTTGGTGCTTCAAATGAAGGTGAGAGTGCCTTATCTAAAGCCTCTATCATTTCATCCTTACCTTTCCTTAGTTCTGCCCTAAAGTTATTTAGTTCAGAAGCAGTAGGATAAGTGTCCCAGTCTTTATCATTCTTGTCTTGCCATAGCTCAACAAGTCCCTTGACTGATTCTATAGTTTCACCCTGTAATTTAGCAGCCAATTCTTCTATTGTAGAATTAGTTGTGATACATCTTTTACTCATCTTGTTATAGATTTATAATTAAATTTATGTGCAAATATAAAGGTTGTTTTCTTAATATGCAAGTTATTAAGGGTTTTCTTTTTGAGAGGTAAACCAAACTCTTTAAAAATAGGAAAGGGGAGACTTAGCTCCCCTAACTGTTATTCAACTACATACTTAACACCATTGTACACCAATTGAGATATTGTATTGATATTAACCAGTCTTTCACCAGTTTCTTTTGGACCTCTTACAACATCCATATCCATACATTTGTACTTACCATCCCTTGATACAAACTGCATCTTGTAGCCTCTTAGTACCCTATCTTCTCCTTCAATGAAGTCTTTAATAGGGTTATTCTGAATATGTTCCAGAGCTTCTTTATAAGCTACAGCCATTGACTTCTTAGCTTTCTTAGCCTTGTCAATCAAAGCTACAGCCTCTTGTCTTTGTGCTTCCCTCTCAGCTTCATATTGCTTCTTGGTCTTAGCTTTATCCTGCTTTTGGAACACAACAGTGAATACCTCAGAAGATTTGATACCCTCAAAGATTGTCCTTATACCCGGAGTACCATCTTTCTTATCTTCTTTAGTCACTTTTACTTCTTTGTCATACTGGTCAGAAGTATTAAGCAGGTCTTGAACATAACCATAACCTAATGTCACTGACTTTCCACTCTCTGTATGCTTGAACTTGATTGTATCTTTACCAATCTCTTCAACAATGTAATGTGATTCTTCTGAGAATACATCACCTACTGCTATTTCTTTAATATTGATTTTCATTTGTTCTTGATTTTAATCTGTTACTTCTTTTGAATAAGCAGTATATACTGCATTTAATTCTACATCATCCTTTACAGAATCCATAGTAGCCATATACATAGCTTTTGTCCTTGTTCCACCTCTACTTAATGCAGCAGCTTCAATCACTTGAGAAGTTTTACCACTATTCTTGAAAGGAACACTTACACCATTTGTCATGGCAGAAAGCTCTTTATACCATTCAACATACATAGGGTTAATAGTCATGGTATCAAATTTGATACCTAATTCACTTGCCTTCTTAGCTTCTTCTCTCCAATCAATCTGGGCATTACTTATAATACCCTTGTAGCTGTAACCTACCTTGTGAGGTGCTGCATCAGCAATTAATAATACTGCCTTAGTAGAACCCTCTCTCCATGCAGTTTCCTCCGTGATTTTCTTAATGACCAATTCATAGAATTCATCACCATCCCCACCACTTGTATCCTGAGCTTCATTAATAAACTTGATGATTTTGTTTTCATCATTAGTAAGGTCTAATACTTGGTAAGCCTTACCAAAGTTATCCTTGCTCCTCATATCACAATAGTCACCAAATGCTACTATACCAATCCTTAAATCAGGATTAGAACTGAATAATTTGGGAACCAACTCCTTCACATGGGTCTTTACTGCATTAATATAAGCTGACATAGAGCCAGTTGTATCAAATGCAATTACCATGTCAAGCATACCATCAGTAGTAGATGGCTCTACTACTTTAGGTAGCTCTTTTGTCTTAATTAAATTTGTTCTCATTAAATGAACTTTTCAAGATTTGACATAAACTCTTGAGCTTCTTTCTGAGTTTCAGAGATGAAACCTATTTCATCCTCAAGGAGTTTTACCTTTTGTTTCTTACTGTCAATGTCTGCCTGCATTTCTGCATTCAATTTTGAAGCATCTTCATGTGCTTTCTTAAACATTGATTTTACTCCAGTCAGCCTTTCCTTAAATGAAGGCTTCGCAATAACTGCTTGTTTCTTACTTCCAAATGCCATTGTTTTTTTTTTTAGTTAATAATCAGTATTTCTATACTTCTCCAAATCTTCTTGATATTTAGCTGTCTTTGAATAGCCACAGGGCTTCATGAACTCAGGACAAAAGCCTCTATATACACACTCAGGCACACATTTGTCTACAAGTATTGGGTCAACTTCTTTTATAGCTTCTAATACTTGTTTCCATGCTTCCCTTGTTTCTACAGATGCACAACTACATAATCTCTTCCTTGAGATATTAATGATAGCCTGTGCATTAGCTGTCATATCCATGTCATTTAAAGCACCTTGGGGTAATTCATCCCTATTGTAACTATTACCTGCTCTATCACCTCTCTGGGTGTGAACAAACTTTTCACAACCTTCATGATGCCTTACTAAATGTGCAGTAACCCATTGTCTGATTTCTTCCCATGACCAATCATATTCTACCAATCTGATAGGACTGTGTTCAGCCAGCAGCATCTTTGCTTCCCATGAAGCAGAAGGCTCTTTATCAAGAAAAGCCTTTCCAATAGTCCTTCTTGCAGCATTTAAAGCTCTCTTCCAAGAAGTAACTTGAACTAATCTTACAATCTTACTCATCCAATATTACAATTTCATCAAAATCAACTTTCTTAGGAAAGTCCTGTCTTTTCACCTTTTCTATAATAGCTTCCTCAATTTGGGAATCTTCTGCATCTGGAGGTAATTCAACCTCATCATAATATGATATGGTTACACTCACAAACCTCTTATGTTTTACATCAAGAGGTGCATTCCAAGGTGCATCAGGAGTATCACTCCCTATAGGATAATCATAATTATTCATCTTTATTTTCTCCTTCTATCTTTTTCCATTTAAAACCATAAGCGGTATTCATTTTAACAAACTTTCCCCTTGAATTACTATAGAATCCTCCATTACAGCATCTTAGTATATTAACATTAGAATAGCCCAAGACCCTCTCAACTTCTCTTGAAGAATCCCAATTCCTTATAAATTCTCCAGATAAGCTATACTGAGCTATAGGTTCAGATTGAAAGGTAGATATTTTAGAATTATGATTCCCAAAGTTACAATTATATAAATTTGTACACCACTCTAAATTGTTAACTCTATTATCAGATGTTATTTCATTTATATGATTGACTTGAGGTAAGTTGTTAGGGTTTTCTAAGAAAGCTGTAGCTACTATTCTATGAACTAATAACTGCTTTAATTTACCATCTTTTGATAAATTTACTCTTAAATAGCCCTTCTTATCTGGAATTAATGTTAAAAATCTTTCATATTGATTTCTATAACAATTCATTCCAGAGTTCCAAACCCTTCTTGATAGACTTTTAATTCTTCCCAAAGTACTTACTTGGTATAATCCTTCATACCCTATAATATCTTTCCAAATCTCTTCCATTTTTTTTTTACTCAAAGATAAATAAAAGTTGTCAATAATACAATACTACTATAACTTTTTCATATTCCTTAACTTTTTAGCTTCTTTAATATTTGTAATCAGATTATTTTCCTTTATTAGTCGAGCTGCAATAACACTTTCAAGTTTTAATGGGATGCTAATATGTCTGCCTTTTTCATTAAGGTAGATAGCATGGTCTCCATTATGTCTGTCATAATAGAAACCATTGGCTACTACCACCCTAACAAACTCTCTATGTGTAAATTGCTTCATCACCAAAGTTCCTTAATCCTTCTGAAATCTTCACCCTGTGGTACTGGACAATCCTTTACCCACTCCATTTCCTTGATATTCCACAGTGACAAATCAATGTGCTCAGGAAGGAGAAGTTTCATATCAGCAAAGAGATTAAGTCTAAGTGATTTTCCCTTAATAAAATCAGATTTAGTTTCTTTAACCTCTTGCATCATATTATTCAGTTCCACAAACCTATCAATATCATTCTGGCTGTGTGGAGTCAAGACTATACCATCTGCATAAGCTAATATAGTTCTTACTCTATCCCAAGCAGCTATTGAAGTGTACACATATACCTTTGGAATATCTGTATAAACTTCACTAATAACTCGAATAGACCTTATTAATTCAGCTACTTTATTAGTATGAATCAAAGGTTCTCCTCCAGTTATCATTATCTCTTCATAGTCCCATCTATCCACTACTGGTAAAGATGAAAAATCCCATGAGTTATTACAACACATGGGACATTTGTTAGGACATTTAGTTGTTACTAATAACCTAAGTTTCTTATTCATGACATTACATCTTTATAAGTTACCACTTGCTCAGCCATAAGACCATTACAAGGTGGTACAATAACCTGCTCAATCCTTGTTACTTTATACAGATATGAACTACCATTGTATATACCATTACTCTTCAAGAGCATTTCTGCTTCTTGGGGATTAGTGGCTTTACACATGGCACATCCTTTACCTACACCAGTAACTTCATACTCCATAACCCAGAGTTGTAAAGCTCCATCAGGAGCACAACCTACATTTACCCTATCTCTGTTAGGGGTAATATCATTAGGTCCACAATAAATTCCTTGTCCTGCCATACTATCTATTATATCTATACATACTTTTTACTTTATCTGCTCTACCCATACTTCCATCATAGATAACATAAGTTTCACAAATTGAAGCATCAGGTCTAATAGTTCTCAAAGCAACTGAGATACCAGCTCTTGTTCTTCCTAAATAATAAGAATCATCAATGAATATCCAGTTCTTGCACAGCAACTTATCTTTGAATATAGCTGCTTCATTACCAAGTCTGATACCACCATTAGTGACAATTACTTCTTTAAAAGTTTCAGTCAATCTGTCACCATACATTGTCATAATGGCATTACCAAAGCCTCCACTAACAATTAATCCAGTATTGGCTAATTCTAAGGTTCTTCCAGCATCATTCATAAAGAAGTGAAGGAAATCCTCAAGTGTGCTTCTATCCCCTTTAATCATAAAGTCAAGAGCATTGAAGAATTCCTCTCCTTCTTTGTATTGTCTTAGAATGACACCTATCTTTTCATTCAATGTCATAATATATTCTTTGCATGAAGATGATACTTGACTATATCCCAATCTACATAAGGTCTCTCAGAAAGAGAATCTTGCTTCAATGGAACTCCTAAAGCTGCATCATCAATATAGATATGAGCATAAGGTTTAGGTGATGAAGTCCAATCTTTTTGAGTTGGGTTTTCATTTACACCAAATAAAGGAATATCATGTTTCTTGAACCAATCTATTGCATCTTGCAATCCATCACTTGGTAATTTTTCTGGTTCAGTCTTACCATAACCAAACTCCTCAGTTTCTTTTGCTCCATCTAATTGATGACTCCTCATAGTAAACAGTATAATCTTATGACCTTTATCAGTCAATTCTTTTAAGACTTCTGCTGCTCCTATCTCCTTTCCTACATATGGGAACTCATGTGTAACACAAGTTCCATCAAAATCTACTGCTATAATCATACTTTACAAGTTTTATTCTGATTATCCATCCACATTACTGTCATAATGGCATAATTAGCCATATCAAGCAATGTGTCTCTAATAGATTCATCTTGTACCATAGCCTTCTTTTGAACCAGAGACTCAATTCTATTCATCTTATCTCCAATCCTTACTACTGATGCCACCAGACCAAACTTATCCAAAGACTTGTCAAAGGAATTACCATAATCATGATTTTTCCTAACATAAGTAGAAATCATTCCTTTTGCTATCTCTTTAAAGTGATTAGCTGATTCTGGCAACTTATTCTCCTCTGCTGCTTTTATCATTTCCTCCATTCTTTTCCCAATCTTTTAAAGTTACAAACTTGTCAAGGAATTGCCTCTTATCCCTGACATAATAATGACCATTCTTGAGGCTTATATAAAGAACTGCATCTATCCATTCACCACTATCAGTGTCTTTCATCTTTACTATACCTTTAGCATAGTATTGATTTTTGGTTTTAGGATAGACATAGATTCTCTCTTTTTCTTTGCAGTTTATCAAGTGGGCAAGGTAGATAGCACCACAAAGTACTCCTACCACTACCACTGTTAAAACAAAAACTTGCCAAATTTCCATATCAATGAATCCAATGGTCTGCTGCATCTCCCTCAGCAGGAAGTTCAACTTTCCTACAAAAGAATGCTCCAGCCCTTTTCATACAATCTTTTAAAACTTCTGTCATTTCATCTGCTATCTCTTCTGGAACCTCTATATTCCATTCATCATGTGCTGGAATACATAACTTTACCTTGAATAACAAATCATGCTCTACAAGATATTCCCATAAGAAGATAGATGCAGTCTTGAACATAGTAGCACCACATCCTTGACAAGGATAATTGATTGCTTGTTTTTCAGATGCAGACTTCCTCTTGAAGAAGTGTCTTACAGGATGTACATACACATCAGCTATATTTACATAAGCCTCTCTGATAGTATCTTTTCCTGCTTTCTTGGTTGTATAATGATATACTCCCACCATAGAATTAAAGTTGTCTCCTCTGGCAAATCTTTGATATAACTCATTCTTCACTTGTTTAGGAAGCAACTTATTCTCTTTACCTTTATAAGGTTTATAGGTAGCCCAATACTCTTGATTGAACCTTGCTTTTATACCCATTAATATGTCATAATCATAGATATAAGCCTTTCTTCCACTTGAAAAGTCAGTAATGATATATCCATGCTCCATGACAAACTTTCTCTGTCTGTCTTGATACACTTTCATACCTTTAAAACCTTTCATGTAGTTATTATAAATCTTGTTGGCTTCTACAAGAGGAATACCCTTATTACCATGAATAGTGTTAGCATCACCACCATAATTAATGGCAAATTCAACACCCTTAGCTTCACTTCTCCAATGTTTGAACTTATACTTTACTTCTTCTATAGGACAATTTCCTATTATCTCAGGATAAGACATCTTGGCTACCAGAGAATGAATATCACCACAACCATTATTGAACAAATCAATCATAGCTGGGTCATTGGTTACATCTGCAATGATTCTTGATTCTTGCCCACTATAGTCACAAGAAATCCATTTCATTCCTTTTCCTGCAACAAAGCAAGCTCTTGTCTCACTGTCAGATGGAAAGTTCTGAAAGTTAAGATACTCAATATTGTTTGATTTATCCTTACCTCCTGAACTTAATCTTCCTGTATCTGTTCCCAACTGATTAAAGTTAGTATGTAACCTTCCACTCTTTTCATTTATCTGGTTAATTACATTCTGACCATAAGTAGAAGTAACCTTCTTTGCTGCCTTATATTGTAGATACAAATATGCAATGGTAGATTTATCTTGTTGAGGTTCAATTACTTTTGCCTCAATACTATCCTTCCATTCACCAGTATCCTTATCTTTAGCTAACAAATCAAAACCTAATGATTTGAATAATGGAATTACCTGTTTAGGACTATCCCAATTAATCAAACATTGAATCTTGTTTTGAAAGCCAAGAAATAGGTCTCCTTGAAGGTCTTCCTTTATGTACTTGGTACTTAACCTTGCATCAATAGGAATTTTCCATGCTTCACAATAACCCCTCTTTTGCCCTTTAATGTCTGCTTCTGGGCATCTCTCACCCTTCATCTTTTTCCTTGCTTTCTCAAGGTCATCAGGGTCATCCCATCCTTCTATCTGCAAGTAATGATAAGCATAATTCTCTCCTTTAGCTGAGTTAATAACCCAATTACTAAGTGCATCCTCAAATACTTTGACAGTGAAATTATCAAGAAGCATTTTTCTTTCCCACTTACTTCTGTCTAATAACACACCACAATATTCAGTATATGCAACCCAAGGAACAGACTTATTCTCATACACAAGAGCTGTAACTAATCCTCTCTTCTGGAGTTCTTTTTCCTGTGCATCCATTATCTTCTCCAGATATTTCACATCATTTGCACCATACTCAATAACATCTTCTGAAAGACCAGCCCACATCACCTTTCCACGAACAGTCTTATCCAGCTCAACACCAAGATAATTTTGACCTGCTGCTTTTAAAGCCATAGAATGAATACCAGCAGGAAAGCCCATATACATAAGTTTCTCTGCCAAGAAACCATCATAAACCTGTTTTACAACTACTCTTTGATGGAATAAAAACTTCAAGTCAAACTTGATATTCCAACCAATAAATAGTCTATCAGATTCAAGATAGTCTTTAAAGAAACTTAGGCTTACAGTAGTTATATCAATTACTACTTGAAACTCATAACACCCCAACTGGAGCATTATGAGTTCTTTTGTATAAGGGTCAAACCCTCTGGTTTCAGTATCTAAGCCAACCTTTCTCAAAGGCTTGAGCATGTGTAATGCAGCTTGTGGAGATATTATCTCATACTTGTCAGATTCAGGTAGTATTTGTTGAGTTACTACATAAATCATATATTCACTATTGCATCAATTAACTCTTGCTCTTCTTTTGGTGTGACTTCAAAGGTAATAGCATAACCCTGTCCCATTACATGGTCTATAGATTTAACTACTGCCTCAGCTTCTTCAAGATATTCTCCCTCAACTATCATTGGACCACCTGATGGGTCTATGAACTTTTTCTTCTTATCTGTCAAACCACTCCTCATAGTATATGTGGAAGTCTTTAACATATAAGTGTGTGACTCACTGCCATCTGGCTTAACTAATCTCCTAAGATAGTTGTGTTCCTCTCCTCTTGATTTTAACTCTATTAAGTCTTTCATACCATTGAATATGCTACTAATTCATCAAAATTCAGTACATACCTATACTTCTGAAAGAAAGTATTTCCAATAATACCATGTAAGTTAATACCAAACTCTTGCCTGATATTACCAAATGCTTGACTCAAGTCTACTACTTGGAAATCATCCTCATAGCTCTGACTTCTATATCCTACATTCATTCTTACATACTTAGATTCTTGGATAGTACCCTCTATTCCAAAATGACCTCCACTCTCTCCAGTCTCTTCATAAGATAATCCTTCCAGAGCTGCTTCATTAATTGAAGAATAAGATGCACCAGTATCAAGAAGGAAGTTCAGTTTCCTGCCATTATTCATAAATGTGACAATTGGCAGTTCAACCAAATCCATAGACTCTCTAAATGAAATCTTTCCTACTTTAGGGTCTATTTTCCTTCTATTCATTATTAGATTAACAACTCCAGCAATAATGGCTACACAAGCCAGTACCACTATCATTGCTACAGTTTTCCATACAAACTCCATGTTTCATGTTTTTTTTTTAGTGATTACTTTCCTGTACTACCAATACCACCCCTACCTTCATTTCCAAGGAAATCCACAGGCTCCAGAAGTGGTTTAGATGATAATAGCCATTTTATCTTCTGCCATACAGTAGCAAACTGAGATAATTTAACCTCAAACTGACATACTCTTGTGCCTTTAGGAATTGTTACAGCCTTAAAAGCATATAATGGTGCTCTCCATTCATCAGTATCACCATTATAAATGGTATCAATGAATCCAAGACCATTAGCAATAGTTACTCCTAACTTACTTGGAGCACTGCTTCTGCTATAAACTTTAGCTACAATTCCCTTAGGAAGTTCAGTTGCAATACCTAATTTTGCAACATAGACTTCACCTTTCTTCAAGGTTACATCTTCTGCCAGACATAAGTCAAAACAATCTGATTTATCCTCTCCTGTTCTCACAGGAAAACAACCTTTTGTTATTTCTTTTACTTTTATTTTCATAATGATTTCAACAAATCTTCTTTGGTTTTAAACACATACTTTTCCTCAAACTTAACTCCTCCATCAGCAGATGCTATATCACTTGAATAGTAAATATGCTCACCTTGATACACATCAAGAGAGTAATGTACTCCCATGATTTTTATGGGAACTGCCCTGTTATTGTGCATAACAAAGGCAGCATCTCCCATACTATATTTAGTTTCAATCTTCATACTATAAACATTTACTATAGCCACAGTCCTTACAGTGAATACAACCACCTTCTCTTACAAGAGTTCCACCACAATCAGGACATACTTCTCCCTTGATTTCTTCATTGGGAATATACTTACTAAGCACTCTACACATAGCTGAACTGAATGAAGATATATTGTCATTAACCTTCTTTGCAGTCTTGACAATATACTTAATATTCACTCCATGTCTCAATAACATAGAAGAATACAAAGTAGCTGCATTCTCTTCAACATTTTCATTAGCCAACTCAAGATTGTCTATATGGAATATATCTGATGTAAAGCTATAGTGCATCTTACTTACCTTGGTTATAATACCCTTATGAGGCTTGAAACTAATAGGATTCCTTGGTCTGAATGCAAAGATTTCATAGGGCTTGCCCTCCAACATACCAACCAAGATAATAAACTGTTCACCTTTTGCTTTAATCAAATAAGCATCAGCTTCAAGTTCTTTTGGTCTCTTAGGAGCCTGCCTGTCAGTAATAGTTGTAGGTTTCTCAACCTTAGTTAATACACCTTCTCTACAACCATCCCTATAAATGGTAATACCTTTCAATCCTTGTTTCCAAGATTCAATATAGATGTCAGCAATCTCTTCTTCTGTAGTTTCCTTAGCCAGATTGACTGTACTACTGATACTATGGGTGATATATTTCTGAACTACTCCTTGCAGCTTGACTCTCTGTCTCCAATCAATCTCTGGTGCAGTAGAGCCATAATAAGGACTTTCCTTCCATACTTCATGCCACACTCCAACAGACCAATCATTGACTTCCTCTTCACTATAATTCAAGGTAGTTACAGCCCATTTCTTCAAGTTAGGATGGACTACAGTAAACAAGGTATATTTCTCACCTACCTTATCTACATAATCCACTCTATCCTTAGCATCCATACATTTCCTCTTTCTTTGATAGAAAGGCATGAATACAGGTTCTATACCACTACTTGTACCAGCCATAATACTTACAGTTCCAGTAGGAGCTACAGTTGACCAACTGATGTTTCTTCTACCATATTTGAGTATTCTTGTGCATTCAGATGGAAAATCCTTAGCTAATTTTTTATACCATAGATTACCTCCTTCATATCCCACATTTTCAAACTCAACTGGTGTATTGCAAACAGGGAATTTACCTCTTTCAACAGCCATATCAATATTACTATCAAGCTGACCTTTGAACATAATCTTCATCAGTTGTTCAACTTTCTGAATACCTTCATCAGAGTCATACTTTAAGCCTAACATAGCTATTGCATCAGCAAGTCCAGTGAATCCAAGACCAGCTCTTCTTCCTTGAATTGCAGTTTCCTTGATTTTACTCCATAGCTTGAACTCAGTATCATCAGTATCATTCTTTACTGTATCAATAATCTTATCAACAGCTTCAATCTCCAAATCAACCAAATCATCAGCCAATCTCATAGCCTCATAAGAGTGCATGTAGAGTAACTCTTCATCAATGTGAGCCTTATCTGTAAATGGGTCTACAACATAGCTACTTAGATTAATATGAATCAACCTGCAACTATCAAATGGACCCATTGGTATTTCCAAAGTAATCTAATTTAATAGATTACTCCCGACTATATCTTTACAATACATTTATATTTCATACATTCTGGTATTAAATGAATAAAGGGTTTTATGAAACAATTTAAGAATTTTATGATAGTAAGTTTATCAGAGATGGTAATACATTCATTGTAGCTTGCAAACTCAAAACCATAAGTTTTAAGTTCCTCTATGGCTGCCAATCTTGTATGTACACTATGAATAGCTATACTTAATTGATTTGAGTTATCAGATAAATATAGATTACCATCATCAAGATACCATAACATCCAGCCAAATGGAGTTAATCTTTTGATTAAATCCCAATCTTGGTTCTCCTTTATAATATCCATATATCTGTTTCTTAGGTTGTTACTTCTCCAAGAATAAGAAATGTAACTATTACTTTCTCTTTTACTTATAGTCTCTAATCCAGCTACAGTAGGAAAGGCTTTCTTCAATAGATTAACTTTGAACTTCAAATAATCATACTGCTTATAGCCATGTTCTATCTTTAAACTACTCCTACCCTCATAGAACTCAAAACTTCCATCTCCAAGTTTCTGAGAAACTAAGATAGCAAGATTGTCTTCTATAGTTGGATTATATTCTATAATATCAAACTCATTAAATAGCTTAAGTTTAGCTGCTCTAAATGTGGACACTTTGAAGTATTTGTCATATAACCCTTTAATCCAATCATAATGAATATTAAGGAATTTGAGTAAATCTTCTTGGGTATCACATCTAATTATAGCATCTCTTAAAACTTCTTTTGATGGAGTATTAATATCAGCAATATAATCTCTTACAGGTTTACCAAATAAACTTTTGAATCTATCTCCAGCATTTCTTAAACCTATATGAAACTCTTTTGCTAATGTTTCATATACTCCATTATCTTTAACTCTATTACAACTTTCAGCTAATTCCTTAGCTCTTTCATAAAAACTTTTATTCATTTCTTCCATAACTAAAATATAAATAATATTGATATTACGTACATAGTCTGTGAACCTTCCTTAGTTAATAACTAAGGCTTGGCTGCTGATTGCCCAACACATCTATAGATGTTTTAACAGGTTTCCAGCAATTCTCGTAATGTTTTACTTGCAGCAAAATTGTCTACCACAAGGATTAGTTCCAATCATCTTGAAGTCAGGATATACACCATCAGGAGAATAGTTGTGCATTGCTCCTTCAAACATAATCCCCGGTTCAGCAGTATTCCAAGCACAGTGCATAAGAGTATTCCATAACTCTCTTGCTCTTACTTTCTTTACAAAACCTCTATTAATCTCATTAAGTTTATTCAGTTCATAATTCTCTAAGGAATACAACCTCATTAAACTATCAGATAGATTAACAGGATACCTAAGAAAATATTCCTCATCCTTTACCACTGCTTGCATAAACTCATCAGTAACCTTCACTGATATATTAGCTCCAGTTACCTTAGTTAAGTCTTGCTTCTTGGTTATAAACTCCTCAATATCAGGATGATTAATACTCATACTTAACATAAGAGCACCTCTTCTCCCATTCTGAGCTACTTCATTGGTTATATCTGAACATACATCCATGAAAGATGCTGCACCTGTTGAAGACTTAGCTGCATTATTAACCTTGGCTCCTCTTGGTCTGAGTTGAGATAAGTCATATCCTACTCCACCTCTTCTTTTCATAAGTTGAGCTTGTTGGCTTCTTGTCTTCATTATCTCTGCATAACTGTCTTTAGGACTGCCTATTACAAAGCAATTAGACAATGAAACCAATTGACCAGTACCTGCACCAGACATCACTGAACCTCCGGGTATAATATACTTGAAGTCCTTGAATAACTGATAGATAGCTTCTTCATCAAGATTAGGTCTTTGGTAGCCATAATTTGATAAATCACTAAAAACCTTATCTATATCACTTTTCCATCTATAATTATCTTCTACTCTTGCAAATTCTCTTGCAAGCCTTCTGTGAGTATCATCAGGAGTCTGTTCTTTCTCTGCTGCATACTTATTTCTCCAAGTAGAAGCTGCCAGTTCATCACCTTTAAAATATTCTAACTCTGTCATGCTGGTACTAAATTCTTTATTTGCATAATACAATCATTTTCCATTACTTCCTTACTATATTTCAGATTAGGATTACCAAGATAATAATTAAGGTCTGAGAGAATCTTTCTCCAATCCCTATAAATCTTACCTTCTTCATCCTTTAAATCCACCATACCAAAGTTCCCATGAAATTCCCAAATGACAGGAGCTATTGTCCTTCTGTTGATTACAACAAATTGATAATGCTGAATCTTGAACTGACTGAAATAAGGGTCTCTCTTAATGCACTCTTGAAGGATATATGTATATAGCTTGGCTTGAATATCATATCTCCATGTAGCAAATGACCCATCAAATTCCTCCTCTGGATGCCCTGTAGTCTTCAAGTCTATAGGATATATCACTTTATTTACATGGTCAACAATCAATTCATCAAACATACATCTGACTGGTATTCCATTCCATTCAGCTTTAAATTTGAGTTGAAACACCTTCTCAATACTATTATCCCAAGGGTCAGTAAAGAAGAAATCCTTTGTAACTGAGTTACTTGTAAGCTCATTTACACAAGACATTACATCATTATAATCCCTTTGAGACAAGATAGTCTTCTCTCCTGCAAGTGCAAGTAAACTATAATATTCATTACAGCTTTCCTTCACTTTCTTGATTCTGAGTGCCCTATAAGAATCCCCTGCATAGTAGCCATTGGCAACAGCCACATCACTGATAATATCATCATCAATGGTATCTACTCTTCTGTGAGTTTCTCCATACTTTGAGAACAGTACCTTTGTAATAGTGATTAAATTATCTGATAAGTTAGGGAACTCACAGACAATAAACCTGTCATTGAAAGCCTGTTCACCATCAGTAAGCATACAATCAACTGCACTTCCAAACTGTAATGCAGGTGTCTCTATCTTATCAAACAATGAACCTATCTTTCTCCAACCTTCCCTTTCAAATCTTGATAATGTACTGTAGCTGATTGCAGGGTCTTTCCTGTACTCTTCCTCTGTTACATTCCAAGATAGTTCTTTAATACTCTTCTCCATAATCATAATCATCCTCTAAGTCTTCTTCCCATTCATTGCTGGGAACTTCAAGCTGGGTTAAATACACATCTACCTCAGCTTTTAAATTACTTAACTCTGTCAAGTCCACATCAAGATACTCTTGCTTGGGATTCTCACTTTTAATGTTCTTCCTTGTCTTGAATATTGCTGAATCTACTAAGTCCTTGAGTGACTCAAAATCTCTGCTCTGAATAAACTGTTCACCTAAAGTTATATCACTCTTGGATAAACTGTTGAGCAATTTCCTCATTCTTTCTATGGCTTTCATCTTTAATAATTTGAATAAATTCTAAGAGTTGTTTCTTAGTAAAGACCTCAAAGATAAGATAATTTTCTTTATCTGGCAAATTCTCTATATGTTTCCTGAACATCTTAAATTTGTAAGGAAACACATCATTGACCTGTCCTTTTACTTCAATAATTACCTTTAAGCCTTGATACTCCATGTAGAAATCTGGGGTATAAGTAATATTAATTAGCTTCTTAAGGTTTAGTATTGTAGCCTTAGCTTTATTACGGGTGTAAAAAGGTACAGTAGGTCTAAACCCTTCCCAGATTGTATAAGTATGGGTTTCATATTCAGGCTCAAACCCATGTTGAAGCAAGGTCCTATAGACCATTGCCTCCAGTTTAGACTTGAATACAATCTCATTATAGGAAGTTATAGTTGCATTTCTTATTTTCTTATTCATATCTCCATATAAAATTTTTAGCAGTTATAGCTTTACCTCTAAGACATTTTCCAATTTGGCAATTATTTGCTCCAGTTTTTCTTGAAGCATCACTAACAGACTTGAACTTATTAAGAAGAACTCCTTCTAAACTGTATTGACACACAATTCTCACTTGATAATCTCCTTTGGTAAATCCACTTTTTCTATTATACTTCTTACCTAAATTAGTTTTTCCTCCTTTTGCACAAATTTCTTTACCTCTTTCAGTAGAGAAAAACTCCTTCATTTGTTGAGATTTGAATTGCTTATATTCATCAGTATGATGATAACCATTTGTACCATCACCCCCATTAGTCAGGTTATAGGATATACCTAATCCCTTATAATGTCTGATAAGTTCAATCTCCAATCTCTTGGCTCTTTCTTCCTCTACATTAGTAAATAAAATCTCATGCTTAAAATTTTTCCAACCATATTTTCTTATGGCTCTCTTAAAATAGGTAGAATTTCTGTAGTTATCTCCATGTCTCCATCTTGTTTCAACATCTTGACTTGTGATTCCTACATAAACTCTACCTATAGGACTTACATGCCTGTAAATAGTAAATAATCTATCCATATCTTTTTTTTTTACAAAGATATGAAAAATATTTTAGATTTGCAACTCTCAGATTTAAACTTTATCCTTCTGTTTTCCACCTCTTTTAAACATTTGCTTCATAGGGTCTCTCAAGATATGTTTAGCTGCAAGAGCATCATCCAATGTCCTGAATGCAGCAAAATTCTTGAAGTTCTTGATTCTATCCAAGTTCTTGACCTTTGTTATTTCACCACTGAGAGTGCTGATTACATAAATCTCCTTGCTATTCTCAATGTGATTCTTATACTTTTCATCCATAACAATGGCTATTTCTCTCAACATAATTGAAAGAACAGCAGCAGGATAAATTGTATAAAGGTTGGCAAGATACTTCTGCAAGTTGTCTTTATTCCAATGAATCCTCTTTGCAAGGTGTTCTATATAGAAGTAGGGGTCCACATGGGTTCCTTCTTCTTTAGCTTCATTGGTTTCAACCTCTTTGATTACACCTTCCTCAACAAGAAAAGGAATACTCTTTTCACTGATAATTACAGTATAGAAAGGTATAAAACTGTCATTAATATATCTTCCAAATGAAAGTTTATCACCAATCTTTACTTCTTTACCAGTTCCCACAAAAATAAGTTTCTTCATACTTTTTTTTTTGTAATTAATACTCTGAGAACCATACAATTGGCTCTCCATATTTCTCTTTAGTTAGTTTGCTCACTTCTTGAAATACAGTAGATGGCATCCTCTCTTCTTGTCTTGCATAGTATGCAGGATGCTTCTCTTCCAGTATTATATTGGTATTCTTATTGATATAAGGCTTAAGTGTCTTAGCCTGTTCACCAAACAGAACATAAATAATACCTGTATCCCACTCTGATAGATTCTTCAATAACTCAGTCATGAAAGGTCTCCACATCATTGTGTGGCTACCTACCTTATTAACTTCACAAGTCAGTGCAGAATTAATCATAAGTACTCCTTGTTTAGCCCAGCTCTCTAAAGTGGGGTCAAAGATAATACTATTATGTGGAATTTCAAAATTAATGCAAGCCTCTTTAACTATTTCAAGTGAAGGAGACAACTTGGTTCCCTCCTTATTCCCAAACAGGACACCAGTAGCCACACCCTTCTGAGGGTATGGGTCTTGTCCTATCATCACAACTTTGAGATTGTTGTAAGGGCATAGATTAAAAGCCTTAAATATGTCAGGATATGCAGGACAAAGTAAGTCTCTTTTAATTAAACTTACCTGTCCTACTACCTTATTTAATTCCTTTGTATCTATAACCCTTACCCATCCACCAAAATATTCCTCAAATGTCATACTATCTTAGTCATTTCCACAACTTCCTCAAGGTGCTCCAGAAGGTAATCATTCATAGCCTCATTATTGAAGGTAGAAGGAGTTGGCTTTTTAGGTTTTACTATAAACCTATCAGTCACATCAGTTACTACTATCTCTGGTATTGGTTTAGTTACCTCAACAATAGAGCCAAATACATTCCTTATAGGGTCATTAATCTCTTGAAAAGTAATACCTGTCCTACTGCTTCCTACCACAATACCCTCCTGCACAAATGCAGGAATAACTGTCTTAATGATACCTTTCTCAACCAGACCATTACTTACAAAGACCTTTGGATTCACATAGATTCTACCAGTCTTATAATGTAAAAGCCTGTCACCCATAACCCCATGAAGTGTGTACAGTATTAATAAGTTATAGTCTTTATCAAGAATATAACCATTGCCACCATAATATACCTCACCATTATTGGTTGTAATCTTAACAAGCCTGTCTCTTGTATCACTCATCTGGAATGACTTGAAGATTGCATTTGCAGTTCTTCTTTCTACAGGATAGTTATTGTTGAATAATGCAACAGCTACCTCCTTTATATTGAAGCCACTGGTCTGATTGTTAGATATTGCATTCTCAACTGGTGTCTTGCACATCAATGGAACATCAATCTCTGGTCCACTAATATCTACTTTCAAATGCAGATTGAACACATTATTGTTTTCAAATGCAAGCTGTGGCTTAATGTAGTCAGGTTCTTGAAGATTACCAACACTCAGGAATATACCATGAAGTTGTCTGTTTAATTGTACACTTATTGCCATTACATTTCTACTTTAAAGTACATTGTATCAGCAGAATATTGAGTCATAAAAGGCACATCTCTATCTATGATAGGATTACACTCATTAGCTACAAAGTTTACAAACAGATTGACCATAATAGATGCAATCATATTTGCCATGAATGTTGTTTGTTTGTAACTACAGATGGTTTCATCTGCTGCTGCATCACTGAACAACCATTTCCTACCATATTCAACTATAGCCCTTTCATCATTGCCTTGAATAGCAAAGACTTGAAATTCTTCTGCTGCCAATCTACCATCAATGAATAAACATTTAGACCTCTCTCCCTCAGGTTTATTACCTACATGCTCAAGCCATTTATCAAAGAACAATTTCCTTGCTTCCATATTATCAAAGCCACAAATCATAATATCTGTAGCTTCACTTTCAGCAGTAAATCTTGCTTGATATGCTATAGTATTATAGTAGTTTGCATATACCTGCATCATCCTATGAAGAGAGCTGACTTTTGGTTGTCCCAAGTCACTACTACCATATAATTGACCAGACATATTAGCCTGTTCAACTATATCTGGGTCATATAAATATAGTCCAGCAGGTTTTAGTCTTGCAAGTAAGAAGCCAACATAACTTCCTATACCACCTACACCAGCTAATGTAATAGTCTTGGATTGAATGGCACTATACCAGATAGCTCCACTGAATCTACTTGTAGCTTCATCTACAAGCAAACTACCTGAATTAGGTGGAATCACTACTTCCTCAGCAGCTAATGCAGCTTCAAGTAATGCTTCTCCTTGTTCATCTATTTCTATTGGAGCATCCTCAGTATTCTGAGCATCATGTAACATATTTGATACTTCCAATGTTGCTATAAGTGTGATAGTAGCCATAGGAACCTCTGGTTCTACCGCACCAATGGTTACTAAATAAGCACCACTTACATGTTGCTCTTCATGGATTATTTCCCACTCACCACTATTTAATAGAGCTACTGCTGATTCTATATCACTTGCAGAGCTATATACCAAAGTCTCTTCTGGAGCACTGTAGTCAGTGATTTCTTCCATTATTGTAGCAGCAGTAGGCACATTAGATGCACCTAAATCACTTGTTTCTGTATCTATAGTCATTTGACTGATAGCACTTTCTAATACTTCATCTTCCATAATTAATAAATATAATCATCCATTAATTTGATATAAACACTCAACCAAGGATTCTTTGGCAGTTTCTTGAGTTCTTCCCTTACATCATAAGCCAATAATGCAGCCATGACAGAATCATCATTATTAATGACTGCCATAACATCACCATCATAGGTATAATTAATAAGGTAATCTACATAGTTTGATGCAAAATATTCAAACTCTTTCACACTTCCAAATCTCCTTCTGTAAAGACTCTCCATAGAGTTAGCCCACTTCTTGACATCAACTGCACTTTCATTTGAAATGATAATACTTGATGTAACAAGTTGTCTTACAATAGACTGAACTATATCAGGGTCAACTGTTACAACACCATAAGGAATTTCAACATTCCCTTCCTCAGGTTGTTCAAAAGGCAGCTCACCTTGTTTAGCAGGTAATTGCTTGTCCTGTTTATCTTTCTGAGGGTCATACCAGCCTCTTTTCTCCCCATAGTATTTATCTTCATCCATAGGAAATGTACTCCCCACCTCCTTAGTTGGGGTAGTATCTTTCTTATAGGAATTATAACCATATTGGGGATAGTTCCCACCACCATACATAGGAGTTACAACCTTCTTCTTAGCCTCTTTGATTTCCTTGATTCTTTCCATCATTTCAGTCTCAAAGTCATCAGTTGCATTCTCAAATACTATATCCAAATTGAACCATTCAAGTTTCTCTTCTTCAATATCAAAAGTATCTACTCCCTCTCTCACTTCACCATTCCAAGTAGGATAAGTATATTTCTCAGATACAGTCTGGATACATTTATACTTCCTTGTAATACCAGCAGTATATTTACCTGCATTGTTTACAATCAATGATACAAAGTGAGCCATATCATTACCCTCTGCACTCAAAGTGGCAGTATCAGTACCACTAAAGAAAGTAGCCATATTATTATGGCTGTGGATTAATCCTTGATATATACCCTCTTCCAATAACTCAGGATGGTCTACCATGTATGTAGCCATATCAGGAGACACATTGAACTCAGTGTATGCACTTGTACCAATGTCCATTTGGAACAAATCTACACATCTGATAGTTAGGGATTTATCTTCAAAAGCTCCCTCAACTTTATAAAACAATACACCTGACCATTCTACATCCCAGATGTTCTTGCATAAAAATCTTATCTTTTTCTCAACCTCTGCTGGAATGACAATCTTAAATATATCTTGTCTGTGGACTAACTCCAGTACTGGTTTCACTTCTTTCTTCTCTTCCATATCCATAGTTTAATATTCTCAATATGCTACATACAATAGCTTCAATATATTGTAAATTCAGTATCCTTGTTCTATTGAGAGATTCCTCCTCTGAGGACAATACTCCATCAATAGTCAAGGTAATATCCCTACCTTTGAATGTGCAGATTTTCCTTCCTACATATCTCTGATAGTCACCACTACTACCTCTTCTGACTGGCTTTGGCACATAGACTTTACCATTAGTTATAATACATTCATTGATAACCCCACTGCTAACAAGGTCAGCATAACTAATGTCAAAGGTATGTTTGTTATACTCAGTATTATACCAACTGATAAATTCATTGCTGATAAGAACTACTGTATCAATGAAAGACATTCCTAACCCATAACTTCCATTGACATAGTTGAACCTAATCTTCTTAGTCTCCAGAAGGTGTTTAATGAATGGTCTGAATTGTTCTCTTCCAAAGAGAGTGTTCCAAGGAACCATACCTCTAAGAGATTGCATAGAAAATCTATCCTCAGCATCTCCCATCTCTGGTGCAGGAATATTCTCAAGCCTGTGGTATGGAACTCCATCAATGGATTCTACTCTTACATACCTGTCAAGCTCCAGACATAATAACTGCCAAATGGCTTCATCATATCCTATAGCCAATGTAGAAAGAGAGGAGTTGATAGGTCCTCTACCAGTACAAGGTGTTTGAAAGTTTTCAAAGTTACTTGTTGGAATAGAAAATACATGACTGTGCATATATCCACCCTTGAAATGGTTAAGAGGATAATTAGACCTGTTCACTCCAAAATATCCTTTACCTTTTCCATTCCAATTGAAAGGAACTTTAAGCCATAAATCCTTAATATCCACATACTTATCATATTCATTTGTAATCCTTACTGTGGGAAAATAGATAAGAATAAACAGATTGTTGAACATAGTATTGGCAATCTTCTCCTTTATTACTGGCAAGAAGTATTTAGTTAATGCAGAATCACTTGTAACAGTTTCATTATTAGCACCTTCTGCTGTCCAAAAGAGATTTATTATCTCTCGGTCTTCTCTATTCATATCTTGATAAGCAGAAGAATCTGTTATATTTCCCCATTCTATAAATGTTCCCAAGGGATTTACACTAAGGTATGTATATAGTTCATCCTCAGTCAGAAAACCTTGCATTTCTACTCTCCCTTCACCAAAGAAGTCTTGAAAGAACTGCAAGATTTGATTTGGTCTTTCCATGATACTATTATGTAGTTCATGGACTTGTTTCTTTATTTCTTCGGTCATTGCATAATAAAAAAAATGAGGGGGAAGGCTTATTCAGCCTCCTCCCTCACTGGTTTCTACTTAATGAACAAAGTCAAACATCTTGTTGATTTCTGCCTTTGACATCTTTTCAGGTGCAGAATAAGTTGTACCTTTCAATACAGCCATAGCCCTGTCATAGGTTCCCTCTTCAATTACATCAGAACCATAAAGGTCTTCAAGTAAGATTTCAAGAGCACCAGCAACATTACCCTCAGAAGTGGCAGTAGCTTCCACTACTTTCTTTTCCTTTACAGGTTCTTTTGCTACTTCTTTCTTTACAGGTTTTTCTTTCACAACCTCTTTCTTCTCCTCTTTTGCAGGAGCACCACCTTCACTCAACAGGTCAATCAAGTCCTGAGTTTTACACATAGTGAAGTTCTTTCCGAATCTTTTTACACATTCATCCTGCAAGCCTCTTGCTTTGATTGCATTATAGGCTTCTGACCTTGACATTGCACCAGACTTGATTTTCTTTTCAGGTGCAGTCAGCAGGAATGTCAAATCATTTACTACCTGTCCTTTGTAAGGAATATTGGTAGGAAGGATAGAAGCATCATCTTTCAATTCTGCCCTCAAATGACCCTCAAAGAATGTCATTCCTTCAAATTCAATACCTGCTTCTCTCATTTCTCTTTTCAACTCACCCAGTGTAGTTGCAGAAGATGCCTGAATAACTTTTTGAGACTGAGTTTTGTTGTTGATGATGGTTACTTTTCTAAATTCCATGATTTTTTTTTTAGTGATAAAACATTACCTATCAAATAGGCTTAAAATTATTTCTCTGAATTGTTCTTTGTCTCCTATTGTTTTATAGAGGTCAGAGACATCTTTTCCTCCTTCAAATTGTGGCAATACTATGTTAGTAAACCCAGTGGATGCTGATAGTTTCTCTCCATCTATGAGACCAGCTTTATCATTATCCAATAAGATAAATACTTCCTTGTATCTTCTTTTGAGTTCATTAACAGCAGTATCACTGATACCATAACCCTCTCCTTGAATGGCTATAGCTGGTATTCCAGTGTTTGCCCATAGACATAAAGCATCCTTCATTGAGGAACAGATACATATCCTATCCCCAAATTCAGGTACTTTAGTCCATAAGCTAATTACTGACCTATCATGTCTGTTGGACCACTTATATCCCTTTTGATTGAATGGTTGATATATCTTTAAAGTGACTTTCCCTTCCTTATATTCTACATAAGCATAAGCATATTTATCTGCTGGAAAGACCATTCTGGATTCTCCTTTTATGATTATTTTATAGGATATAGGATAAATGTCAGCATACTTCAACCACTCTAAAGTAATACCAAATGAAGCCCAATACTCAAGGTCATACTTTCTCCATTCCCTTGTCTTACATTGTAAATCAAGGTTGGAACTGTATTCCTTAGTAGTGACAATCTTAGGTTTACCTAAGGCACTATAGCCATTAGTCTTAGTAATCTTGGATAAGTCCTCCCAAATATGTGCAAGCACATCATTGTAACTCTCCCCCCAATACTTACCTAATAAATCAAATGTTCCTCCTTTATCTTTTGTAGCCAAGTCTGTCCAATGTATCTTCTGACCATCTATGCTATAAAAACCAAAGGATGGATGGTTATCAGGTCTTAATGGACTTGATATAATACAGGGAACATTACTTACCCCAAAATAATGGTTCAGAATGTCTAATTCTGATACCTTTGATAAAATCTCTTCTAATCTGATATTAGGTTTACCAATACTAATAGCCATAGTTCTAAATCTTTATGTTATTAACCCCAAGGAGTTGATGCAGGAGCTGTTGCTGCTCCTAATGGGTCATTTTCAGCAGCAGGTGTGAAAGTTGTAGCTTCTACTACATTTTCATGCAAAGGTTGAGTTGAGAACTCAGTGCCCGGAGCACCACCTGCATTCTGGAACTCTGTGATTGCAGCATCAATCTTGCTATAATCTGTTACAGCATTCTTTGCAAACTTCCTTGTGAATACAGCCTGATACTGTCTTGTACCATTTTCATTATCCACAGTTCTGATACCTACAGCACCTTTAACTGTATAAGCAGCAGCAAGAGTAACAAGCTCTTTAAGCTCTTTTACATCACCCTTGAATAGAGCTGCCATATCAAGAGAAACTTCACTGTCATCAGTGTTCTCTTTCATCACCCAAACCTTGTCCTTATATACAGCAGGACCCGGAATATTCAACCACTGAATAAGGAAATCAATCAAGAATTCCTCACCTTGCCATGCAAGTCTGTAGTCAGCACTGATATTGGCTGGTCCAGAAGTGTATTGAGGAATAGCTTTGGATTGTACTTCCTCCTTTGTAGCCCAAGCAGTTCTACCAAACTTATCAATAATCTGATATTTACCACTGGTCTGACCTACCCTGTAATCCTTAGTCAGCATAAAGCTGATAGGAATAAGCATTTCAATACCATTGTTCAGTTTGGCATCAGGAGCAGTCTTACCATAGAATACTACTCTCACTTGTTCCTTACCTTCATCAGTTTTACCAACATATTCAGGCTCATTCTCAATCTCTCTACCTGTGAGAGCTTCTAATTCTGCCTTAGTAGGATTTACAGCTACAATATTGAATGCAGCCATACCTTTGTACATCTTGAAAGAACCTTCAACTGATTCTTTACCTACCTTAACAGCCATGAAACTTTTGTTTAAATTCTTCATCTTAAATTACTGATTTTACGTGATTAATCTTTGAAAGGCATTTCATCTGCCACTTCTCCAAATGGATTTGCAGGTGCTGCCTCTTCTGCCAATGCAACTGCCTCAGATGCAGGTACTTCTACCTCTCCTACAACCTCTTCTGAAACTTCTCCTTCTGGAGCTGCTTCTGTTGCTTCTGCTACTGCCATGATACCAGCAAGAACTTCCTCAGAAGTGAAACCACCAGTCATAGTCTTGATAGGAGCTTCAAAGCCTTCAATGGCTTCATTGATTACACCCAGTTCTTCCTGTGCTTTCTCAATCTTCTCTACAAGTTTGTCTCTTTTGGTTCTCAAACTCTTAGTGTTCTGAGCTGTTCTCTTTACAATTGCAAGCTCAAATCTTGATAATTCTCTATTCATAATGTTTAATTTATTAAAATTATTTGTCTTTGTCCCATATTATTGGGTTTACTTTGTAATTTATTTATGGTGTACTTCTTCTCATAATACTCTAATGCTTCCATTAAATATGGCTGGAGCATACCTATTCCCATAATAGTCTGTATAAAAGTTACAGACAATTTAGGGTCTTTACCATGCTCAGTGCAATAATCTAATAGAAGATTGGCAGCATCTTCTCCAGTCAGTCCACCAAAGGCTACAAGCCTACTAATCCTGACTACTTCATCCCTATCCATAATATTCCTGTGCTTTCTCAACTACAAGACCCAAGTCATTGGGAATATATAGAGGAAACATGCCAACAGGACTCTTTGCAGGATATACTCCATCATCATTGGTAACAAATTCTCTGATGGATTTCTTCTCTTTGGAATCAAAGGAAGATTTACCATAAAGAACCACTTCAAACTTACCCTCAGGAGTAATATATGAATCAACCATGTTACCAGTACTCTTATATTTATAAGAGATACTATCACCATTCTTGTCTTTATATTCCTCATAATGAGCAAGACAAATCATGTTCTTATTTTCTGGCACAAGATTGATTGCATCAAAGATTAACCCCATTCCATAACCAATCTGTTTAGGAGTGTCCCAACCACCTTTCATTGCATTCTTCATATAGAAATCCTGACTGATATAATTCATATCATCCAGTACTATATTGGTGAATGGGGATTGAGGACTGGCTAACATCTCAATGATTTGAGCAACTTCTTTCGCATCATTGGTTATAATCCTGTTACCTTTACCAATCTCCTTAAGAGTAGTAACTTGATACTTACTTCCACCCCCTCTAAAAGGCAAGGGCTTATTCACACAACTTATCAAATAAGTCACTTTAGGGTCTAACCCTTTCAATCCAAGCTCTGGTATCTCTCCAATAGAGGTTGATTTACCAAAGCCTGACTTAGCTAAAATCAATGCTTTCATTCTTCTTATTTAAAAATTTAGTCTGCAAAGGTAATCAATTTAATCAACCTATGCAAATTCATCTTCCACTTCCTTATTCTGGCTTTTCTTATAGAGACATTCATGAAAGTATAGTTAGTCCTCCTTCTTACAACTGTCTCAATATATCCAAGACACCTTTCCAGTTCAGGCTTATTATTGGGTAGTGGAAGCTCAGTAAATGTACTCACTGCTCCATCAAAGAACAATGGACATATTTGACCTCCTGCTCCATTATCTCTATCCTCAATAACCTGCATAAACCTTATATTGTTTTTGAATTTGGTCACATCATAACCTTCATATTCCCTTAGACCATACTTAAATGGACTATATAAACCAAGCACCAGATTTGCATCTCTGGTGGTAGTCTTACAATCTGCAAGACCATCTGATGAAGGCATCATCTTATTCAACTTCTGATTCTCAATTCCTTCCTGAGCCTGAGCTTGATGCTGGATTGCAGTGATATTGAAATCAAATTGGTCTCTCTGAGTGATGAAATACTTACTCATCTTCTCAATAGTCTGCATTTTGTTCATACCACTTTCTGACATCAGATTTGAATAGTTGTCTAAGATAATTTCAACATATTCATCCTTGTCATCTGGTTCATAAAAGTCTATAACCTCTCTTTCCTCCTCAAGTCCAGCTTCATTCTTCATGATAACCTTCTTGAAGTGGAACTTTCCTCTACTCAAAGCAAAATTCCTACAATACTTGTTGATTCCTGTAGGATTTCTCTCAGAGTCAATATAGATTATAGTCTCCTTGAACTTCTGAATATATGTTACATACCTTTCAGATGCAAGTAAGTCTAATATCTCTTGAGGAACTGGTCTATCAGCAGAAGTACTCTTCAAGTCAGTTGGACTTATTCTTATTCTATCAAGCCTGAATAACAGGTGACATAAGAATTCATAGAACTTTTCTTCCTTACCCATTTCAAGGGTAAAATAGAGTATCTTCAACCTTAGTTGGTCAGGGTGCTCAATTGCATAGAAGAAGGGTTCATAAACAAGCATATAGTCAGCAAGTTTTGATTTACCAACCTTTTGATTTGCAGTAATAATGTTATACCTTCTTTTCTCTATTCCTGGGAGCCACACTCTTAATCTTGGGAAAGACAATGGAATACAATTTATCTTGCCATCCAGTATCCTCTGTCTTCGGAGTATTAACTTCTCCAGTGCCCTATCAAATGAATCCTTCTCTTCCATATCAATTTAATGTAGATGTCCAATTATCAGTGAGGTCACTTTCCTGACCAGCATTCTCAATGTAATTAGCCAGCTCTGAGATAGGTACTTTAGTACCATCCTTTACCTCTTCTTTCCAAATGAAATATTGAAGCAATCTCATGAACTTATACTCTCCATTGAAGCCAGAAACATAGGCTTGAGTTGCATTGATGATTTGTTCATCAGTGTAATCATTCCCATACTTCTTAAAGAAAGTCTGTAACTTCCTCTTAATGTCAGTTTTATTCCCTCTCCAATACTGATTGTTAAAGTTCTTTCCTTCTGGATAAATGGATTGAAGTTGAGGTACTAATGCTTCAATTCTTTGATTGAAGTCATCAGTCCCCACAGACTTATCAGAGTCAAGAATAATATTATTTACCACATTATTCCCTGTAGAAGTAACAAATAACCCTACAGGAAGATGTGTTTCCCTATCATAACTTGTACTAATAAGTCCTTTTTTCTTCAACTCACTTTCAGCAGCATTGAAATCTACATTGTTTTGAATAGCTATCATAAGCAAGACCTCTCCAAGAGAAACCCCACTCTTTTTAATAACCTTGTCATTCAATGAGATTGTCATACTACTACCCAATCAGCAATTCAACATGAGCTTCCTCAACTTTCACAGTCTGTTCACAAGCCTCCACAGATTCATTCACAAGTGCAACACAGTTCAAGAAATATTTCTCAATTTCTTTGTAAACCTTTGCAGCAGTAGCAAATGCTTTACCCTTTGCTCTGGATTCTGCAATCCTCTTACCTACCTCTTCATTGAAGGCATCTTCCTCATTGCACCTTGCAATGGCTCTTACCTTGAATGTGCCATCGAGGTCTACAAGTGGAAGATTAGCCCACATTCTGGGATAAATATCATTCCATGCAGGATGTTTTTGTAACTGCATATCACATTCCAGAACACAAACTACCACCTTCTTCTCAGGATTTACAATATAGCTTGCTTTAGTAATTTTAACTCTGTTTCTCATACTTTTATTTCACTTAAATTTGTTTTCACAACCAACTCTGGATTATAATCCTCAAGCATCTTCTCAACTAACTCCTCTTCCCTTGTACCACTAAAGTATGGGATAATAATGATGGGGTCTTTGTGCCTGAGTATTCTACCCAATCTTTGTTTGATGATAATATCACTGCTGTTCAGATTAGCATATAAACCAACTCTGCAATCTACAAGGTTCATACCTTCATTCAGCATATTACATGCTGTAATGTGGTCCAACTTCTTGTGATTAAACATATCAAGTACCATAGAGGATTCTTTGTTCTTACTGTTAATACAGTTTTCCCCTAATATTTCTGTCTGCTCAATAGAGCTACAGAATGTGAGTACCCTCTCTGATTTCAGCTTCTCCAGAAGAGATAAGATAATAGGGTTCTTTAATTGTGAAAGGAATTTGAGCCTTTGACCTGCAAGGAATAACCATTTTGTCTTTACTCCTTCATTTCTTGTTCTCATATATTGCCTCTTCCAGAACTCTATCTTGTTTCCTAACTCTATCACATACTGTAGTTCAGTACACTTAATATGCACCTGAATAGATTTATCCCTTAAGTAAGACCATCTATCTTTATATAGACATTCTTTGATAATCTTAGCCTTAGGATGCTCAATCACAGTATGTACAGCATGTGTATTATCAAGTTCAAGAGGGATAAGGAACACTCTTGGGTCAGGAAGGATTTCATTGTCTATAGCCTCCTTCATCTTCACTGTATAACACTGAAAATCAGGAAACAACTGACCAAGTTCCCACTTCATATCTCTGGTAACTGTAGCTGAAAGCATGATAGAATGATGTATCTCCATTGTAGATACAAATTCTCTACATCTTTCTGACATGTGTTGCACTTCATCAAAGATGACTACATCCCATTCTTCCTCTACATGTTTATTCAATCCTACATAAGTACTGAATTGTACTCTTTCAAGCCAAGATTCAAGTCCCCATTTGATAAACTCCTCTTTCCAGTTATTTATCAAGACTAATCTTGGGATTACTATAAGTATGCTACTGGGGTTATCCCTTAAAGCCAAATCAATGCCTATCTTAGATTTACCAAAGGAAGTAGGTAACTCACAGAGTATAGAATTACTCCTTATATTCATTATCTCTTCCTGAGCCTGTTCTCTATCCATATCTCTTTACTATATTCTTTAGTTTTTCTACATATTGCGGGTCTTCCGCATAACCTATTTTAATCAAAAATTGATAGTAATCATCCGGGGGTTTGTATCTATATTGTATGTAATTGAGATAGGCAACCACACTCTCACTCCAGTGGTCAAACTTGTAATAATCACCTTTGTAACTATTGTAGAGTCCAAATAAGTTATTGTACTCTTTGCAGACCTTAGACCTGAAATGACCTGTCTCAAGAATAGCCTGAGCATATACAATGTTCTTATGTTTAACATTATAATACTCTAAAGCCTCCATAAGATAATCATCAGGAGCCTCTGATAGTAAGAACTCTGGTTGTTCCAATCTCAACACATCCACCTTTTCAGGTTCCTTGTGCTCCTCTTGGTAGTCCATATAGTATAAACCATATAGACCACCAATAAGTAAGAGCATAAGAATATTAATTACTTTTTGTTTCATACTATAACTTGAAAGAAAGCTCTATATTTCAGTGCATAAGAGCTTTTTAATTTTAATCACAATCTTTCCTACATAAGTCTCCCCCTTTAAACTTGGGATATACTTAACAAGATACATTTCTGGCTTCATATTGGAAAATATGAAATATGCTACAAGAAAAGTCAAAAACAGTAAAATGTTAAGAACAGGAATTTGTTCAACAAGAATAATCATGATAAAAAACCACAAGGGTATTCTTACCTCAGACTCCTCCACAACCTTCATCCCATTATAGCGTTTAAAATGGGTATCTTTCATAATATCCACTATTATTATAGTAAGAATTATACCAATAATAAACCAAGTCATGACTATTTACTTATGTCTTTAAATATTGTAGGAACTTGACCATATACTGGTAACTTTCCATCCCATTTCTCAATCCACATCTTCTCAAGAATTGCTGGAGTAAGAGCTTGTTCTCTAAGTTGATTAGCTTCCTTCTCAGCCTTAGCAGCTACAATTAACTTCTCTGCCTCAGCCTTAGCTACAGCTACTTCATTCTGCACTCTCATTGCTTCCTGCACAGCCTTATTCTTGGCATTTACAGCATCTACAATGGTCTGAGGATATTTGAGACCAGATGTCAACTGTTCCAACTGAAAGTTTTCCTTATGCAATGCTTCACTAAGATGTTTTTCAATGGATTTCTCTATACTATCTCTATGACTTACTATATAATCAGTAGTAAAACTATTGAGCTGTATTCTAAAGGCATCCTTTACATAGTTAAGCAGAGTTCCTGTAATAACATCATCAAGCTGCTTTCTGTACTTCTTGAATACTTCTGGAGACTTACCATCCATAATCTTCAAGGATACAGTAGGGTCAACTGTAAACTCAGACCCATCTTGGGCATTAACTGTAAATGGAGCATAATCTACTGTTCTCACATAAGTAGGATACTCATATATCTCAGTAGTAAAAGGATTGTACCACACTCTACCAGTGACAAGAGCAGCTTCTCCAACTCCCTTATCATCCCCATAAAGGCTTACTTTAATACCTTCATGTCCAGCATCAATTCTCTCACAAGATGATAGACTTACCATCCCCATAAAGGCTATTAACAGCCCAATTAAAAACTTACTTTTCATGTTTTCTTTAAATTTATTATTAGACATTTAGTTTATTTCTTATAACTCATCAAACTCTTCTTGGACTTCTGAAATTCTCCTGTTAAGTTTGGCTATAGCAAGAAGCTTGACCTCATCAAAGTTGATAAAGGAATCATCTACACTATAGGTATGTTGTGCTCCATTATATCTTATAGAATCAGAAATTTCAACTATAAAGAAGCACACTCCTCTTTCCCATCTACTTTTCTGGTCTTTAAGTTTGTTGAGCCTTTCAAGAAGCTCTTTACCCTTCTTTACCTTTTCCTCAGTCATTTTTCTTTTTCATTTTAATAGAAGTAAAACACTTGGTCTTGTAGGAAACCAAGAATATTAATACTAATAAGAAGAACCCTACAATGTTCTCCATTGTGTTGGCTTGTGAAATCATCTCAAAAGATAAGTTAATTCCTAATATGAATGCCACTATCCATATTGAACCTTTAATTATATTCATCATAAATTCTAATACTTTGTCCATTCTAAATCAATAGGTATCTTCCAAGAATCTCTCATAGATAAGTGAACTCCATCAAACTCTTTATGGAACCTGCTTGTTCTTGGAAACTTGAAACTTCTATAGGTATTCTTTGGTTTTCTTCTTTGCCCATTTCTCCACTTCTTCTTAGTTAAAACTCTCCCTTTGCTCATATTTCCAATAGTTTTATGTAAGTTCTTCCACCATCCTTATCATACCATAGCAATAGTATATACTTGTTATAGCTTGTGATTAAGTCAAAATAAGGGTGGTACCTAACAAAAGTCTTTATTAGTAAGATAATACCTAACAATCCTACTATAATTGATACAAATAACATACTACCTACACTATAAATAATTTAGTTATCATGAACAGTGTAGGTATAACTCACTCCACCAAGACCTTCTACAATCCTTTTAAGATGTGCTTCAAGTCTCTGTTTCTTGGTAAGTCTCTCCCAATCTTTTGCTTTCACAAAGTAAGGAGCTTCTTTCCCTGTCATGTAGTCATAAGCATCCATACTAAGATTAAGAGACTGACCAGCAGATTTACACTTTCTTGTCTTTACAGTAATAGTTTTAGCATCTTTCTTACCACCTTCAAGACTTTCTACTTTCATATTGAAAGTGTCATAACCTGTGCCTACTTTTTCTTCCTCAAGAGCTTTAGCCTGCTCTTGGCTCAGCATCACACTACCTTGTAATGTGACACTGAGACTTACTTTGATTTCATTATTCATCTGAATCTTTATTACCAAGCATAGCTCCCATAAGAAGCATACCCAACATGGCTTCTGGACCTTCACCTGCTAAATTCTTAGCTGCAATACCTACAACAATCTTCTGTTGTTGGTCTCCAATGAGTTTCTGCAAGTCCATAGGCAGAGTGCCAAGCAGGTAAGTAATTACTATAGCTTTGCTTTGAGGGTCTTTTAATCTTTTCAACTCAATCAGGCAATTATCCAACACATCTTCTGCATCAGTATCACCTGTTTTCTTGCCAAGGTCAATTACACCTTCTCTTAATTTATCCATTACTTCTTTGGGAAGTGGACTGTTAAGACCTAATTTTTCTCTCATGTTTTCTGCGAAGCTCTCAGCTCCACTCTTTTCATTTTTCATTGTTTTTTTTTTTAGTAAAACACTATGTTAATTATCACATGAATGTGCATAAAAAGAAAAGGCTACCAGTAATTAAACTGATAGCCTTTAAAAGATAGAATATTCTACAACACCTTTTAAATTGTGTTCCATTGAAGGAACTAAAGTTGATATAAAATCTACTCCTTTCTTACTTAAAAATTCAATATATAATCATAATATGAAGTAAGTGTTGTATATCACTAATCTTTGTGTGGGGATGGTTGGACTCGAACCAACATAAGATTATTCCCTAAATAATTGTGTAAACCTTGAAGTAACTCTCACAAACCACTAATGCTTCCATAGAACAACTGTAAGAGGATAAAACTTGCTTTATTCCACCACATCCCCATTTTAACTTTAAAATAACAACCATAACTTCCTCAATATCAACCTACTCATTAATACTAAGAGCCAAACCCATAAGATATACAATAAGTAGTTGCATTCTACCCACCTCTGGTTGTTATTTAATTTGTGGAGGGAATTGGACTTGAACCAATGACCCGTAGCTTTCAACATGCTTTTTGAAGTAACTCTATTCTACACCAACACTGCTGTGGAACATTGAACAAAGTGTAATTTTCATTTATACTGCTCTACCAACTGAGCTATCCCTCCATAAGAAAAAGACATCATAGAATAGTGCAAAGAGTGTATTGCAAAATATAACCGATTTTATGAAGTAACTCTGTGCTTCACTAATGATGTCTTATAAGCAAATGTCATAGAACATTTAACAGATTATCTGGATAATTTAAAAGATTACTGATGTAAATCTGTAACACACTAATGACATTTTTAAGTTTTAAAAATGTTGTAAGAACAACTAACAGACTAATGTTTTGGTAAACTATTTCCATATTAGTTTGAAGTAAGTCTATTATACACTATACAACATTTGTTTTTATTGTTCCTCAAACTTATTCTGCAAGCCTTCTAAAGCTGCAATGTAAGTGAGAAAATGCTCTGACCAACCTGAAATCTCAGCAGTCCATCTACCTCTATAATTCACACCTCTTATATTGGCTGATACATCACAAATGTAATTGTACTGACCAAAAGGCTCAGGAAGGATAGACTTATTATAGTGGAAGTCTATATCCTGTGAATCTGAGAATATGATGATTCTATCAAACTTGGTTCCTTTAAATTGGTTTCTACACCAGTCAAGACATTGTTTAGTGAAGATACCCCCACCACCAATTCTGTGTCTGGTTTCCATAATCTGATTGAATACACCAAATCCTTTTTGAGGATACTTGATGTGCTCTGATGCTTGCCTTCTTGCTGCATCATTACCTGCTGTGGTAACAAGTTCATAGTCCTCACACTGATTAATAGCTAACATAGCCATTGCACATGCTTGGTCCATCCTATTGAATGCAGAGTTACCAGAAGTAAGACTACCCATAGAACCACTGACATCTACTATAAACAAGGTTTTACCCGGAAGTTTAGGTAGATTCTTATATGCTTCAAGCATAGCATCTTCAATATCTCTACTGAACTCAGGATTCATCCTGTTAGCCTTCAAGAAGTCAAGAGGTAATAACATTGAAGACCTGAGTTTTGTCAATCCCTCAACAATAACTCTTCTATCAACATCTGCCTTCTTCATGTTATTTATGTTCCTCAACATAGCCAAACCACCAATCTTATTCTCAAAGATTAGTTTAGTCCAAGTCTCTTTCCTGTCTTCACCAGCAGAAAGTAATACTTCCCATGTTTCAGGTGGTGTAAGAGTCCTGTCAGCTATCTTCTTGAACAGCTTAGTTTCATAATCATTGTTTGGCTTAGGTCTGCATAAGAACATAACATCTCTTAGCTTAATGGCTGCATCCCTGTCATATTTAGCAAACTTGTATTCATTGAAATTATGAAAAGCTGCTGCCAATCCTTTCTTAGCTTGGTTACAGATAGGCTTTTTACCATCTTTCCAATATAATGCCAAGAAATCTGTAAGCATATCAGCCCTTGTAATAATCTTAGGTAACAAGTCAGCTACAAACAGCTTGTGTTCAGGATATTTACACATTTCTACTGCTATGAACAGAGGTGTATGTCTCAGCTTCTGCATTAACCTTGCTTCAAGAGCAATATTATATACATCAACAGCAGGACACAAAGGTATCAATCTTTGAATTTCTTCTGCTACCTTCTTGCCATCCATATATGCAACATCTTCCCAAAGAAGATTAGCTAATACTGCTCTTCTCAATAATGCTACATTACTCTGTTTAGCTGCCATAGCTCCAGAACCACCAGCTAATCTTGAATCATCAAATTTTGATGCTGGTTTCACACTTGGATTTAATTTAGACATAATTGTTATCTTTATTTGTTTGACACTGCAAAGATATGTCAAAGGTTTGATATATGCAAATATATTTTCACATTTAACATATCTTTAGTTATTTAATACCATATCTCTGGCAAATAGCCATTCCCATACTCAAATGTTGTCATTGCTTATTTGCTTCTGAATTACAAAAAGTTATATAACCCTCAACATCAAAGTTTCCTTCTTTATCCAAGAAGTCACTCAAGCCATTGTATGCTTCCTCACATACTGTGAATTGAGTTTCCTCAAATGTATCTCCTCTATACTTATGTAGGTCTATTGAACCTAATGTAAGAGGTAATTCCATTCCCCAAGAAGGTACAGGATAGAACATAAAAGCATGATTCAAGAGATACATCACTTTATTCTCTTCATCTTTAGCTACCCAAATACTCTCTGCATCTTCACCTTGCATTGTAATTGTTACTCTGCCATGAGGCAATTCACCAATGGACTTGTCTCTTTTGATTGTTGATTTAATCAGTTTCATTCTTTTTTTTTATCAGACATCTAAGTCTGGGTGTTTATAAATTAGGAATCTACAAGCACAAGCTACTATCAAATGTTGTACACCTGTTGCAGCTAATACTCCTATTACTATCATGTTCCAATCAGGCAATGATTGCCAGTTAATGAACCATAATGCACATAAGAAGAATGTAATCCATGTAGTACTACAATAGATACAGAAACCAAGAGGATAGGCTACAAAGCCCCAGAACTTCCACCATAGATTAGGTTCATGATGTCCTTCTACATCACAATATCCATTGGATTTTCTTACCCAATTCCTGAGTATTTTATACCACCAGTGGAATATCATGTCTTCCACCTTCAAACAGTTTCTGTAGAAGATTCCTAACAATCCTCCTACTACACCAATTAACATACATTCAAATACTAATTCCATGCTTTTTTTTTTTAGTTCAACATATATAGTTTATTAGAATTATCTCTTTTTAAGTTTAGCTTCAACAACAATAGGTTCAATATTCTTCCACTCAGTTATATAATTACTATCAACTGGTTTGCCACCATTGAATGTACATATCCTATCATAATCTTGTGTATATATTGTATTAATAATTACCTTCTTGAGCATTTCTATTATATTTACAAGGTAGAAATGTCTGACAGCCCATAACACCCTTCAATAGCTTACCTATCAGCACTCAGGTTCTTATTATTTACCCATCCTAAAGACCCTCAACAAAGAAATCTATGCAGGTGGAGCATAAGGGACTCGAACCCTTGTCTTACCAATCTTTAATAAAAGAATTACACATGCTTACTATTTTTGATGTGGTTAGTTATCCACTGGGGTTGACCAGAAATCAACACAATCCACCACTTGCATTAATCTATGCAAGAAATCCTTTGTTTGCACCTTTCTGTTTCAAAGCAAGTGCTGCTTAGCCTAATTTAGGCAGCAACTCTATAAGTGTTGTCAGTTATTGTTTTGATGTCTCTCCATCAGTCTCTGCATGTTCTCTTACCAAATAATTAATAATCAAATCCAAATCATGCCCCATGAAGAGCCTATATTCACATACCAGCTCCCTTGTATCAATAGTTTAACAATAAATAAAATGATGTACCCCCAAGAGGACTCGAACCTCTGTCTATTGTTTAGGAAACAATTGTTACTATCCACTGAACTATGAGGGCATTTTATTTATCTATAGGTAAGGACTTGAACCTTACATCCTCCCCCAGTTACAGCAGTTACAAATCTATGCAGTGCTGATACTATAGATAAATTAGTAGCCATGTTTCACAACATAGCTACTCCAATCTAATTAACCTTATATAAACACATACCTAAAACAACAAATTCAATTCATCAAACAACAGTTTGGCTGCTTCCTTGGCATCCTGTGCATTCTTGAAGTACACAATACCTGCATACTGTACAGTTCTGTGTTCATAGATTGCAATGCCATCAGTCAGATTTACCTGTTGTACTACTGCTGAACCACCCATAGAAGATTTGCCAATGAAATAACCAGTCTTACCAGCTTTCATTTCCCAATCACCATTGTAGTATTTAGCCATAATAGCTAATTTGTGGAGTGTGTCCCATTTGCCTCTTTCTGAATAAGGTAATTCACATGCAGTCTTGATAAGGCTTATCTGACCCTTCATGTAATCATAACCAGCCAGTTCATTTTCAGAGTAAGCCTTCAATGCAATTGCTCTAAGAGCATAGTTATCACCCATGTACCATTTCCTTGCTTCTTCAAGAGATATGGCAACATTTCTTTTCTCTTCCATGTTATTTCTTTGTTTATCAATGTCAAAATCACTTCCAGTACATTGGTTCATTACCTTCCCATTCAACAAGAAAGGCTCTATGACCTTAAGTTTGATACCATTTTGAACCTCACAAGAGTTCTTGTCCCATCCTACTACCTGCATAGCAGTAGAATATCTTTTGTCCTTAATCATATCTCCTGCTTGGATATTATCAAAAGGACACAAGAACATGTATTGTTTCATACTTCTTGTTTGTGCATAACCCAGTTTTTGGTCTGTATAGACCACATAAATTGTCCGTACCATAGTTTATTGATTATTTAAGTTCTTCATCTGAATCATTGAGATACTTATATAATGTAAGCACCTCAAGTTCTTCTTTACTAATAGTTTTATAACACACAAATATAAGTGCAGCCACAAGCATTATACCATAAAAGAAATATCCTTGGTCATAAATACTATCTACACCCATCATGAATATCATGGTTACAAGGATAGTAATGTATAATAACATACCCTTGAATATCATTTTGATTGTCTTCATTCCCCTGCTCCTTTCTGGTCTTTCATGAACAACCATGCAAAGAATGCAATGACCATTATTATAGTCACTACATTCTCAGTATTTATCATGTCTTCCATTATCTTTTTCTTTTATATTTATTGAACTCTTTTCTTGCAACATCTCCTTTGGAGAATGTCTGCATGGTGATGCTATTGTCTGATGCAATTACTATTGACCATTCAAAAGCATGTGTTCCAAACAGTGAAACTGTTCTACCTAATTGGTCTGTAACTGTAGCTCTAAGTCTTGAGTCACAATTATTTCTGTTGTATTTCTTAGCCATAGTTTATAAGTTAATTTGTTAATAATTGAAGCACATACTGGATTTGAACCAGTGACCTTCATTCCAACTACCTTTAATAATCATTGGATATGATGCTCTAACCACTGAGCTAATGTGCCTTTAATATGAGCTTATTTACTTGCAGAGGTGTACTATCCCTTAAATAGGCTGACTTTCTTTTTAAGTTTCCTTTACTCGGTTAATATATGTGAGTCCCTCTGGGATTTCTGACTTACCTCTTCTATTGATAATTATGTCTGAGTCTTAACACTACTGACTTTTGTCTCAAGCAGGACTTACAGGCTGCCATTCACTCACACTATTTCATCTTTCAGGTGGATGTATGTTGGGTCTCCTAAGTGGTCAACACATGAAGTAACATCACTCAATATCTTATCCTTATTATTTAATTATTAGTTCTTTCTTAACATATTTTAATGGCATATGTCCTGTCAACTGCTACTATTGTTCACAATTGATTGCCTTAATTAGCCCATTGGTATGTAAGTTGTGTGCTTATTATAAGCATTTTTTATGGTCCAATGTAACTCTAAGCACTGTTTAGTTTGACATTGTAACCAGTAAATCCAGTTATTCCATTACTCTCTTTCTTCTTTTTATTGTGTGTTGAAATGTGGCATAATGTGTGCTGGGTTTTATAGAACAACACTCACTCTTCCACACTTTGACACTATCAACAAACATAGAAAGAAAGCATAGAGAAAGGACATTTAAGACCTATTCATTCTTGCACTCTTTTATAGTCTTTAAAGCATAAAGAAAGACTACTCAAAGCATACAATATTCTTCTAAGTACTATTAATGCTCAGGAAGAGAAATGGTATATTGGACAGAGATTAAATCTCCATCCAACAATTAGCCATCCAAACAAATGTAGAACCAGCATGATTCATGTACCATTTATTATTCTCAGAATATTGCTTTGAGAAGGCTTCATCAGAAGCTATACTTGATGTATGACCATCTAACCAAATTATCTTGTCCATAACTATTAATGCTTAAAAGATACTATTAATGCTTAGAAGAATAAAACAGAAAGAGGGCAAAGCCCTCCTTCATTTAGAATGTTGCCAACACTGGTGCACCACCTGTGCCTTCTTCATGCAGCAACCAGAATGATGTGCCATCAGGTGCTTCAACATTAGATACCATAGGATGCTGTGGAATACCCTTCACTGCAACTGCTCCTGTCTTAGCACCAAATGTGAAGAACAGCTTGTTGGTCTTAGGATTCTGTTTCACTTGAATCTTGTCTACATGTTGAGCTGCTTTAAACTGTTCAACTGTCAATGTCTCACGGAATTTTAACTGATTGTCCATAATGTAAATGATTAAATTGTTAATGAATAAATTGTTTAACCATAGGGGGTGGAACCCCACTGGCTAAGTGATGGGGGAGGTGGGGTTGGTGTATATCTCCCTCATGACTATGAATCAAAAAAAAAAATTAAAAAAAAAAATTAAATTATTTGGATAGTATCTATTATATACTTATCTTTGACCAAAAATTAAAAGTATGAAAGAGAAGAGCTATAATTTATTTGGGAGTACTTGGATAATACAGTTTGTAGATGAAGTAGTTGATGAAAATGATAAGTGGTTATTTGGAGAAACAGAGAGTCCCTCAAGGGTAATAACTATTAGCACAAAGAAGCCTGATGGTAGTAAACTTTCAAAGGATGAAATTGAACTTACTGTCCTACATGAAATAGTACATTCTATATTCCAAACTGGACAATATATGAGTTGTGATAATGATGAACCATTAGTAGAATGGACTGCAAGATGTTTAAAAGCCTTAAAAGAACAGCATATTATATAGTCAATAGTTAAACTTTCATAAATAATAGCCCCAGATTTGGATATGTCATTTATTTTTTGTATGTTTGCACCAGAATTAGAACTATACATCTAATTTCTCCTCCAAAGAAGTCCCTTGCAGAAGTTCAGGCTTTGGAGCTGACAGGGTAGTAATCCACTTCTCCCATAAATAGGGAGCTTATATAAAGGCTGGTATGCCTGTGGATGAGGTGAAAATCCTGCTAAAAAATGCCTTGATTATAAGTTACAGTAGCACACCTATGTATATGAGAAAAGGTTGAGGGTAAAGTGCTCTTGGGGATTAACCGCCTGTAATGAAGTATCATGGTAGGGGTACTGGAAACTTTACTCTGGCAGAGAACCAATCTGCTCAAGGGATTGTTATACACTTTAAAAAACAAACAAATATATGAAAAGAGTTATTGAAGAAGTTATAAAGAATGTAAACATTGTCAAGTGTGAAGGTGCTATCTGTGTGTCAGTTAATAGTAATGACAGGAGATACTATGCACAAGGAGTTAGCTCAAGAATGTTGGATGTAAAGAGATATAAGGTATGAATAAACTAAAAAGTAGTTTGCTTTGGCTGTGGCAGTTACCACAGAATTTGTGTGGTATAATCTATAGGTCTATATCTAAAGATAATAGAATATGTGTTATAGAGAATGATGACTCAAGAAGTGTAGGTGCTAAAGTATATTTACAAATAGCTAAGGGTGGTGTAACTCTTGGAAAATATGTGTTTATTAATCAAGATTACACTGACAAGGAAGCAGTTATAAAACATGAATGTGGTCATGTAAAACAGAGTAAGATACTTGGTCCTTTATATTTATTAGTTATTGGTATTCCCTCTATACTACATGCCTGGCTTAATAATTATATTGGATGTTGTTGGAAGAATGGAAAATACAATTATTATCATTTTTATACTGAAAAATGGGCTAATAAATTGATGGGTATTGAATCTTGAATTAAGATTCAACCCATTATCTTAATTCACTTCTGGAGTATTTTCGTACTATCTTGAAAATAATTAGTGAAAGATTTGCATATCTCAAATATTTGACTTATCTTTGCATCATGATTAGAGATAAGAACATTGTTCCATAGTATAATGGTTATTACACCTGATTTTGGCTCAAGTAATGTAGGTTCAATTCCTGCTGGAACAACATAATGCCCTCTTAGTATAATGGATAATGCAAGGGTCTTCTAAGCCTTTAATGGGAGTTCGATTCTCTCAGGGGGTACTTTTGAAGGTGGAATTTTTTTTTTGTTTCATGATTTTTAAAGATTAGATTATCTGGTCTGTGAAGATAGGATAATTAGAATAGTCTATGAAGTGTAATGGTTTTGCATACCTTCCTGTCAAGAAGGTGGATAGGGTTCAATTCCCTCATAGACTGCCCTGAACTAAGTCCTATCTCAAAGAGTTGAGTAGGCAAATGGAGAGATAACTCAGTGGGACTGGGACTTGTCTTGAAAACAAAGTGGTCATTTATTTGACTGGGGGTCGGGACCTCATTTCTCCGCATTATGGTACAGATATTTAGAAAACAAGGTTGGTGTCTCAACCCTAATGATAAGATAGTGAATGCTATCTTGAAAAGATGTGAGATTAATAATGGTGAGTGTCCCTGTCATAATACAGGAGAGGATAAGAAATGTCCATGTTCTGATTATAGAGAACATGATACTTGTCATTGTGGACTTTATTTGAAGCTGGAGGATTAACCCTAATGGTAAGGGAACTGTTTGCTAAACAGTGAGTAGTCTAAAAGGATGTATAGGTTCAAATCCTATATCCTCCGCAATATAGAGTAGTTGGGTAATTGGTCAACCCCCTGCATTTGGGATGCAGAAATTGGAAGTTCGAGTCTTCTCTACTCTACAAATGGGTCATGTAGTGTAATTGGCTAACACACCACACTTGCAATGTGGAGTTGGGGTTCAAGTCCCACATGTATCCACCATGTTTCATGTTTTCATAATGTTTGTTTTTTTTTTAACAGGTTAAGGACACACCTAAAGTGTCCTACATTGCTCCTTAGTTCAGTGGTTTAGAATAGCACTTTTACACAGTGAAGGTCATTAGTTCGATTCTAATAGGAGCAACTAAATGGGTTGTTAGCTCAATGGTGGAGCAAGTGGCTGTTAACCACGAGGCTATAGGTTCGAGTCCTATACTTCCCGCAGATTTTAAAGAGTAAAAGTCATGAAAGAGATTAGAAGTAAAATGATAGTTGAGGATAGAACTAAGGTGAAAGCAGTTCACTTTAAATATCCTGAAATGATGAATGAAAGTGCTCAAGAAGAGATTAAGAATGATTATAATGAATTATTATCTCTTGAAGAGGAACTCTATAATGCAAGAGAAGTTGTGAGGGAATTAGAAAAGAAACTTACAGAAAAGAAAAAGAAGTTTGATGAAAAGACTTTATTATGTACATTAGAGTTTGAAACAAGTGAGAAAGAAATAGTGAACTATGAATCTTATGTTTTACTTAAAGGTATGGGTAATGATACATTAGGTCATTATAACACATAATAATGTGCCCTTAGTTTAATGGTAGAATGTTGCTCTCCAAAAGCAAAGGTAGTAGTTCGATTCTATTAGGGTATGCTTAAAATTGGTACATCTTCTAAAGGTTAGGAAACATCTCTGATAAGGATGCAATCACAGTTCAATTCTGTGTGTACCAACTTATATTCTGATATACTTCAATAGGTAGAAGGCTGCTCTCATAAGGCAGTAGTTATAGGTTCAAGTCCTATTATCAGAACTGTGTTAGTATTTTAATTGGTTAGAAGTCTTGACTGTGAATCAAGAGGGTGAGAGTTCAAATCTCTCCTAACACCCCAATATGCTGAGGTAGCACAAGTGGTAAATGCAGATGGCTTATATCCATAAGATAGTGGGTTCAAATCCTACCCTCAGTACAAGTAAATGCCTCTATAGCTGAATGGTTAAAGCTGCTCCCTCTTAAGGAGAAGATTCTAAGTTCGATTCTTAGTGGAGGTACTATATTCCCCTATAGCAGACAGGTGTGGGCACTAATCTTTTAAATTAGGAGGTCTGGTTCAATTCCAGATGGGGGAACAAAATAATGGGTACATAACATCAGCAGACTGTAAATCTGCCCTCCTTTATCAAATTGATGTAATGGACTTTGGAGTAGGGGAGTTCGAGTCTCTCTGTGCCCACTCTATAATGGAAACTTAGCAAAGGTGGTCTATGCGGGGGACTGAAAATCCTTAGATAATGGTTCAACTCCATTAGTTTCCACAGCTTAATGCCCTCATGGTGAAATGGTTAAGACACGTCTGATTTAGGCTCAGAAGGCTGTAGGTTCGACTCCTACTGAGGGTACAAAAAAAAAATATGCAGATTTACTTGCATATATTATTTATAATACATATCTTTGTAACATCAAATTAAAACAATATGATAGAAACATTTGGAGAGAACCTATTAGAAGGTTTTGAACATGAAACTGTTTCACATGAAGGAAATCAATTTAGAGAGTTTCTTTGTGTACTTGAAGGGTTCAAGACTAAGTTTAAGAACCTTCACTGGTCAGCATATAGCAATTCAATCCATGTAAGAATTGATGAATTGATAGATGAAATATCAGATTATCAGGACATTCTTGCAGAAGAAGTTCAAGGTATTGAAGGTCAATTTGAACCTAACTTCCTTAAAGGAACTAACTTTGATTTCACTTGTCCTCACGAAGCAATAAATAACTTGATAAGTAGAACAGATACATTCTATTCTAAGTTACCTCAAACATCTGATTATGCAGGAGTTAGGAGTGAATGTGAAGCCTTTATTACTCAGTTACACAAGTTGAAGTACTTATTCAATCTATGTAAGAAGGGTTATATGGGAGATTAAAGATGCCCCTGTGGTGAAATTAGGTTAGACACAAAGGACTTAAAATCCTTCGGGCTTGCCCATACAGGTTCAACTCCTGTCAGGGGTACAATGCTTCCTTAGTATAATGGTTATTATTCTTGCCTTGTAACCAAGAGATAAGTGTTCGATTCACTTAGGAAGCTCAACAAGTTACTAAAAGCTGTTATTCATACAGTGAGAGAGTAACACCTTATGCTACTATGAATACCTTTGTGGTGTAGATGATAAGGGGTTCCAGATAAGCATAGACTGGAAAAGGGAAGTACCAATAGCAAATCTTCTCAAATGCAGGTATAGCACAATGGTTAGTGTGAGAGCCTTCCAAGCTCAGGATGAGAGTTCGATTCTCTTTACCTGCTCTAATATTGTGGGGAGGATTGGTATCCCAGTTGGTCTCATAAGCCAGCCTTTGTAAGTTCGATTCTTACCCCCTCAACTAAATTAAAATGAATAATATGGAAAAGGAGAAGACATTAATCACTTGTATTATAGGCTCTACAGTTAGAGAAGTAATCAAGCAGGCTCAAGAGCTTGAGATTAAGAGAGAAGATATAGTAAATATGTTTCCTTTAGGAGGACAGATTTACTTGGTATTTTATAAGTAAAAACAACTGGCATTATGGAAGAGAAGAAAACAAAAGAACCTCAGTACAATGAACCTAAGATGATGTTATATCTTGCTGTTTATAGTGCTGTTGGTAAGTACAAGAGTATTAGAAGAGCTATCAGAAAAGGTCATGTAACATCTTGGGGAGAAGAAGTACCAAAGAGACCTTTCAATAATAGAAAGAGGACCTCTGGTAGGGAGTTACAGATTTCTAAAGAGAAGATTTATGGAGAACTTAAGTACAGAAGTCAAGCAGTTTGAGCTTGAGACTCCCAAGGAAGAATATAATAATATACCTGTTGTATATTGTAAACATTGTCTTTCATTAGCAATAAGAAACTCAGATGGCATAGATTACTGTGACAAATGTGGTGGAACTGAAACTGGTGAGGCACACATACATGAATGGGAGAAAATGTATGGACAAAAGTATGGTGGAAATTATCTAACAGAAAAATAAAAATGGAAGAGAAGAATAACATGAAAGTTGTAAAGGGTGGCAAGGCTGCTCCAGAAGTGAGAAAACTTAGTTATGAAGAACTGGAGAATACTGCACATCAGTTGTCTGAACAAAGCAGACAGTTATACATGCAGAACCAGAAGTTGAATCAGGCTTTGCAGGAAGCTAATCTTGCTAACTTCTATGAAAGATTGAAGTGGTTGTGGACAGTAATTACTTCTACTACACCTTATATCTCAGAAGAGTTCAAGCATAAGTGTGGTGCAGAATTTGAAGTACTAATGACTCAACCTGAACAAGAACCTGAGGAAGAAGTAAAAGAAGGAGAATAAACTATGGCTAAGCAAGTGGATTCAATAGTTAGGATTCCTTGCAAGGTAGATGGTAAGTTCTTTAGATATTGGTTTGAATTCTTACAACCTTTTCATAACTTGACTGAGAGAGAAATGGATGTCATAACTTCCTTTGTGAAGCAAAGATATGAACTCAGCAAGGTCATTAAAGATAATGAGATACTTGATAAGGTTACTATGAGTGAAGATACTAAGAAGAAAGTAAGGGAAGAGTGTGATATATCTCTTCCTCACTTTCAGGTCATCATGGGTAAGTTAAGAAAGAATAAAGTCATCATTGATGGGAAAATAAACCCAAGATACATTCCATCAGTAGATGAAGAGAATGGTTCATTCAAGATGATGTTATTATTTGATTTCTCATGATATACTCAGAAGCAATAAAACAGGTATCCATAGAACTTGGATTACCACCACAAGTGGTGAAGGAAGCCTATGAGTCCTTTTGGACTTTTATTAGAAATAACATCAAAGCCTTGCCTCTAAAGGAAGACCTAAGCAAAGAGGAGTTTGATAAGTTGAGAACCAATTTCAATGTCCCATCATTAGGTAAATTATCCTGTACCTATGATAGGTTTATAGGAATCAAGAAAAGATTAAAATATTTAAATAAGCTAAAAGATGATTACAACAATAAAGAAGGTGAAGCCCATGTTCAATAACATGGTAGTCACTTTAAATAAATATCCTGCTGACCTAAAGACTACTGGTGGTATTATAGATAGTACCAGAGCTGGTTCAGTAAAAGAATATCAGACAGTAGTAGCTGTTGGACCAATGGTGAGGGGTATTGAGGTAGGAGATATAGTATATATCAATCCTAAGAGATATGCAGTAATGCAACATAAACCCGGCTCATTGCAAGATGGTGTTATTAAGGATAATCCTGTAATAGGATACAAGTTTGACATCATGGATATTGATGGAGTGGAACACATGATGATTCAAGATGGTGATGTTAAATTTGTTGCAGAGATTGAGGAGTTTGAAGAAAACCCAGCAATAGTAACTGGACCACAACTTATAGTATAAATATAAGCCTGAGCCTATCAAAGGCTTGGGCTTTTTTTTTTAGTTTTAAGCAGTATGAGATTATTTAAAAGAGACGGTTATAATTTAGTCATATCTGATGAGGCTTATGCTTTAAAAGCATTTAGACAGATATGGAATAGAGATAAATCTCTCTCAAAGGAGAGAGCAATTACAGAGCTTGGATATTGTTACTTTATGGAGGACTCCAGAAGTGATTATAAGTATATAATTGATGAAGGAGAGAGAAAAGAAGCTATTAAGCAGGGTGAAGGTATGAAACCATCGTGGGAACCTGATACTACTGTGAAAGAAGCTCAAGCATTGTATGCAAGTTTCAAGACTACTTCTGAGCTATTACTTGAGGACACAAGGACTCTTGTAGATAAGTATAGACTTAAATTAAGGTCTATGGACTTGGAAGAACTTGATATTAAGGAGACTAAAGAATTGGGTGCTATTATCAAACTTATACCATCAATGGTTAAGGACTTGGATGAAGCTGAAAGAGCTATTGCTAAGGAACTTGCACAGAATGATAAGGTAAGAGGAGCACAAGAAAAAGCAATATATGAAGACCTATGACAAATATAATTGAAGGATTAAACCAGTATTATGAATCCTTTCCTAACAGAAGAAAGGGATACTTTGTATTACATAAGATAATAGATACTAATCCTGTAGTTAAGTCACAAAAGACTTATAGAATGCAGGTTTGGTTTGTAAATAAGAAGGAGAGAATACCTGCATTTGGTGCTGAATATTCTGGTAGAATTGTTACTGATGCAGAAGAGAGCAAAGTCATATCTGAACTAACCACTGCTATTACCAAATCTCTTCTGGAGTATATTAATACAGAAAAATTTAAGGAGTTGTGCTATGATTCCAATGAATAAATATCAAACTGAGCTTACTGAGGAACTAATGAATACTCTTCCTCAGGAGGTTCAGGAACAGTTACTTGAGACACTCACAACAGTTGAGTTTGTCAAAAGGCTTATATCTCCTAACAGACCTTATGCAAGGGATTTACCAAGGGATGAAAAGGGAAGGATTATAGTAGATATTACTAATCCACATATCATTGAAGATGCTGATTATTTCAGACAACCAGCTCTACATTTCTTGAAACATGGGTGTTATACATTCTTGAAGCCTAATAGTAACCCTAATTCAGAGTTTAGAAGACATTGGGATGAAGAGCAGAGACGATGTTATGAAGGCTATGTGAGAGAATCTGATGGAGAATGGGTTACAGGCTTCAATTATTGGTTTATGAATTACTGTCCTATGATGGTTAATAAGCTGATAGAAGGAAGAAAGAAGGCTATCAGAACTGAGGCTTTTCCTTTCTTCTTTGAGGGTATATACTGGAGATTCCATTACCTATGGCAAGCAAGAGAAGGTGGTAAACATGCTATTGAATTAGCAAAGAGAGGTTGTGCCAAGTCTTATAGCTTAGCAGCAATTATGAGCCATAATCTTATACTTGGAGAGAGTGAGGAATCCAATAGGAGGGTTATTACAGTACTTACAGCTTATCAGAAGGAATATCTGAAAGATGATAAGGATGGTACTCTATCTAAGTTCAAGCCTTCAATTAACTTTAGCTTTGCTAATACTCCTTTCCCACATCTTATGTTAAAGAACTCTCCTAATGAGATGTCTTGGCAAATGGGTTATAAGGATGAATATGGTGTAGAGAAAGGTTCTCTAAATCAAGTACTTGCTGTATCTGCAAAGGATGATAGTGAAAAGTTAAGAGGTAAGAGAGGTTGGATTTTATTTGAGGAAATGGGTTCTTTTAAGGGATTGCTTTCTCTTTATGATATTACCAGAAAGTCAGTAGAGGATGGTGACTATACTTTTGCTATTATGTACCTTGTAGGTACTGCTGCTGAGAGTGAGTCTGACTTTAGTTCAGCCAAGACTCTACTTTATAATCCTGATGGTTATAATATACTATCTGTGGATAATGTATTTGATAGACCCAAGCAAGGTAAACCTAAGTTTGGTTTCTTCTTTCCATCTTATGTTAATAGAGCAGGATGCTATAATAAGGATGGTGTATCAGATGTAGTTAAGGCTCTTATAGAGATTCTTATCGCAAGATACAAGGCTAAATATAGTGCTGACCCTAAGTCTGTTCTCAGAGTAATTGCTGAGGACCCTATTACACCAGCAGAAGCTATTATTAAGGTTAAGGCAGCATATTTCCCTATTACAGCTTTGACTGAAAGATTAAGTCAATTGGACCAAGATGTACATGCTTATGATGATGTGTATATTGGTAAGTTAGTACAGAATAGTAATGGGGTAGAATTTACACCAACCAGTGATGTACCTATTAGAAAGTTTGGTGTAGAGAATGATACTCCGGGTGCTGTGGAAATCTTTGAGATGCCAGAGAAAGATAGGAATGGAAAGGTTCCACATACAAGATATATTATTGGTCATGACCCTGTAGATAATGACCAAGCTGAATCTTCCTCTCTCTCTTCTACCTTTGTTCTTGACTTATGGACTGATAAGATTGTAGCTGAGTACACTGGTAGGCAAGCATTTGCAGATGATAACTTTGAGATAGTAAGACTATTATGTCTGTTCTATAATGCCAAATGTTTGTATGAATCAAATAAGAAGGGTATTTTTGCTTACTTTAGTAAGATGAATTGTACTCACTTACTGGCTGATACTCCAGAGTTCTTAAGAGACAAACAGTTGATTAAGTATAGTTCATTTGGTTCTAATGCTAAGGGTGTTAATGCCTCAGCAGCTATTAATGCTTATGCTAATAATCTTATAAGAGACTGGCTGATGAAGCCTGTAACTATTATACAGAATGTTGATGGAGAGGATGTAGAAGTAACAGTTTATAACCTTAACTTCTTAAGAAACAGAGCATTAATTGAAGAGTTAATTGCATTTAACCCAGAGATAAATGTGGATAGAATTAGGGCATTAGGTATGGTTATGTTATATAGAGAGGAGAAGATGGTCCTATATCAAGGAAACCCTTCAAGAGACTCAGAAGAAGTACCAAAGGATTATTTAGGGAATGATAAGTTCTTTACTGAGAATTACAGGGTAGTACAAGCCCCTTTCCAGAAACCCAGTAAATTTAGTACAGAAGATGCAATTAGATAAACAAATCACTTATGTGCTTGACTAAATGGACTTTTTTACTTACTTTTGCAGCATGGAAGAAAGAAAGTATATAGTATATATTCATAAGAATAAAATAAATGGAGAAGTATATGTGGGTATAACCCACTATACTAATCCTGAGAAAAGATGGAGAGAAGGTAAAGGTTATAGTATCAATCCTCATTTTACCTCATCCATAAATAAATATGGATGGGATAATTTTGAGCATATAATAATCTTTAAAAATATTCCAAAAGAAGTTGCTTGTAAAGAGGAGCAGTTGTTAATTAAAAGGTTCAAAAATAGAAATTTATGCTATAATATTTCAGATGGAGGTGAATCTCCTTCTATAACAGAAAGTATTAAAGATAAAATATCTAAAGCTCTTAAAGGTAAGCCTAAATCTGAGGAGCACAAACTGAAATGTAGCTTAGCTATAAAAGGAAAACATTGGACTAAAAACAAAGAGTCTGTGAATAAGACTGTTACTACAAGGAAATTAAATAATAGTTATTGTAGGAGACCAGAATGGTTATGGAACTATAACAAGTCTGGAAAGAATAACCCCATGTTTGGTAAAAAACATAAAGAATGTACATTAGCTCTGAAATACAAAGCTGTTGTTCAAATAGATAAAAATAATAAAATTATAAATGAATTTAAAAGTATAAAAGAAGCTGCAAGTACTGTCAATATATCTTCCACCCATTTATGTTCTGCATTGAAAGGAAGGTCAAAAACTGCTGCTGGTTTTATATGGAAATATAAGGAGGAATAGATATGTCTGATATGTTAAATTTCCCAAGACAAATGCTTCCATTCAGTAGAAAAACCAAGGAGTGGAGGAAAAATTGTTTACTTTGGGCAAACCAGAAAACCTTTTTTAATTACAGCCTTGTAAGAAAATCTGTTATTCATAAAAAAATAAATTATGATTTATTAAATGGGAGACTTCATATGAGTGATATGGAGTTGATATTAAATCCTGACAATATAAAAGCTGCCTATATACCAGACAGAATTTCCCACTTCCCAATAATGAACAGTAAATTAAATGTACTTAGAGGTGAGGAAAGTAAGAGAGTATTTGACTTTAAAGTTGTAGTAACCAATCCTAATGCTATCTCAGAAATAGAGGATAATAAGAAGAATGAGCTACTACAAAGGCTTCAAGAAATGATAACTGACACCTCAATATCTGAGGATGAATACAATATCAAACTTGAGAAACTAAATGACTATTATACCTATGAATGGCAGGATATAAGAGAGGTAAGAGCAAATGAATTGCTTAATCATTATATCAAAGAATATGATATTCCTCTTATATTCAATAATGGTTTCATGGATGCAATGACTGTAGGTGAAGAAATCTATCAATGTGATATTGTAGGTGGAGAACCAGTCATTGAGAGAGTGAATCCATTGAAGATTAGGATATTCAAATCTGGATACAGTAATAAAGTGGAAGATGCTGACATGATAATCCTTGAAGATTATTGGTCTCCGGGTAGAGTAATAGATACATATTATGATGTATTATCTCCAAAGGACATAAAGTATATTGAAACTATGCCTGATTACATAGGTCAGGGAGCTGTTGACCAGATGGATAATATTGATGAGAGGTATGGATTTGTCAATCAGAATATGATTGGTGATGAAATAACTGTCAGAGATGGAACCTATTTCTTTGACCCAGCTAATCTATTTACAGAAGGTATTGCAAATTCACTGCTTCCTTATGACTTGGCAGGTAATCTTAGAGTGCTTAGATTATACTGGAAGTCTAAGAGAAAGATACTTAAGGTTAAATCTTATGACCCTGAAACTGGTGAGGAAGAATGGAACTTTTATCCTGAGAATTATGTAGTAAATAAGGAAGCAGGAGAAGAAGTACAATCATTCTGGGTTAATGAAGCATGGGAAGGAACTATGATTGGCAATGAAATATTTGTCAATATGAGACCAAGATTGATTCAATATAACAGGTTAAATAATCCTTCAAGATGCCACTTTGGTATTGTAGGTTCAATTTACAATCTAAATGACAGCAGACCTTTCAGTTTGGTAGATATGATGAAGCCATATAACTATTTATATGATGCTATTCATGATAGATTGAATAAGGCTATTGCTTCAAACTGGGGTTCTATCTTAGAGCTTGACTTATCTAAAGTTCCTAAAGGATGGGATGTTGGCAAGTGGATGTATTATGCAAGAGTAAACCATATTGCAGTTATAGATAGTTTCAAGGAAGGTACTATAGGAGCCTCTACAGGTAAGCTGGCAGGTGCTCTTAATAATGCTGGAAAGGGAATGATTGAAACCAATATAGGTAACTATATTCAGCAGCAGATTAACCTTCTTGAGTTTATTAAGATGGAAATGGCTGAGGTTGCAGGTATATCAAAGCAAAGAGAAGGTCAGGTATCTCAAAGAGAAACTGTAGGTGGAGTTGAGAGAGCTACTCTTCAATCAAGTCATATTACTGAGTGGTTATTTACTATCCATGATGATGTTAAGAAGAGAGCTTTAGAGTGCTTCTTAGAGACTGCAAAGGTAGCTTTGAAAGGTAGAAACAAGAAGTTCCAGTATATATTATCAGACACATCTACAAGGGTAATGGAGATTGATGGTGATGAATTTGCTGAGGCTGATTATGGTTTGGTTGTAGATAATAGCAATGGTACACAAGAGCTTCAACAGAAGTTAGATACTTTAGCTCAGGCTGCATTACAGACTCAGACTTTATCATTCTCTACTATCACTAAGCTCTATACATCAAGCAGCTTGGCTGAAAAGCAAAGACTGATTGAGAAAGATGAAAAACAGATTAGAGAAAGACAGGCACAGGCTCAGAAGGAACAACTTGAAGCTCAACAGCAAATAGCTGCTATGCAACAACAACAGAAAGAAGCAGAACTTCTCCAGAAGGAAGAAGCTAATATAAGAGATAATCAGACTAAGATAATAGTAGCTCAAATGCAAGCTGAATCAAAAGCAGATTTTGATGATGGAATTATGATTGATGATTATAGTCCAGAAGCTAAAGCTAAATTAGCTCAACAGATTGAGGAATTTGACAAAAAGCTCAAACTGGAATATGATAAACTCAAAGTTCAGAAAGAAAAGAATAGAACTGATGCTGCTCTAAAAAGAAGGCAAATAAATAAAGCTAAAGCTGCTACTAAATCCTAATGAATAATTATTGTATTTATAGACACATATCTCCTTCTATGAAGGTTTATATAGGTATTACTTGTAGAAAACCTAAATATAGATGGAATAATGGAAGAGGTTATAAAGAGACAGACCAACCTTTATTTTATAGAGCAATTAAGAAATATGGTTGGAATAACTTCAAGCATGAAGTTTTATTTAGAGACTTACCTGAGATAAGGGCTAAAAACCTTGAAAAGGCTTTAATAAGACATTATAAGAACCTTGGACTTTCTTACAATATAACAGATGGTGGTGATGGTGCTCTTGGAGCTGGTTATACTCATACTGGATGGAAACATTCTGAGGAAACTAAAAAGAATTTTTCAAAGCAGAGGAAAGGAACTAAAGTAGGAAATAAGAATCCTATGTATGGGAGACACCTAACTAACCCTGCTTATGGAAAGCTTGGTAAAGACCATCCAGCAAGTAAAAAGGTTATCCAATTTACAAAAGAAGGTAATTTTATTAGAGAGTGGGATTCTATATCTGATGTATATAGAGATTTAAAGATAATACCTACTAATATTACTGCTGTTTGCAGAGGTAGAGCTAAATCTGCTGGTGGTTTCAAATGGAAATATAAATAATTAATAAATAAAAGATATGAAGACAATAAGAACTTTAGTAATAAGTCCTAATGCCCCTGATACTAATTCAGTATGGCTTAATAAAGGCACTGCTAAGTACTTTAACAATGGTGAATGGACTACAATAGGTGGAGATTCAGAACCTTATGTACTTCCTGCTGCAACCACAAGTACTATTGGTGGAGTAAAGAAAGCTACTAATGTGGCTAACTTGGCTACTGGAGCTGAATTGACAGCAGTAGTAACCAAGGTAAATGCAATTCTGTCTGCATTAAAGGTGGCAGATATTATGGTGAGAGACTCAAACTAATATACTATGTTTTTTACACAAGAAGATTATAGAAAAATAGAGAAGTGGCTATTAGCAAACAGTGTTAAAGATACTGAGTTTGCTAGAGCTTCTCTACCTCTTAAAGGTAATGAGACAGTAGCATTTGTACAAGATGGTAAGAATGTTAATGTATTCTTGAAGGATTTGATAGAACAAATCTTTCTATTAGGAGTATCAGACTTTCTTAATGTTACAGATAAGTATGGTGAATCAAGGATTAGCCTTACTCAAGCTATTCAACTAATACCTTATAAGAGTAGAAAGATTGGTCAAGTTATTACCTTTCTTGATGAAGATGGAGAATGGAAACTATTTCAGTTTCAAGGAGAAAGAGTGAATCAATGGAATAATGCAACTTTATGGGTTGATTTAATTGAGAGAATACAAGGTATATCTATTATAGATAGTGAAGATATAACAGCTACTGTAGATAACTTGAATCAAACTTCCTTAACATTTGCAGATAAGAACTATAATACTACTGACTATTCAGGTTTAGGTAGAGTGTATCTTAGAAAGAATATCCAGTCTGTAGTTAATCCTAATACTGGGATAACTTATTCTACTAACCTTCTCACTCAAGACATGTTGAGTAAAGAAAATACTATTTATATTATACAGTATGACTATAACTTAAATGGTCAAACTATCACTATTCCAAGTAGTTGTGTACTATTATTTGAAGGGGGTAGTATAAGTAATGGCAGTATTAATTTCAATAAATGTTCAATAGAAGGAGAATTTAAAATTAATAATATTATATTTACTGGGAACTTTATTAGTTCTGTAATAGCTCCTTCCACTAATACTAAAGAAGTTCTACAGTCTATTATAGATGCCAAAGATTTTACTTCCAACGAAGTACTAACTATTAGATTTTCTAAGAATATTATTTATAACTGGGAAGGGAGTCTATTAATAAACAAGAAAAATATAAAACTTGTTGGAGATGGAATGATATATGGGCATCTTCAAGTAGGTATTACTGACATCGAATTCCTTGAATTAGGGTATAATTCTAATAATACACTATCAAACTTTAATATAGAGATTACAGGCTTGACTTTCAAGAAAGAGGGGAGTGATAGAACTGATAATTGGGTATATTTAACTTCATTCGAGAGAGGTGATATTAAAGGACAAGCCATTCAGTTGTTAAATGTTATTGGGGTTAATATTAGTAATTGTATTTTTAATAATGTTCCTTATGGAATAGTGTATGGTAATAATCCTCAATATGTTAATCAAAATGTTAGAAGAATTACTATATCTAATAATAGATTTGAAAGAACTAATGGCGCAGTTACAACTATTCCTCATGGAATAGATAATCCTAATCAATATGAATATACTGAGTATGGAGATACTGTTATTATAGGTAATACAATGTATTGTGCAGAATATTGTCTTGATTTAGAAGGAATTGATGGTGCATTAATTTCTTCAAATAAGATGTTTACTGCTAATAAAGGAGACATTATAATTAAAAATACTTATAATACTAATATTGTAGGTAATAATATGTTTGGAGAGTCTTGTGAAAAATTTATGGTAGTGTTTAGAAATAAATGTAACAAGATTGTTATTAATGGTAATATATTCAACTATTTCAAACTTAATCCAAATAATCTAACTAATAGAACACAGGAAACAAAGGACCAAGGAGCTATTGGATTTGAAAGTTCTGTTACTACTTCTGGTTGTATTATCTCTGGCAATGGTTTCTATAATATAAATGCTGGAACCCCAATAGTTACTGAGAATGGAGCACAAATAACTGCACTAAGTATAATGGGTAATGAATATTCTAATGTATTAGATTTGCCTCTGCCAATTATAAACAATAGGGGTGCTATTTTTGGAAGCTTTGAATGTGACTATAAGGTGTCCAATGACCCAACATATATTGCTGGATATATTGGAGAAGCATTAGATTATACAGAAGAAAATATCTATAATACTTATATTAAAGTATTAAATACTACTAACAAAGGAAATAGTTATCCAGAGTGTATTGTTAATACTAAGCATGGAAAAAGGTATGTTACAATAGATAAAGTTGTTGAAGGTAAAGCTATTATAGCTTTAGTACCAACTTGGACTGCTGCTGGTAGCAGATTTTATGGTTTTCTACTTGATAATGTTTGTTATAAAGTAGAATTAAATCCAACAGATACCCCTGCTCAATATTTATCTAAAGTTATAGCTGCTATTCCTTCTGAGTATTATGATACTTGGGTTATTGGAGGAGTTGGATATATAAAATCGAAAGAAGAAGGTTTGATTAGATGTCCTTTCATGAAGACTCCTAATTCTAATAATATTTTTAATATAATTAATTTTAGCTATGGTTGGAATGTTGAGTATAAGGAAAATGGTAAGACATTAGTTTCTGATGATGTATATAGTCATGCACTTCCTCAATATTTAACTAAAGAAGATGATGGATTACATGTATTTCTTAACAGAGTTAATACTAACTATCAAACAGAGGTAATATTTAGAACTGGTGACTCTCAATCTGAGCCATCTAATAACTTTGCTTTTGATTATTTAGTTACAAATACTACTAATAACGGATATCAATTATTATTATCTAAAAATATATTTGGAGTTGTTGTAAATACTCAAGATACTATAGAAAATATAAACAATAATATAGCAGAAATAATTAATCAAGTGTATTCTGATGTTTGTATAGCACAAAATAATAGAATTACTATAACTTCGGATAGGCAATTAAGACCTATAAAATATTTATATTTACTATCTGGAAGTAATCCTGTTATATCTAACATAACAAATAGAACAAATTCCTACTATTTTACTAACATAGATGGGACATTAGTTTCAAAAGTAGTAATAGTCTAACTAAATAAAGTAGTATTTGATATATAATCAAGTACTACTTTCACTTGCATATATGAGAACTTTTACTTATATTTGCAAGCAATAAAATAATAAAACAATATAGAAATATGGCTTTAAATATAACAATAAATAAGGTAAGTGTAGCAGCATCTTTTGCTGCTGGAGCTACAGTAGCAACTGCTGTAGCATCTGGAGGAACTGCTCCTTATGTATATAGTTTAGCTACAGGTGGAGATAAGTTTGCTATTAATAGTTCTACAGGAGTAGTTACTACTATTGCAGCTATGGATATAAACAATATTGCCTCCTTTAGTGTAACTGCTACAGATAGTACTACTGGAACTGCTCTTACTGGAACCTCAAGTGTAACTTATCCTCCTATTCAATCTGCAATTCATAATAGGTTTAATAAACTTAATACAATATATAAAGTTACAAAAGATATTACTTTAAGTGGAGGTACTCTTACTATTCCAGCAGGGTGTACTCTTGATTTTCAAGGAGGGTCATTTACTAATGGGACTATAATTGGTAATGGTACAAAAATTAAAGCTGGGTTAGAAAAGATATTTGATACTAACATTATCCTATCTAATAGTTGGGATATAGAAGGATTACATCCAGAATGGTTTGGGGCTAAGGGGGATGGGACCAGTGATGACTTGTCATCTATTCAAGTCTGCTTGAATATTGGATTGAGCCTGTTTATTCCAATGAAACTGAGCAATCCTTATTATATAAGTTCTCCTATTAAGTTTAATTACAAGGCAGGAGAACATGATGAGGTATTCTATAGAATAGAAGGAAGTGGCAAAGCATCTTTAAAGAGTGCTTCTAACACCTTTGACACAGATTTAGACTTTAGCCAATTATTGCAAATTAACCATGTAAACTTTAACAGTAATAGTACTAAGTTTGTATTTGGTAATAGTAAAATAATAAGAGTATCTATAAATTATTGTAATTTCTCTCAATGTTTAGTTAAAACTCAAGATTATATACAGTCTTGGTATATAAGCCATTGTAAAATAGCAGCATATAATGCTGGTAACTTTGGGTGGATGTATTTAAATGGAGGACTCCATAATGTTACATTATTAGGATGCGAAGTAGAATATTCTATTGGAGATTTTTTAAGTGTTCATAATGGGTCTAATCCTTCTCAAAGTAATTATGGTTGTGAAAATTTATCTGTAATACAGTGTCTTATTGAATCTGTAGTAGGAGCAGCTATAAAGTTAAGCTGTTATGGAACATTTTTAGCACAAGCCTGTTATTTTGAACAAAATAAAGGTGGACACATAGTAGCTATTACATCAGATGGTACAGGACCATTGACTGCCTTCAATCTCAATATTATTGGAAATACTTTTAATTATATTTCAGGTAGCAACACTATAGACAATAGTCAAGGGAATGGTACTTATAGGGTTGTTATAAAATCTGGTAATGGTAGTAACTTGATTGGTAATCAAGGATTATACAGTGGTATAAAGGGTTTATATCTAATTAATGGATTAGGTTCTCCAACTTTATACATATCAAATCAAGGATATGAATGTAATACTATAAATAATCTTTCTTATGAACCTGCTACTACAGGGTTTAATGGTTCCAGAAGTGGGCTTCTACTTTTTAGAAAGGACTTGTTAAAATATACAACTTGTTTAGGAAGTTATTGGGCTAATATAGATGGTTCCCCTTTAAAAAATAAAGGAACTACCAGCGAAAGACCTACTAATACAGCCACTATTGGATGTTTTTATTACGACACAACTTTAAATAAACCTATTTGGTGGACTGGTGATAAATGGATAGATGCTACAGGAGCAGCAGTTTAAAAATAAACTAATATGAAAGATATACAACAACTAATTAAGAAGAATAGTCAAGAGGGAAGATATGAAGACATCTTCCCTAAGACTTTTGTTGATGCAGTTTTAGATAGGGAAAGTGGGGTAACATTGACAGATATACTTGCAATGTTTAATATGCTATTCTTATCTTATAATGGTAGTAGAAGTCAAACAAGGCTACAAGTTCCTTCCAGCCTTAGAAGGGAAGGGTTATGGGTTACTTATGTACTATATGATAAGACAGTAGTTACTGAATGGTATAGTGCAGAAGCTATTGATGATACTACCTTTGGAGATAGTGCAAACTGGAGAGATGGTAGTAATGCACTTGTAGGTGATATATCTATATCCTTAGATGGATATTGGGTAATCAATGGAGAAGTTACTAACATTAAAGCACAGGGAGAAGCTGGTATTACTCCTATTCTTAGGGTAGGTTCTAATAACCACTTACAAGTTTCATATACTAATGGTAGTAGCTATGTAGATGTATCCTCTAATCCTGTGTTTACTCAGTTTAGAGTAAGTAATAACAAGTTACAGCAATCTACAGACTTAGGTGAATCTTGGAGTAATATTTCAGAAGAGTTAGCTTATAAATTTAGAGAGTCTGGTAATAAGATTCAAATGTCAAAAGACCTTGGTAGTACTTGGCAAGATGTATCAGACTATATTGCAGCATGGTTTAGATTTACAGGAACTACTGGTAGCAGCCAAGCTGATAATGTTGGTAAGATACAGATTAGTAGAGATAATGGTGCTACATGGTCTGATTTAAGTGGAGAATTTACTAACAGTTTACACATTAAAGGATATGTAGCTACTGTGGGTGCTCTTCCTTCTACTGCTGTTCAAGGAAATATTTATGGTGTTGGTCCTACATATGATACAAGTGATACTGAACATACTAATCCTATATATCAGTTATATGTTAAGGACAGTACTGGATGGGTTAATAATGGTAGATTTACTTCTATTAGTGCAGGTATAGTTCAAGTAACTGGACAAAGTGAAACAGAAGTAATGAGTCAGAAAGCTGTAACTGATATTGTAAATAATCAGTATAGATTAAATGATATACTTGAGGCTGTAGATGTTACAGAAAATCAATTAATTCCTATAGAAGTTGATAAAGTAGTAGGTATATTAACTAATAAAGGGGTATTAGATACTTCTTATAACAGCTTTAGTACTACTGACTATGTGCCCATTGAGCTTATAAAGTCTTATTATTTTAAACCAAATTCAAGTATGTCAGACTCATTTTGTCATATAGTTTTCTATGATGAAAATAAAACTATGATATATGGAGTACTTGGTAGGGCAGTCAACTCTAATAGTTACAGATTGTATAAACTGATGAGACCTTTCAATGCAGCTTATTTTAGAGTAACAGGTCAATTGAATAATGTAGTACTTTATTCAACACCTAAAGTAGAATCTATTGATAATATTATCAGGGATGAGGTTCTTAATGATACACTCGTAGGGGGGATTAATTTATTTGATAAGGATAAAGTTATATTAAATACTTACTTAGACCCAGAAACAGGTACAGTAAGTCCATCTACTAACTTTTTTATATCAGACTATATAAATGTAGCAAAGTTACAAAATATTAGTATTACTCAATTTGGAAGTAATGCTTCTTATGCCCTATATGATTATAATAAAGTACTATTATCCTTTGGCTATATTAATACTATTACAGATAGGCTTAATGTTAGTAATGCTTATTATGTAAGAATATCTGGTGCATCAGCTACATCTATATTAAATGCAATAATGGTATGTAACAATTATCTTCCAAGTACATATGTTCCGTATAATATGGTAGATAGATATAGTATGTATGATATTAATAACCAGCAATATTGGGAACAGCTAAATTGTCCTGTACTGAATAATGCTACTATGATTCCTACAACTTATGTAAATGGTATCTTTGGTTCTTCACATGCAGGGTTTGAAACTTCTGATTTTATATCAACTCATGCTACTGGTACTATTCATTACTACTATTGTACTTCTACTTATGGTGTTGGGCTATCTAAAATGGAATTCTATGATAAAGATAAAATTAAAATTGGGGCAGTTAATGGGGCAGCATTAGTTCCTTATAAAAATGTCTTATTAAGATTACATTATCCCAGAGGTTGTGAATATGTTAAATATGCCAGACAAACCAGTACAACTACAGATGGTATATATACTGTACCCTATACTTCTTTTGAAGATGCTGTTAATAGTGTTATAACTCCTACTTCTAAAGAAACTGTACTATGGGTAGGAACTTCTATACCAGAAGGAGCTACTTATCCAGCAATATCTTGCTCTAAAAATGGGTATAATTGTATTAACAATGCCTATGGGCAATCAAGACTTTGTTTTACAAGCAATCCTACAACTGTTACTATAAACTCTGGTAGAGAGCTAACAGCAACAGTTCAAGAATTAAAGGATTTGTATCAGAGTCATGTTGGCATTGAAATAACTCAGCAAGAGTTTAATCAGTGGTTAGATAAATCCTATGAAAGAAGTGTACTTCCTTATATATCTGGAACCTCTATTACTATTACTGATGGTACAACTAATTATCCTGATGGCATTATTAATCCTAATAAGATTAAGGTCTCAGCTATTGTGATAGACCACGGGTATAATGATTATAAAAATGTTAACTCTATCATGGAGAATCCAAATACTATTAATTGGGAATCAACTGACAGAGGAAATTTTGTTGGAGCATTCAACTATTTAATCAATAAAATACAAGAAATTAATCCTACTTTGAAGATTATAGTAGGAGGATATTTCAATTATACATTTCAATCAAGTAATAAGCCCTTAGGGAAAAATCTATGTGACCTACAAACATTAATATCACAGCAATATAACTTTGAATTACTTGATGTTTGGAATTATACCCAAATAAGTTGGGAAAAGTTTATTAAGGGTACAATTAATTACATGGCTGATTTTAATGCAAAGTATGGCACAAGCTATGTAGTACCTGCTTATGGTAAGGATGCAGATGGGAATATAAGGAGTCATTTTGTCTATTGTCCAGATGGTATCCACCCTCACTCAGATTTAACAGGAAATTGTAATAGAAGATTAAATGCAGTCTATACAAAATTACTTAGAAGTATAGTATAATTAAAACATACTAGGATATAATAATAAATCACTTATACTCTTGTATAGGTGATTTATTTTTAATATGTTTGCACAATAATATAAGGGAAGAAGATATGAAGAAGTACATATTATTTATAATACTAATATTGGTGGGAGCTATAGCTTACCTATCATATCAGAATAAACAATTGACTACTAAGTATGAAACTTCTATTGAGAATATTAAGGCTTATGATGCTGAATTGAGTGGTTTAACTAATGATACTAAGGTATATAAACTAACAATAGAACAGCTTAATTACTTCAATGATTCCATCACTAAGAAGATGAAAGTGGTCCAGAAGGAATTAGGAATAAAGGATAAGAGATTACAACAGCTTCAATATGAAGCAAGTCATGCACAAAGAGCTGATACTATTATCCTAAAGGACACTCTGTTTAGAGACCCTCAGTTAAGGCTTGATACTATAGTGGGAGATAAGTGGTTTAAAACTAATCTTCATTTGGAATTCCCAAGTACTATAGCATTGAAACCTGAGATAGAGTTAGAGAGATACACATTCATAAATGGTAAAAGGGAGACTGTGAATCCACCAAAGAAGTTCTGGTTATTCAGATTATTTCAGAGGAAACACATAGTAGTAGAAGTGAATGTAAGGGAGATGAATCCTTATGTTAAAAACAAAACTCAAAGATTTATACAAATAATTGAATAACAATAACTATGATTGATATTGGAATAATAGTAACAGCAGTAGTAGGTATCATAACTACATTTGCTTCTGGATGGACTGCATGGTTCTTTACAAGAAAGAAATATAATGCAGAGGTAGATAACTCCTTATTGGAGAATCTACAGAAATCATTGAATTTTTACAAGAACTTGTCTGATGATAATAGACAAAGACTTGAAACAATGCTTGAGAGGAACAGTAAATTAGAAGAAGAAGTACTTGATTTAAGAAAGCAAGTTAATGATTTAACCATGAGTATATGCTTGGATTTAACTTGTAAAGTAAGACAATTAGTAAAAGAATAATAATATGAAAAGAACACTTAATCTTGGAAGTCTTTCAAGAATAGTTGAAGGAGACCCTAATGAAATAACAGATGATGAAATCCTTGTAATCAAGGATAAGATTATAGAGGGTAAAATAATTGATATTCAAAAGAGAGTTGATGGTAAATTAGTATCTCTTATTACTGAGAGATATACCTATACTATCAATCCTACTCCTGCTGATGCTATAGTAGTTATCAATGGTTCAACTACTAAGAGTGTTAGGGCAGCTAAAGGACATACAGTTACTTGGTCTGTATCAAAGACAGGTTTTGTAACTCAGTCTGGTAGTGATGTAATCTCTGGTGATGTATTAAAGAATGTAACATTAGTAGCTACAGAAGGCTAATATGAGGGGTATAGTATATAAATATACTAATATTCATAATGAAAAAGTCTATATAGGTCAAACCATAAATGAACCAAAGAGAAGGGAAAAGTGGTTTAACTTAAATGCTCCTTATGCAGGTAATTACATAAATAGAGCAAGAATTAAATATGGTTTAGAATCTTTCAAATACGAAGTTCTATTTGAGATAGAGACTGATGATGAAACTATACTTAGAGAAACTTTAGATAATACTGAATCTAAATATATCTCGTTATATAAAGCTAAGGATAGTAGATATGGTTATAATCTATCAGATGGTGGAAAGTCTGGAGTGGGTCAAGTAGTAACTGAGGAAACCAGAGCTAAAATAAGTAAAGCACATAGAGGACTTAAGAAACCTATGTCAGATGTAGGTAAGCTCAATATAAGTAAAGCTCATAAAGAACCAAGACCTTATATGAGAAAGAAAATAGTTCAATTAACCAAGGATGGAGAGATACTAAAAGTATGGAATGGAATAAAGGAGGCTGCAAATGCCTTAAACTTAAATCATTCTAACATAAGTGCAGCTCTTACTAAGAATGGGAGACATAGAACTTGTGGTGGTTTTAAATGGGAATATTATGAAATTACTTTTAAAGAGAATAGCTAAGAAGGAAAATTATACGATTGGGAATCTATATGTTAATAATGTATTTTTCTGCAATACATTAGAGGACAAAGACAGAGGTCTCTATCAAACACAATCTCTTCTGGAGATACAGAGTAAGAAGGTCTATGGACAGACAGCAATTCCTTATGGAACTTACAAGATTGATATGAATACTGTAAGTCCTAAATTCAAGGATAGATCATGGGCTAAATTCTGTGGAGGAAAGTTACCCAGACTTATAGATGTTAAAGGATATGAGGGGGTACTAATCCATGTGGGTAATAAAGCTGAGGATACTTTAGGTTGTATCCTTGTTGGTGAAAACAAGATAAAGGGACAAGTAATCAATAGCACAGCTACCTTTCAGGAGTTATATTCAGTTATGCTGAAAGCAAAGCTCCTTGGAGAGGAACTAAGTCTTACAATTGAGTAGAATTGTAGAGGGTATAGTTTAGTTACTATGCCCTTACTTTTTGGCAGTAAATAAGTAATTTATTTATAGAGTTGCAATGGTATTATTTACTATGTTGTAGAAGTCATAAACTCCTCTTATCTTTGCATCAGTTTAATAACTAAAGGAGTAGAAATATGATAGGAGAATTAAGTGAAGACCTCATTATGACAGGGGATGAAATAGATGTTGATAATCTATTTTCTGATAATGGGGGTGAAGAAGAAACACAGGTAACTCCACCTGCCCCAAAGGAGAAAGAAGAAAAAGAGAAAGAAACAACTACTGAGGAAGAAGAGATAAATCCAGATGATTTATTTGATAATCCAGAGAGCGTAGGTAGTGGAAAAGATAATCAAGAAGAAGAGGAAGATACCCAATCTGAAAAGGACAAAGGTACTTCTCCCAAAACTAACTTCTACTCTTCCATTGCCAGTGCCTTGAAAGAAGAAGGTATCTTCCCTGACCTTGATGATGATACATTAAATGGTATCAAGACTCCAGAAGATTTTGCAGAAGCAGTTGAAAAGACTGTTCAAGCAAGGTTGGATGAAAGACAAAAGAGAATTGATGCTGCATTACAAGCTGATGTAGAACCAGATGAAGTAAGAAGGTATGAACAAACCCTTGCTAATTTGGATGCAATCAAGGAGGAATACATAACTGATGAAACTGAAAAGGGTGAAAGATTGAGAAAGAATTTAATCTATCAGGACTTTAGGAACAGAGGTTATAGTGAAGCCAGAGCTAAAAGAGAAGTTGAAAAATCTTTTAATGCTGGTACAGATATTGAAGATGCAAAAGAGGCATTGGAAAGTAACAGAGAGTACTTTAGCAATCAATATCAAGACCTAATCAAGGAAGCTCAAGAAGAGGCAAAAGAAGAACAAAGGAAAATTAAAGAAGAGGCTGCTCAGTTAAAGAAAGCAATGCTTGAGGATAAGGAAGTATTTACAGGTATTACACTTGATAAGACTACAAGACAAAAAGCATTTGAGAATATAACTAAGCCTGTCTTTAAAACAGAAGATGGAGAATATTTGACTGCCATTCAAAAATATGAAATGGATAATCCAGTTGAGTTCAGAAAGTATCTGTCTGTATTGTTCACTATGACTGATGGCTTCAAGAATATTGATGGTCTTGTAAAAGGTAAAGTAAAGAAAGAAGTCAAGCAAAGTCTTAGAGAATTAGAGCATAAACTCAGCAGCACTGCCAGAACCTCAACAGGTAATCCAAGATATGTTGGAGGAGTTGAGGAAGATACTGAGTCTTATATTGGAAAGGGCTGGGACCTTGATGTCTAAAACATATTAACTAACAAAAATAATTAACAGATTATGGCTGGTAAATTAGGTAAATTTCAAATGTTAGGCTTCCAACACTGGAAGGGTCTGACAAGTGACAACCACCTTGGAGCTATCTTCCAACAAGCACCTCAGAAGGCTACAAACCTTATGGTGCAACTGTTGGCTTTCTATAGAGGAAAGAGCTTGGATACATTCCTTAATTCATTCCCTACAAGAGAGTTTGAAGATGATAATGAATACTACTGGGATGTTATTGGTTCTTCAAGGAGAAACATTCCTCTTGTAGAAGCAAGAGATGAAAATGGTGTTGTAGTTGCTGCTAATGCAGCTAATGTGGGAGTTGGTACATCTCCTTTCTATCTGGTATTCCCAGAAGATTGGTTTGCAGATGGTGAAGTTATTGTAGGTAACTTGAACCAAGTATATCCATTTAGAATCCTTGGTGATGCAAGAATGGAAGGTACTAATGCAGTGTACAAGGTAGAACTTATGGGTGGTAATACTCAAGGTGTTCCTGCTGAAAGACTGCAACAAGGAGAAAGATTCTCTATTGAATTTGCTCCTGTAGAAAAAGAACTTTCAAGAAAGGTTGGTGATGTTAGATTCACTTCTCCTGTATCTATGAGAAATGAATGGACTACAATCAGAATCCAACATAAGGTAGCTGGTAATAAGCTGAACAAGAAACTTGCTATGGGTATTCCTATGGTTAGAAATCTTGAAAGTGGAAAGCAAGTGAAGGACACTGCAAACATGTGGATGCACTATGTAGATTGGGAAGTAGAACTTCAATTTGATGAGTACAAGAACAATGCTATGGCATGGGGTACTTCAAACAGAAATCTGAATGGTGAATACATGAACTTTGGTAAGTCAGGTAATGTAATTAAGACTGGTGCTGGTATCTTTGAACAAACAGAGGTTGCTAATACTATGTACTACAATACATTCAGCTTGAAGTTACTTGAAGATATGTTGTATGAACTATCTGCTTCAAAACTTGCAATGGATGATAGACTATTCATCATTAAGACTGGTGAAAGAGGTGCTATTCAGTTCCATAAGGAAGTATTGAAGACTGTATCTGGTTGGACTACATTTGTACTTGATAATAACTCTACAAGAGTTGTTGAGAAAGTTCAGTCTAAGCTGCACAGCAATGCACTGAGTGCTGGTTTCCAATTTGTTGAATACAAGGCTCCTAATGGTGTAAGGGTAAGATTAGATGTTGACCCATTCTATGATGACCCTGTAAGAAATAAGATTCTTCACCCAAATGGTGGTGTTGCCTTCTCTTATAGATATGATATTTGGTATATTGGTACTATGGACCAACCTAATATCTTCAAGTGTAAGATTAAGGGTGACAATGAATACAGAGGATACCAGTGGGGTATCAGGAATCCTTTCACAGGACAAAAGGGTAATCCTTATATGTCATTTGATGAAGATTCTGCTGTAATTCACAGAATGGCTACATTGGGTGTTTGTGTGCTTGACCCAACAAGAACAGCATCATTAATCCCTGCAATTCTGCAAGGATAAAGCATAGAATAAAAGGGGAGGGGGAAGGAACTCCTCTTCCCTTATTTTTTTTTTAACATGGAAGAGATTTGGAAACCTATAGAGGGTTTTGATAATTATAAAGTAAGCACTTTAGGTAGAGTATATAGAATACAAGGATATGGATGTAAGAAGGAAAGATTTATAACCCCTAAATATGATAAGTATGGGTATATTCTTTATAAATTGTATAACAAAGGTTCTTATAAATTTAAACTTGCTCACAGGTTAGTAGCAGAGGCTTTTATACCTAACCCTGATAATCTACCAGAAGTGAACCATAAAGATTGTGTTAGACTTAATAATAGTGTAGATAATCTGGAATGGTGTACTACTGAATACAATCAAAATTTTAGAAAGGTAAATTCAACTAAACATAAAGATGTTAATGCTGTTCTTCAAATTAACTCTGATGGAGAAGTCCTTAACTCTTATAGAAACATAAGAGAGGCTTCCAACTATACAGATATAATACAAAATAGAATAAAATTATGTATAGATGGAAAGATACCACAGGCTGGGGGATATATTTGGAGATATAAATATTAAATGGAGAAGTAATATGGCAAAAGAAGTTAGTAAGATGGTTTTGGATGATGAAGAGATTATGAAGGAAACACCAGTTGTACCTGATGTAGATAACCTCTTTGAAGAACCAAAGACAAGAAGAACAAAGAAACAAGCAGTAATGGAGGACAATGATGAACCTATTAGCTGCCTAAGAAATGAAAGAGTTATAGTAAGGTTTGTTCCCAAGCAGACTGGTTTAGTTTCAAACCCTAAGCATATCTTATATGGAGGTATGGCAGAAGCAGCAGTAAGATGGTTTACTCTACCAAGATTGAGTTCTGGTATGTATGTAAATGCTCTCACTGATAAAGAAAAGGCTTACCTTGAAGATGTAATGGGTCTTGAATACAATGCTCTATCTATCTATAAGAAGGTAGATAATTATTGGGATAATCTCGCAGTCAGATTAACTAAGCAAGATAATTTCTTGAACTTGGCTGACCCTGATGATTATATCAAATATAAAATCCTTTTAGCAAACAAGGACTATATTGCATCTTCCCTTCAAGAGCTGCAAGACAGACCTAAAATGACTTATCAGTTTGTAATTGTACAGGAAGGTGAGGAAGCTAAGACTGCTAAGAAGGAAATGAATGCTACAATGCAGTCATACATGAAGTTTGGTGAAATTCAAGATGATGCTGATAAGCTGAGAGTAATCATTGAAACTATTGATGGTAGACCTCTTGCTAAGACAACTAAGATTGAATTCTTACATGAGAAGATTAACAAGCTAATTCAAGCTGACCCAAAACTTTTCTTAAGAGTTGCAGAAGACCAGTATCTTGATACTAAAGTTCTGATTAAGAAGGCTATTGAAGAAGGTCTAATTAGTAACAGAGGTGGTATGTTATACCTGAAATCTGATGGTTCTCCTCTATGTGGAGATAATGAAGAACCTACTTTAAGTGTAGCTGCTAAGTTCTTAAGTGCTCCTAAGAGACAAGAATTGAAGTTCAGTCTGGAAGCAAAGCTAAAAGAATAAAGATATGAATGTTAATGAATTTTCTAATGAATTTGATGTACTCTATAATAACATAATGAGCAATGCTGCTCCAGGGTTAAATGAGTATGAAAAGTCTGTACTGCTTACTAAGGCTCAAGAAGAGATAGTTAAGAACTATTTTGAACCAGCAGGTAATAAGTATGGGAAAGGATTAGATGATTCACCAAAAAGACAAATAGATTTTTCAGAATTAATAAAGGTAGGACAAGGAGTACTTAATACAAGTGCTCCTACTGTCACCTTTGATAAGAGAGCTAAGGTATATGATTTACCTGCTGACTTATTCTTGGTTATAAATGAGGCTGTTGATACTAATGCAGGAACTAAACAGATAGTTCCAATCAGTTATTCTGATTATACAAGGCTTATGTCAAGACCTTATAAGGAACCAGTTAAATATCAGGCATGGAGAATAATTACTACTTCTATAAACAATATCTCTGTAGAACTAATAGTAAACAGTAATGAAACTATTACAAATTACAAGGTAAGATATATAAGAAGACCTGCTCCAATTATCACTACTAATCTATCTTCTGAATATGGTGATGTCACAATAAATGGTGTAAGCACTGTTTCAGAATGTGAGCTTAACCCAATTATTCATAGTGAGATATTACAGAGAGCAGTTGAATTGGCTAAGGCAGCTTACCAAGGAGACTTACAGGCAAGTGTTGAATTAGGACAAAGAAGTGAATAATGACTAATAAAGAATTTTCTGATGGATTCAGTACTTTACTTAACTCATTTGGTATCACTCCTAATATAACCCTTGATGAATATGAGAAATCAACATTTCTCACTAATGCTCAAGAAGAATTGATTATTGACATCTACTCTGGAAGGAATGTTGTTTATGGCAAGTCCTTTGAACAGACAGAAGAAATAAGAAGATATTTGAGCAATTTGGTGGAGACCTATGAAACAAGTACTAAGGTTACAGGAAAGCTGGGATTATCACAAGACTCAGTATTCTTTAATATACCACAAGATACTTGGTTCATTACTTATGAAGTGGCATTCCTCAAGGATAGTAGATTAGGTTGCTTGGATGGTATAGAGGCAAGTGTGGTTCCATTACCACAGGATGATTTATACAGAGCAAAAGATAATCCATTTAGAGGACCAAGTAAAGATAGGGTACTAAGACTTGATATAAAAAGTGATTTAGCTGAATTAATCAGCAAGTATAATGTGGACAAATATTTAATGAGATATATTTCTCAGCCAACTCCTATTATACTTGAAGATTTACCTGATGGACTAAGTATCAATGGTGTAAGTACTGAAAGTGAATGTGAACTAAATCCTGTAGTACACAGAGCAATACTTGAGAGAGCTGTACAGCTTGCCATAATAAGTAAAACTCAACTGACAGGAAATAAAGAATAAAAACAATTTTATAAACTAATTAAAAATAATTAATTATGGCAACTTTTAGCATAAATCAAGTAAGACAGTTATATGTTGCAAAGGCTCTAAAAACTAATACAGCATCCCTTACAACTGCTGGTGATATTGTCCCAAAGGCAGACACAGCTAAGACTACTTTGTACTTTCAGTACATGTCACCTGCTGGAATTGTATCAAGTGACAAGATTGACATTGCAAATATAATGTATGCAAAGGCTACATCATCAGATGCTCTGGCTCATAAGCTGGTTAGGTATTCAGTTACTCTTGATGCTGATGTGGCAGATGCTCCAGTAGCAGGTCAAAATTACATCTTGAGATTGGCTTTCAGACAATACATTGGTTTGTCAGAAGAAGACCAGTACTTCAAGTATGGTGAAGTAATTGCAAGAAGTGGAATGACTACATCGGACTTCTACAAGAAGATGGCTATTTCTTTAGCTAAGAACTTGGAGAATAAGACAGAATCTACTCCTCTTGTGAATATTTACCTTATCAGTGCAGCAGCAGCTTCTACTGATGTTCCAGTTACATCAGCTACTAAGGAATCAGACCTTACTGCAACTGACTATAACCAAATCATCATTGAGGAAACAGAGCAACCTTGGGTTCTTGGTATGATGCCTCAGGCATTTATTCCTTTCACTCCCCAGTCACTGACTATTACAGTTGATGGTGAAGAAAGATTATGGGCTAAGGCAGAAGTAGTAACTCCTAAGAATACTGTTCCTGATGGACACTTAATGGCAGACCTTGAATACTTCTGCATGGGTGCAAGAGGTGACATCTACAGAGGAATGGGTTATCCTAACATTATTAAGACTACTTACTTGGTAGACCCAAGTGCAGTTTATGATGTACTGGATATTCACTATTTCTATACAGGAAGCAATGAATCAGTTCAAAAGTCTGAAAAGACTATTACACTGATTGCTGTAAATGATGGTAGTCACACTGCAATGAATGCTCTAATTGGTGCTATCAATACTGCATCAGGGCTTAAAATTGCTACTTTATCCTAAGTGATATAGCATTAGAAGGGGCATAGAGACACTATGCTCCTTTTTTTTTATCAATTAAAAATATGAACTATGATACATTTTAATCAGCTTAATATTAGCCCGGATAATAGATTTCTTATAATTGATGTATCCATAGATAATCAGGACTACTTTGATGATGTCCTATTAGATAGTATAATCATTGATACCCAAGATACCTTTGTGATGAATGGACCAAGTGACAATCCTCTTTATGTGTATAATGTAGAGGATGCTTATGATTTAACCTATTCTCTTCCTGAGCAATGTAGTTGCAATCCAGTAAGAGTTGAGGAAGATGAATCATACTGTTTCACTTATGGCACACAACAAATGAAGAATGTAAGACTTGAATTAAGTATTCAAGACTTGAAGGTTTCTCCTTGCAGCACTATGTTCTTTGTATATGTGAAGTCTAAAGGTACACCATCAACTGATACTCCATGTGGATTTGATAAGGACCAAATATTAGGTACTGTAATTAACTTGCAGCCTATATATAAACAAACCCTTAAGTATCTAAAGGAAGTAGAATGTGATTGTAATATACCAAAGGGTTTCATTGATATGATACTTAAGTTAAAGGCAATTGAACTTTGTGTAAGAACTGGAAACTATCCACAGGCTATCAAGTACTGGAATAGGTTCTTCATAAAGAATAATTGCAAGTCTCCAACCTCTAATTGTGGATGCTATGGATAAAATGCTTGAAATATCTGAGGAAGCCATCACAAGATACTTTACTACTCTATCTCAATTTGGATATAAGAAGTACAGTGATGTAGATAAGATAATTGTTCTCTTCTTCATGGAAGAAATGTTGGCAGGAGAAATGTCTTATTATGTGACACAAGATGATTATAGAAATATAGTCAATGCACTATATTGTCTGGCAGGAAGTACTTGTATGATAGACTTTCCAATGTTTGAGAGCTATGATACTTTGGTTCATTCTAACAAAAGAACATTTGTACCAAGAATAACAGAGGATAGTATATTAAGAAGTACTGAGGATGATAACTTTAGAGTAGAAGCATAATCTTTATACCCTGAATATAAAAATAGTAAAACTCTTGTAGATGTAATTGTTTTAGATTATATTTGCAGGAGTTTTATTGTATAGACATGATTATAGGAATAATATATAAATATACTTCTCCATCTGGAAAATCTTACATTGGACAAACTACTAATGAGGAATATAGAAGAAGAATGTGGTTTGGTACTGGTAGATATACAGGAGGAAGAAGTAAGATTGATAGGGCAAGAAAGAAATATGGAGCTTCATCTTTTATTTATGAAATAATATTTAAAAAGACCTTTAGAGACATGGATGAAGCTACTACAGAGCTTAACAAGTTGGAAAGTTATTATATTGGGTATTATAATACCTATAATAAAGGCTACAATAGTACCCTTGGGGGAGATGGTAGTAGAGGGTATGTACACTCTAATGAAACCTTAAAGAAAATCTCAGAAGCTACTAAAGGTAAAAAGAAACCTCTTGGTTTTGGGGATAAAGTATCTAAAGGGTTAAAATCCAAACCAAAGACTGTTAGTCATAGAAAGAAATTATCAGAGGGTAAATTAAATTCTGGAAGTAAGATTATACAATATTCAAAGTTGGGAGAATATAATAAGACTTGGGATAATATAGATATAGTAGCAAAAACTCTTCAAGTAAGTAGAGAATCTATAGCAGGATGTTGCAGAGGTAAATCTAAAACAGCGCATGGTTATATCTGGAGATATGAGGGTAGCAATATCCCTGTTACAAAAACAGGTAGAAGAAGAGATTCAAAGATAGTATTAAAACTAACAATGAGTGGACAAATAATTGAGGAATTTGAAAGTGTAAAAGATGCAGCAATAAGTGTAGGAGCTAATGAAACTAATATAGCTAAATGTTGCAGAGGTGAATGCAAAAGTATTAAAAATTTTAAATGGAAATATAAGGAGGAATAAATATGACTTATAGTGAGATTATATATATGTGTATGGACCAGTTAAAATTGTCCAGTGATGACTCATTTTACACTAAAGACCACATACTATTTTTAATAGTAAAGCTAAGGAGCTTTCTCTTAAAACAAAGGTACTCAGACCTTAGAAAACCTATACCAGATAGTGACTATCAGAGTATATGTTTAGACCTTATTGAGGTTCCAGCTATTAGTGGAGAACCTTGTGAAGGTAGCTCTTATTTAAGAAGTAAGAATAAGGTTCCTACTACTATGATGATAGGTAATCCAAGAGTATATCCTATGGACTTCTATCAAGGTGAGATTACTTATATAAGTAGGGATAGAATGAGATATGTAGGTTATAATAAGTTCCTGAGAAACATAATCTATTGTTCAAAAGCCCCTGATGGTTATTTGTATTTTAAATCATGGAATCCTCAATTCCTGCATCTTGAAAGAATAAGGTTTAGTGCAATCTTTGAAGATGCTAAGGAAGCATCAGAATTGGCTTGTCCAGAAGAGAGTGGTACAATATGTAGGTTAGAGGATAAGGAGTTCCCATTGGAAGACTCACTTGTGCCTCCCTTGATAGAACTTGTAGTTAAAGAATTAAGAGGTCCTGAATTTATGAAGAAAGATGAAGATAATAATGCAGAGGATAATCTGCCTGATTCAAATAGATAATGGAGACACTGGGAGAATTTAAAAGGAGGATAAAGAAGGTCAACCAACCAAGAGAGTATAAAGTAAGGAATTCATTGGGTGTATATGATGGATATAAGTATTATAGAAAGAATAAGCCTGATAGTAAGGAATATGTTCTTACTGAGTCACAATATTTTTCTATCATAAGAAAGATAAACTTACATTTGGTTGATGAATTATTACTGGGTCATGATGTTAGACTTCCTAAATCAATGGGCACTATTGAGATAAGAAAGTATGATAGGAGAATAAGGTTAGGAAAGGATGGAAAGATTCATACTAACCTTCCCATAGACTGGGATAAGACACTCAAACTCTGGTATGAAGATGAAGAGGCTTTCAAAGATAAGACATTAGTTAGAGTAGAGGAGAATGAAATCTTTAAGGTATATTACAATAGAGAGTCAGCTACCTACAACAATAATTCTTACTATGAATTCTTATTCAACAAAGATTTAAAGATAAGACTTAAACAAAGAATAAAGGAGGGTCTAATAGATGCTCCTTACTTAGAAAGGAAATTAAGATATGGTTAATAATGTTAGCTACGTAAATATAAGAGTAGTGCTTGACAGATTACTAAGACACCCACTACTTACTGACCTCAATCTTGAAACAGCTATTCAATATACATTGGACTTTATTAGTGCAATGGGACTTCCTAATGTCTATGTTGATAAGATGGAAACAATAGATATTAAGGAGTATAGAGGTGAGTTGCCCTGTGATTTAATCTCTATTAATCAGGTCAGATTACACAAGAATGGAATGGCACTTAGAGCAATGACTGATAATTTCAATGCCTATCCTACCCATGACCATAAGGAAGGAGATTGGTGTGAGAGAGGAGAGCCTTCTTTCAAGACACAAGGTAGAGTGATATTTACTTCAATCAAACATGAAAAGGTGGATATTAGTTATAAGGCTATTATGTTGGATGATGAAGGTCTTCCTTTAATTCCAGATAACTCTATCTTCCTTAAAGCACTGGAACTATATATCAAGAAAGAATGGTTTACTATTCTTTTTGACATGGGTAAGATAAGTCCTGCTGTATTAAATAATACTCAACAAGAGTATGCTTTCAAAGCAGGTCAATGTAATAATGAATTTGTGATTCCTTCTGTATCAGAAATGGAAGCTATCACTAATATGTGGAACCAGCTTATTCCAAGAGTAACTGAGTTCAGAAGAGGATTCAAGAACTTAGGGGACAAGGAATATCTAAGAGTATATTAATATGGCACTAAAGAAAGAACAACATATATTTAAGGGGATGCAGAGAGACTTATCAGTCTCTAAGTTCAATCCAGAGTATGCCTTTGATGCTCAGAATATCAGAATAACTGCAAGAGATAATAACACTCTCTTGTCAGTTACTAATGAGAGAGGTAATAAGGAGATACCATTACAATCTCCTTCTGGAGACCCTGTAGTTATTGATGGGATATTACTTGGACAGAATGTGCTAAATAATTATGTAACCTTATTTACAAAAGGTACAAAAGATAATATCTATAGACTTGAAAATAAAGGTACCTATTTTGAGACTCTACTTCTATTCTCAGGTAATCTTAATTTTAGTACAGACTATCCTATTGAGAATATTGGTGTATATGAAAATGATAATATTCAGAAGATATATTGGGTAGATGGATTAAATCAACCAAGAGTTATTAATATTGTATCTGACTCTACAACAATAGAAGAATGGAATAATAGTTCATTTGATTTTATTCCAGAATTGAAGTTGGATGAAACAATCACTGTTACCTCCAATCTTAAGGTAGCCAGCAAGTTTCCTTCTGGAGTAGTGCAATATGCCTTCACTTACTATAATAGGAATGGCTCTGAAAGTAATATTATATATCAAACACCTATATACTACACTCATGCAAGTAATAGAGGAGGGAGTCCAGAAGAGATAGGTTCCAATAGTTTTGATATAGTTATAAGTAATCCTGATACTAATTTTGATTATATAAGGATATATTCTATATTTAGAACAAGTATAGATTCTACCCCAGTTGTAAGAAGAGTGGCTGATTTGGATGTTATTGGTTCAGTAATCAGATATACAGATAATAATACAACAGGAAGTAGTGTAGATAGTACCTTACTACTTTACATAGGTGGTGAAGAAATAATTCCTCACACCATGACTCAAAAGGACAATACTTTATTTCTTGGAAATATTCACATAAAAACTTTATTGTTCTCAAAGGAAGCAAGAGAAAGTGTGAAGGGTTCTGTCGTATTTGGTAATAAGCTTCTTGATACTGGTGAAAGAACTAATTTAACTTATGATTATAAAACCCAATTAAATAATAATAGTTACCAGATTACATCATTTAAAAGAGGTGAAACTTATAGGTTCGGGGTTCAATTCCAAAATAAGAAAGGTAAATGGTCAGAAGTATTATATATAGGAGATAGCAAGGTAGATACTTACCCTAATGTAGATTCTAATAACTTATCTGGTACTGTTAAATTAAGTTTGGTAAAACCTTACTATACTATACCAAAGAGTGTACTTGATGAAGCTAAAGCTCTTGGTTATGTAAAGGCAAGAGGAATGATAGTAGTTCCTACAAATAGTGATAGAACTGTATTGTGTCAAGGTGTAGTATGTCCTACTCTATGGACAAATTTAGACAGAGAATCTAATAGTCCTTATGCAGTATCATCTTGGTTTTTTAGACCTTTTGTTGATGAAGCTAATAGAGATGATTCTGATGGTGTGGAGGCAAATAATGGAACTTATGCTCAATATGTTGATTATGATAGTATCAATCCTGTATATCCTGATAGGACTACTGAGATAGGGGTAGGAACTTTAAAGACATTAGCAGAAGGTAGTACAGAAGTAAATGACTATTTAGTAGATAGTAGTATTCTTACATTTCATTCTCCTGATATAGAATTTGGAGATATAAATACAGCAAATACTAACTTAGGCTGCCAATTTATAGGCTCTGTTGCATTACATTCTGGTATATCTTATAGGTCTGTTCTTGCAGAGAGTACAGGGGTTCAACCTACTTTAGATTATGGATTTTATAATAAGTTCCCACAGTATGAAAGACAAACTGTTTTTTCAACAAATAAAGGAGGTAGACTTCTTTCTTCTGGGTATCATTGGATGGGAATCCCCTTATTAACTAATGATACTCAAAAAGTTTACAAGAGTAACTGGGCATGGTTAGTATCACCTTGGCAAAGACAAGGCTCATTAATTAATGATTTTAGATATGAAGGTAATACCTATTCTAATTTGAAATCAAATAAATTGGGTAATTTGAGAACAAGTTATTCTACTTATTTCACTCTGGGATTAACAGAATCTTGGGTTCCCCCTGCTGGTATATCAAATGTAGAGATAGTAGATTCTAACGAAGTTACAGCTACTTCAATAGTTAGGAATGATGAGTCTCTGTTATACTATGGTAATGTTGATAAAGTAATACCTCCTGGTTCTAAAACAGAAGGTGTAGGTTCAGATATTGGTATTGTTACTAATAGTTATGAAAATATAAAAACTATAAATCAATTATATAATGGTGAGTCTGAAAATACCACTTTTGTTGATAAAATTACTATACCAGTATTAGGAACTGTCAATCTTAAAGATTCTGAAAGATATACCAATAGTCCTGTAAGCATCAAATATAAGTCTGGAAAACATGCTGTATTTGCTTTAAACAAGCAAAATGGTAATAGGGTTATAATCCCTAATAGTAATACAAATCATGACCATACAAAAGATAGCAGTGCTATATTCAGTACCTTTAGTACTGGATATTCAGGGTTATGGCTTGTAGAGTTGACTCAGACTATAGATGAGGATAATAGATTTGGGGGTAAAACAGAAGAAGCTCTGTTAAATAACAGGTGGATAGTATCTGGAGACCCAATTGATATTAATGACAGTAGTAGAATAGAGTTTCTTCAAGGTGATACCTATCTTCAAAGATATGATTGTCTAAAGACATATCCATTCACCTTAGAGGATATGAATACTGTAGTTGAAATGGTATCATTTTATTGTGAAACTCATATCAATATAGATGGTAGGTATGATAGAAATAGAGGAAATGTTACCAACTTAGCTATTACTCCTTCTATATTCAATCTTTATAATCCAATTTATTCCCAGAGTAATAACTATTTTACTTATCAATATTTGAATGAAATAAGTAGTCTTAATGATTTTCCTAATAGTATTACATGGACTGAGGAAAAAATACTTGGTAATGAAGTGGATAATTGGACTAAAATTAATGTTGCAACAACATTAGACCTTGATGGTGATAAAGGGGAAGTAACCTCCTTGAACACTTATAATAATGAGATATTCTGTTTTCAGAGAAGGGGGTTAAGTAATATTTTATTCAACAGTAGAGTTCAGATACCAACCTCTGATGGGTTGCCAATTGAGATTACTAATGGATTGAAGGTAAGTGGTAAGAGGTATATAAGCAATACTATAGGCTGTGCTAATAAATGGTCTATTGCAGAATCTCCTTCTGGACTATACTTCATAGATAATGAGACTAATTCATTATATCTATTTAATGGAGAAATAGTCAGTCTATCTGATAAGTTAGGATTTAGACAGTGGATTAGTGCCCATAATGTTCATGTAGACTGGGAACCTGTTGGTTATAACAACTATAGGTCATTCTATGACAAGAATAATAATGATGTATATTTTACTTATAAGGACCACTGTCTATGTTATTCAGAGTTGATTAACCAGTTTACTTCATTCATGAGTTATGAAATGGTTCCTGCTATGTTCAATGTAAGTAGTGAGTTCTATGCCTTCAAGGATGGTAAGATGTGGGAACAGTTTACTGGAGACTACAATATGTTCTTTGGTGAATATAAACCATTCAGTATTACCTTTGTAGCTAATGCTGAGGAACCAAATGATAAGATATTCAATACAGTAGAGTTCAGAGCTGATAGTTGGGATGGTGATAACTTGATAAGCAACAAAACCTTTGATACTCTTGATGTATGGAATGAATACCAGCATGGTACTACCCCTCTTACTAATATACTTGGACATCCCTCCCCATTAAAGAAGAAGTTCAGGGTGTGGAGGGCTAATATACCAAGAGCAATAGTAAATAATAGAGATAGGATAAGAAACACTTGGGCTTATATTAAGTTAGGAATGAATACTCCTAATACATATAGAACAGAGTTTCATGATGCTATTGTTCACTATTTTGCATAATTAATAGGAGTCCATAAACATTTTAGTTTGTGGACTCTTTCTTTTTTAATTAAAGGCTTTGTTTATTCAATACCTTTTTATACATTTGCAATAAAATTAATTATATTATGGCTAAGAAAAGAATTAGGAGAAAACATAAATACTTCAACTCTTATGCTAATGGAGGTGTATTAGGCACATTTGCAGACTGGAACCAAAATGCTACTAACAAATTTATGGATTCAGGTGTTGGAGGTGCACTGGAGAAACTTGGTATAGGTTCAAGTGGAATAGGTGGAATAGCTAATACTGCTTCTTCTGTAGTAACTGGTTTAATGAACCCAAAAGGAAATAGTACTGGTGTTGGGAATGCACTTCAAACTGTTGGTTCTTTAGCCAGTAATATACCAGGTGTAGGGGGATTAGTTGGTGCAGGAGTAGGATTAGTTGGAGGGCTTGTCAATAGTATGTTTGGGTCTAACCTTAATGAAGACTTTATAAATCAAACTGAAGGTAATATAAAGAATCAAGAAGGATATGTGTCAGGAGCTTCAACAAATGCTCAGTTGATGTCTGATTGGTCTTCTTTAAGAAACATAGGAGATGTAAGTAAATCTCAAGTAGGGTCTGATGGATGGTTCAGTAATAAGACTAAAAAGAAGACCAGAGAATTAAATAGAAGGATTAAAGCTGCTAACCAGAGAGCAGCACTATCTTTAGCTAATACTGCTTCAAACATTGATACACAGAATGATTTCAATGTACTATCAAACTTCTCTGCTTATGGTGGTCCACTTGAATTTGGTAGTGGTGCAATAGGCTATGAGTTTGATAATAGATACTTAAATAATCAAGAGATGAGTGCAATTGCTAAACAAAGATTGACTTCTCTTCCTAACTCATTCCAAGCATTACCTGAGATGAATACATATAATGCTTTTGCAGAAGGTGGAGGTATTCATATCAAGAAGAAAAACAGAGGCAAGTTTACTGAGTACTGTGGAGGTAAAGTAACAGAAGCATGTATTAGAAGAGGAAAGAACAGCTCTAATCCTACTACAAGAAAGAGAGCTACTTTTGCACAGAATGCAAGAAATTGGAATGCTTTTGGAGGATGGTTGAATACACAAGGTGGAGACTTTACTAATGGAGTTACATTTATTGATGAAGGAGGTTCTCATGAAGAAAATCCTTATCAAGGAATCCAAATAGGAGTTGACCCAGAAGGTGCTCCTAACTTAGTTGAGCAAGGTGAAGTAGTTTATGATGATTATGTATTCTCTGACAGAATGGAGATACCTGATGATATAAGGAAGGAATACAAGTTAAGAGGTAAAACCTTTGCTAAGGCTGCTAAATCTGCACAAAGAGAAAGTGAGGAAAGACCTAATGACCCTCTAAGTACAAGAGGTTTACAAGCTGCTATGGAAAGAATAGCTGAGGCTCAAGAAGAAGTGAGAAATAGAAAGAGGATAAAAAATATCAAATCTAACAGATTTGATAAAGGAGGTCCTATAAATCCTGCCCCAATATTTACTAATCCTTATTTGGAAAATTCTAAATTGCCTAATGAGATTGGGGGATTTACTGCTTATGGGACAACTTTTGGTAATGCTCCTATGACTAAGGAAGAACTGAATAATTTTGAAAAGAATAGAAGAGACTATATGAAATCTTTAGATAATGAAGAAAGAGGTAGAAAGAGGCAGACTTGGACAAGATATGCACCAATTATAGGCTCTGGTTTAGCAAGTCTATCAGATTTATTCAGTAAACCAGACTATGGTAGTGCTGATTTAATCAGTGGAGTAGATTTAGGTGCTGAGACAGCAGGTTATGCTCCTATTGGAAACTATCTTGCATATAAACCTTTAGACAGGGATTTCTATATCAACAAGATGAATCAACAGGCTGCTGCTACAAGAAGAGGATTAATGAATACCTCAGGTGGTAACAGGCTTAATGCTCAAGCTGGAATACTTGCTGCTGATTATAACTATGGTCAAAGCATCGGTGATTTGGCAAGACAAGCAGAGGAATATAACCAACAGTTGAGAGAAAGAGTTGAGGCATTCAATAGAGGTACTAACATGTTTAATACTGAGACTGGACTTAAGGCTTCAATGTTTAATGCAGAATCAAGAAATGCAGCTAAGAGAGCAAGATTAGGACAGGCTACAACTGCTGCTCAGATGAGACAGGCTATTAAAGACCAAGATGCTGCAAGAAGAAGTGCTAATATAACTAATTTCTTACAAGGATTAGGTGACTTAGGCTGGGAGAATGAGCAGAGGAACTGGGCAGATACATTAGCTAAATCAGGTGTATTCAAAATAAATACAAGAGGAGAATATACTGGAGGAACTAAGAGAGCTAAAGGTGGTAAATTAAAAAGAAAGAGAGGTACTTATGCCTAATTTTAGTTTTGTAAGTGGTGCTAAGTTCAGACCATTCTCTTATCAGGAAATGCTTCAACCATTGGCAGCATACACTCAAGAATACAACACTATTCAAGAGGGTATGGGTGAATTAGGAACTAAAGCAGATGTCTTTGATAAGATGGCTAATGAACAGACAGACCCACAGGCTTATGCAATGTATAAACAATATTCTAATGACTTGGCTGCACAAGCTGAGTCATTAGCTAAACAAGGACTCACTCCTGCAAGTAGGCAAGGATTGATTGATATGAAGAGAAGATATTCCTCTGAGATTATTCCTATAGAACAGGCATATAAGAGGAGACAAGAGTTAGTAGATGAACAAAGGAAATTACAGGCTCAGGATAGTACATTATTATTTGATAGACCTGCTTCAACACTTTCCTTAGATGAACTTATATCTAACCCAGCTCTATCACCACAATCCTATTCTGGAGCACTTTTATCAAAACAAGTAGGTACTGCTGCACAGAATTTAGCTAAAGAAGTAAGAGAGAACCCAAGAAAGTGGAGAACAATCTTAGGTAATCAATACTATGAAACTATAATGCAGAAGGGATTCAGACCTGAGGAAATTATGCAGGCTGTACAAAATAATCCTGAGGCTTCTCCTATATTACAAGGTATAGTTGAAGATGCAGTAGGAAGCTCTGGTATCAAGAATTGGAATGATGAAAATATCCTTAATAGAGCTTATGATTATGCAAGACAAGGTTTATGGAATGCAGTAGGTGAGACTCAATATCAAACTCTTTCTAATAAGGCTTATGACTATGCAATGCAAGAAAGGATAGCTGCACTTAAAAAAGGTAAGACAGAAGGAACCCCTTCATCAACATGGAGGTCAGTACCTAAGACTAAAGTTGATGGAGACAAGAAGACTACTGAGCTTAATAAGGACCTTGAGTTCATAAAACAATTAAGAGCTAACCCTTCGATGATTAATGAAGAGGCTGAGAGAATTAATCCGGGTTATCCAACTCAATATGGTGTGAATATTGGTGGTGGAATATACAAGGTTAAGCCTAATGCTGAGAGACTTCAACAGATAATCAAGAAGTATGATATGAAAGATGGTAGTATGGACCAACTTGAACAAAAGTTACAAGCTGATATTAGAAGTAGTGCTGTAAGAAGTTTCATATATAAGCCTAACATAACTCAGAGTGATTTAATCTCTCAAGTTATAAAGGAGAATGCAAGAACTTTAGGTGCAGCTACAGAGTCAACAGGTCTTTATGAACTTGATGATAATAGGAAGGGAGACCCTATTAAACTAAAGAATATCTCAGATTACTTTACTGGTGACAATGATATAAGTTATGACCCAGAGGTAGGACTTGTAATCAATGCTACTAAGAATGGTAAGACTAAATCAGCAGTTATTGACCCTGAATTAATTGATAATGAAGAGAGATATGTTGCTGATGCAATGCACAATATCAATACATATCTTGAACATGGTTATGATGTAGAAGCTCAAAAGCAAATTGAGAGTATGATGAATTATATCTATGGTAAGTTCAATACTCTTGCTAAGAGACAAAGTAATACAGATTCTAAATTAGAGTAGAAGAATATGGCAAATAATCAACAAATCCAAGACCCATCTACACAAGGAGTAGGTGGGTTAAAGGGTATTAAAAGTTTGGATGCACTAAAGCAAGAAGGGCTTATAAGAAACACTCCAGAGATTAATAGTGTGGAGGATTATAAGCAAGTAGCTGCAAGAGCACAGAAAAAAGCTACACCTCAAGAGGTAGGTTTTGTTGGAGTGAATGATAGTATGTATGATGAAGATATTACATCTATGACCCAACTTGACAACTTATCTAATACAAGAGGTGAATTACAACCTTGGTATGCTCAAATAGGAGCTGGCTTAGCTAAGGGAGCTGTTCTTGCAGGTACTACCTTTGCTGATGGTATCATTGGTACTATAGTAGGTTTAGGTAATGCAGCAGCCACAGGAACATTCTCAGGCTTCTGGGATAATCCTTTCTCAAATGCAATGCAGCAAGTAAATGAATGGTCAGAATCAGTTCTGCCCAATTATTACACTGATGCAGAGAAGAATGACCCTTGGTATGAGAATATATTCTCAGCTAACTTTATTGGAGATAAGTTCCTTAAGAACTTAGGTTTTGCTGTTGGTGCTGCTTATTCTGGTAAGATTAGTGCTGGTGCAACCTCAAAGTTACTTGGTCTTAATAAAGCAAGACAGGCATTCAAAGGTGCAGTTACAGCAAGTGGTGAAGCTCTTAATCCTAATGCAGCTTTACAGGCTTACAGAGAGGGGGATTTATTCCTTGATGGTGTAAGACTTACTGATGAATTGGCAAGGGATGCTAAGAAACTTAAGATGGCTGAACCTACTCTTAAACTTACTGGTGCTTTCTCAGGTGCATTAGGTGAAGCAAGAATTGAAGCTATAAATAATAGCAAGGATTGGTTTGAGCTTCATAAGCAACAACTTGATGATGCACAAGCTAAAGTAGCAGCACAAGAGCAGGAAGCTATGCTTAAAGAGTTTCCTCAGTTTGCACAGTATCAGATTTCTCCTGATGGAAAGTCTTTTGAGCAAGTTCTCACTCCAGAAGGACAAGCTATGTTACAGGCAAGAGTAGATGCTAAGTTTGATTACAATGGTGGGCTACAGAAACTATCAGAAGATAGGGCTAAGATGGGTAATATAGACTTTGCTCTGAATATTCCATTACTTACTGTATCAGATGCTTGGCAGTTTGGTAAGTTCTATGCAGGAGGGTATAATACAGCTAAGAAAGGTAGTCAGATACTAAGAACAGTTGCAGAGGATGGTACTGTAAGTTATAGTGCAGCCAAGCCTTCTGTACTTAGAAATGCTTTAAAGATTGCAAGTAAGGGTGTTGCAGAAGGTCCTTATGAAGAAATGGGACAGGCTGTAGCTGGTAAAGTTGCAGGCTATAAGTATGCTTCTGAACTTAATGATTTCTATGGAGCCAAGATAGACCCAGAGGCAGAGAGTGAAACTATTGACTGGTTACAAGCTACTGCAAAAGCTATCCAACAAACCTATGGTACTGTTGAAGGATGGGAAGAAGGTTTCATTGGAGGTTTAACTGGTTTAGTTGGTATTCCGGGCTTTAGAAGTACAAGAAATAGTGAAGGTGGTTTCCAATCTCCAGTATATCTGCAAGGAGGTATTAAAGAAGATATTCAAGAAATAAGAGAAAGGAATGAAAAGGATGATGCTATTGTGACTCAACTGAATAATAGAGTACAATCACCAGAGTTCCTTAACTATTATCAATCAGCTATCAGACATAATGCTTACCAGAGACAAATGGATGAAGCTGCTGACAATAATGATAACTTTGAATTTAAGAATGCTGAACATAATCAGCTTATTAGTGATGTTATCATGTTTGATAAAGCAGGAAGAATCAATGACTTATATGATATAATTGAGGAAGCTGGTAATATAAGGGAAGAAGATGTTGAACAAATAAGACAGCTTACTACTAATCAAGAAACTGGTACATCAGTATATGATAATATGACTGATGCAGAAGTAATTGAGCAGATTCAAAAGCAGACTCAAGAGACTAAGGAAGCTGTAGATAACTATAGAAAGATTAGTCAGGACTTACAAGTTAAGATTGGAGATTATTTTGATGAAGATGGTCTTGAAGAGATGACTTACTACTTCTCAAATATTGATAATCTTGAAAATAGGTTCAAGTCAGTACATGAAGATATAAAGGAAAGACTTCAAGGAGTGCTTGATGCTTCAATGGATAGAGAGTTTATTAGTGATAGTGATGAAAATAAGATTAATAAGTTATCAGATTTATTGAACTTCTCTCCTGTCAGATTAATTAATGAACTTGCTGATTCAAAAGAGGCTCAAAGCTATATCTCTTTATTAGATAAAGCATTACAGACTAATCCTAATAAGCAGGATATAATTGATGAAGTTAATGACCTCCATAAAATAGCTGAAAGAAGACTTGATTTCATTGACAAATATGACACTTATCTTAGAAATCCTCAAGCTCTTGCACAAAAACAAGAGAGACAGAGAGAGAATATCATAAGTGAGAATGAAAAGCAGGAAGTAGCCAAGACTAAGGATGCTGCATTAGCTGCTACAAACCTTAATGAGTTCAGGGAAGCATTGAATAATGAGCCTGATGCAGCCAAGAGACAAAAGATTCTTGATGAACTTGAGAATGAAGGAAACAAAATGGCTAAGGACTATAAGGAAGTTCAAATGTATAATAGTGAAGTAGCAAGGGCAATAGATAATAATCAATCTATTTCTCCTGAGGCTAAAGCTAATGCACAGGAGCTTCTTAGGGCACAGCATGAAAATGCTAATAATCTTGAAGAAATGGCTAATCCTAACTCAGTATTCATTAATAATCCAGAAACTCTGTATGATGAAAATCTTCCAGATGATGTTAATATGATGAATTTTGCTGAGGCTCAATATGGTCTTCTGTCTGCAATGAGTGCAGTAAATAATGACCAAAGGTTCAAAGCAAGATTCCCTGCTGAATACTTGAAACCAGTTGAAAGAACAGAAGGAACTAAAGGAACAACTGAGAAAGATGTTACTGGAGATAGTGGTACTCCTACTGTACCTCCAGTTAATAGTGGACCAGTTAATACCTATGAACCTCCTGTAGGTAATATTACTCCTCAAATGGTAGCAGAGGAAAATAAGAAAGCCAATGAAAATGCTCCTACTCCTCAATCTTTAGACAGTAGTCAGAAAAGTAAGAGACAGTATTATAGACCTACTATACCTGAACTGCATATCAATGCAAGTAAGGATGGAGATTTCAGACCTTTCAATGTGGTAGTTGCAGAGAAAGAGAACTTAAACTTTGATGAACTTTACAACTATCTAAGAGATAATAGAGCTTTCAGTTATGTAAATGAAGGTAATCTAAAGGCAGGTGATGAACTTGGTTTCATGATTGACCCTGAATTTAATGACCATACAATCTTTATTGTAGATAAGAGGAATAACCAAATAGTTGGTTCTTTGGATGAAAGTCAGTATGTAGTTGATAGGTATGAAGGATTGTCAGGTCTTATTGAAAGAGTGAAAGCTGAATTCAATCAGACTGGAAAGGATAAGAAGTTCATAGCTACTCCTACTACAAGAGTATCTCAGGTGATGGTTGGTAGAATACCTTATAGTACAGAAGAAAGGAACATGGGAGATATTCCTAATGTATCTAAGGAATCTATCTTTGGTATTGTAAAGAATGGTATCCTATCTACTAATGGTAGAATCAGTGATGATTTAATCATCAAGCCAATGGATATGAGCCAAAAGGAAGGTAGAATGTACATACTAATTCCTAATGCTGCTGGTAAATATAGTCCTGCTGCTGTAAGGGTTAAGCACTTCAATGAAAGTGAGTATAATCCAGAAGATGTTACTATTAACTCTACTCCTTTGTATAAGAATATAAGGAAGTCTATTGATGCTTTAGCTAATGCTTTTACAGAGGAAGATGTTAGTAATGCAGTAAAAGACTTGGCAAGAAGCCTATACATTGGTGATGTTCATATTGACTTTGTTCAAGGTAAGAATGGTAATGGTATCAGGTTTACTAAGGTTCAAAGAGATACTAATAAGAATGAAATCTATGATGAAGTAGATGGTAAGAGAGTCAGAAGAGAAGATGCAAGAACTGTATTCTTAACTGAAAGATGGGACCCTAATGTTCTCTATGTATTAGATGGAGAGAGTGTTAAAACTCAACCTGATACAAGAGATTCAGCAGAAGTAGCCAGTGAAATACAAAACATTTTAATGGCATTCAATCTTCCATTACAGGTCAATCTTGGTATGCTTAATAAGGGAGGATACAATAACATGTTACTCTCTTCTGGAGTAATGACATCCAATATAGTAGATGCCAGTGTAAAGAGTAGTTGGTTTACAACTGATTATTTTGATATACAAGGTAATCTTCAACAAGCTCTAAACCCTGCATCAGTTAAGCCTGAGGAAGGTAGAAAAGTACAAACTCCTGTAGGAGGTACAGAGGGAGCTATTGCTGGAACTACAGTTTCATTTGATAATACTACATATCATGTAGATTTGACTTCAAATACTGTAAGGGATGATAATGGCAGAACTCTTAATTCTTTCCCAGAGTCTATCCTTGATATGGCTTATATACAGGAAAACTATGGGGATGCTCAGAATGGTTCCATGATGATGGGGGGTATCACCCTTCTTCCTAATGGTAAGGTTCTGAACAGAAATACAGGTCAGTATGTAACTGGTGCTGCATCAGATAAATTCAAACAGAAATTAGCTGACAGAAAGAAGACTATAGCTGACTCTAAGAAGGTTATAGACCAGATTGCAGAGAACCAATCTAAGGTTGATAAGACAAGAACTGATGGAGAATTCTATTATATTCTTGAAGATGATGGTGAGTACCATGAATATAAGAGGGTACACTCAGTATTAGGAAGTAATTGGATTGAGTCTCCTAAACAGACTAAGGCTCTACAGGATTTAAGAGTTAATCTCTCAAAGAATGCAGATAATATAGCACAATTCAATAACTATCTTAAGAACTTAAGTAACCATTATGGTGTTGACCTTTCAGCATTTGAGGGTAAGATTGATGCAAGAAGCAGAGATACTATTGTGAATATAGTAAGAGACAAGATGTCAGGAACTAATTCACAGAGAGCATTAGAAGCAGGTACTTCTGTAGATAGTGTAATCAGGAACTTCTTCACATCAAATGAAATGCCAGTTAAACCAAGTAATATGTCTGAACAGGCATTTAATGACTTAATTACTCCTCTTACTGAAATTAAGAGTAATATTGAAGCAAGGGGTGAAACATTCCTTACTAATAATATAGTACTCTTTCATAAGTATGAAAATGGAAACAGAGTAGCTGGTGAAGTAGATATTCTCTCTGTAGATGCTAATGGAAACTTCAAGATATATGATGTTAAGACAAGTAGATATAGCTTCTATGACTTTATTGATAGGAATGGTAGAAAGGTTAATTATTTCAAGAATAAATCTAATACCCAAACAATGAGTCAGGAGCAGTATTATACTAAACAACTAAGTGCTTATAAGAACTTGTTTGAGTCTCAATATCATACTCCTATTACTACTTTAGCTATATTACCTTTTGTACTTGAGTACAATAAGGATAATGTCAGTAGAGTAACTAAGGAGAAAGGTATTCTGTTAAACTATGATTCATCTGTATATATTCCTTTAGTTGGTGCAGTAGCTACTCCAGAAGTGAATAATACTAATAGCTCTTTACCTATCTTTAATAGTACACTTGAAACACAGAGTCCTATAAATGATGTATTACCTGAATTTACATTAGCTGATAGTAAGGTAGGTTACTTCTTAAGAGATGGTAAGTTGCATACAGGTTATTTAAGTCCTATTGGAAAAGTGAATGGAGTTGAGGTATATATGACCAAGGTTCCTAACATCACTAAAGGCTTTGGAGACCAACCTGCACATGTTGCATCTAATGATTTCTTAGCAGTATTTCCTAATGGGGTTACATTCCCAATGGTGAAAGGAGCTAATACTTCATTTAGTGAGAGTGAGGCTAAAGCCAGCATAAAGAAAGCCCTTGAGGGTAATCCTAAGAGAGTTGTAGATATGTCTCAAGAAAAGACTGTTATCTATAATCCTTCTACTGAACCAGTTAAGATTGAGAAGCCTATTATTCCTGCTACTATTAATCAAGCCACTACAAGTGGTGCTCAGGCTACAGTAGCTAAAGAACAGGCTATTAATCAGGTTGATGAAGAGTTTGAAGATGTACTTGAATTAAGACAAGTTGATGATTTATCAAGACCTATATGGGATAAAGATAAGGAGTTAGCTTGGTTAAACAAGGTTCTACCTCAACTAAGTGAAAGTGAGAGAGTGGTAGTTACTAATGGTCTTATCAGAGTAGCTAAGACTGGTGCATTAGCATGGGGTCAATTTAGTGATGGTATTATTACTTTAAGTGATATAGCTGCTGAGGGAACTACATATCATGAAGCATTTCATGCAGTATTCCATTTACTCACAGAGCCTGAACTGAGAGAAGAATTACTTAAAGAAGCCAAGAGAACTTATGGTGAGTTGAGTAACTCAGAACTTGAAGAAAGAATGGCAGAAGGTTTCAGAGAGTATGTAATGACCAAAGATACTCAATCTTTAGGTACTAAGATAATCAATTTCTTCAAGGAATTGTTTGCTAAGGTAACTAATTGGAACCAGTTAAGACCTTCTCTGACTGAATATTACAGGAATATCAATGAAGGTAATTATTCTAATTCCACTTATAAGGTTCCAGCACTCAATAGTAGTAGAACTGAATCTTTAGAGTTTATAGGATTAGAAGCTGAGACAAGAGAAGCACTTGAAAAGAAAGGATGGACAGAAGAAATGTGGAATCAAATTTCCCAAGAGGAAAGAGAACAAGCTATCAGATGTTCATAATCAAGCATTAGGCTGAAATTTTTTATTAGGGTGTAAATAAAAAGGGAGAGTATAATTACTCTCCCTTATTTGTTTTAAGACTATTGCTTAAAGAATGGTATCTGGTCTTCAATATAGACTCCTCTCATAATTGTATTATACATAGGAGCAAGTGGAGACTTAAGTAAACTCTGCTGAGCTTTAGACTTATCTTTATAAGGTCCAGACTTGAGTATTGCATCTTCTCCATTGAATGTTTCATAGTTCATTGGATTCATCAAATTGATTAGATTAAGAGTCTTTTCCACTGTATTTACACCAGCAGCAGGAGATTTTAATATTCTCAATCCCTCACCAACCATCTCTGGAGTAGGAGTAAGAGCACCCAATTCAGTATATAGTCTTCTCAACTGATACTCTATCATTTTAACCAACCAAGGTCTATCCCTATCATCACTCCATTCTATCAATCCAATAGCTGCTGCTACTGCAAGGAAGTGAGCTACCTCAGTTAATGCTCTTTTGACATTTGCCTGTTCAGTGGGAGTCATTTCATTCCACCTGCTTGCAATATCAAACTGAGCTTTTCTAAGGTCTTGGAATAAGGCATTCATGAATCTTCCAGTAGTAAGATAATAACCTTCTGTCCATGCTTCAAGGTCATAGTTATATGTAGCTGATTTGAATCTTCTGTTCAATGATGGTTTAATCCACTTCCTGAACATCATACCCAATCTACCAATAGCTAACCTTTGTACTGCACTTCTATCAGCTTTATTGTAAATACCGTGCATTCTTTGATTAATAGCTGCACTCTTTCTACTGAACTTGATTATATCTTCCTGTGTGAAAGCTGAACCATCAGCCTTGGTATAGCCTTGTTTTAGCTGCAATTTAGCACCTAACTTCTTATTACTACTATCCAATGGTACAACCTCAAAAGAGTCCCACAGGCTTACTATCTTGCCATTTGGAGCCTTCATTTTGTAAGCATCAGCAAGTGCTAAGGAAGTTCTATTCTGTATCCAGTGTTCACCAGCATTATTCATAAAGAAGAGTGCTGAGGTTCCAAACATTCTACTGAACCAAGTCTTCCTGTCAAAGTTGACTTCTCTTGTATCCTGCTCATATTCCTGCATTACATTGAATAATTCATCCCATAAAGCTAACTTATTAGTCTTTACTCTATCACCTAACTGAGCTAAGAATGATGGAAGTTCCTTACCATAGTTTCTATCAGCCTTTAGTGTATTCTTTTCATTGAAGAACTCTCCAGACATAGATTCAATTCTCATCATCACCTTACCAGTAGCCACATTGGAAACACCAGATAACACATTCAAAGCAAGGTTATTCATTGAGGTCATTCTATTAATAAAGTTAGCAACCTTACCCTTATCAATATTAGTCTTACCAAATGTACCTTCATCTGCCATATATCTACCATATACCTGCATTTCAAAGAAGTCATTCAGTCTTTTCATAAACCTTGAGTTATCTCCTGTCTTGGTTAATTTACTCTCAACCTTTCTACCTACTGCCTTAAACTTCTCAACCATTGGTTTACCACCAGAAGTTTGAGTAATCTGTCTTTCCCTCAACATATCTCTACCTACCTCAAGAACATCAATGACTTTATTCATTTCATCAAAGTCATTTGCCATAGCTGCATAAGCTGTAAGAGTACCTACTATATCAGTAGATAAATCATTAGCACTTTCTCCCTTCTTGAGCTTAGTAAAGTAGATAGGTAACATTTGTACCTCTCTATCTTCAAAGTCTTTTACAGTTGCCTTATCACCAAAGTCTGTATCATCAGTTCTCCTAATGAAATTATCCTTGATACTTTCCCAAACCTGTTGAGCACCTGATTTTACACTCTCAGAGCTTTTAACCCTCTCAACCAAGTCTTTCCTAATCTTCACAGCACTATTCAGCTTTGTGTACTTATCAGGAAGTAGAGCATCAAGTTTAGCCTTAATATCCATTACAGTAGTATAATATTCTCTCTGGGCTTTATTAAGCCTTCTGAACTCGATACTATCAGAAA